TGGGGGAGATTGTGACCCACGAACCTTGCCCTTTGCCCCATTATTTTCATTTATTCCGAATCGGCACATTGTGTGATGCACATCTAACCTACTACATCGATTGGTACTTGTCAAGGGTCAATCCAACCACCCTCTCCTCGGGGGAAGAATCTCGTCGTAGACCTCCTCGTCGTACTTGGCCCTCGCCATCTTCTGCTTGACCTGACGGCGGTACTTCTGTCGCTCGTGCTTGATGGTCCACTGACTGCCACGCTTCTTCCCGTGGTAGTTGTCGTACCACATTTCCCGCTCCTGCTCGTACATGCGCTCGTGCTTGAAGCACAGGTAGCTACGAAGGTCGTAGTTCCACAACGGACCCGGATAGTCTTTGTGCTGATGGAAATAGTCCTCGAAGTACAACGACTTGCCGTCAACCTTGACCCAGTACGAATCACCGAACAACGTCTTCCATTCCTGTCGCACCTGATTCCGGACGGCGTAATAGGTCACATAATCGTTGTGCAACGACTTCTGCACGTGCTTGCACTGGGGGCAGAATTCCCCGGTGTCTGGGTTTTCTTGACCGTATCTCAAACGATACGGCACCTTCCACTTCCTCAGACCAGCGTAATAGTCTTTCTTGGTGCGGTCACTCGACCGCTTCCACCGACCACGATAGTCCTGAATCCACTTCTTACTGCCATGCATAGAAAACTCCTTGTTAAGGGGCTATAGAATTCTAGTCATGGTCCTCTCCTTGTGAAATGTGATTGCTGTAATATTACTGCACTACCCGATGAAATACATGTACATAAATTTGTGGAATGACAAAGAATTTTGCCCTGAATCCACTTGTTTGACCATTATACAATGTTGGAGTGTGATACTCATACATATTGTCATTCATTCTCCTCAGATAACGGAGAATATCTTCTTGCGCTTCTTCTAGAGAATTATACCCGTTGTACTCAAACCCATCGTGTCTAGGAAGTATATGACCCTCTTCAGTGATTTCCCTGATGAACCACCGGATTTCCTTCTCCACCACCTCTTCTAACTGAGGTGGTGGAGTTTTAATCTTTTTGGGTCTTACTCCCATACGTACTCCGTATCGATAGTCATCTTGGGCACAACGAAGTATCCACCGTAGCTGGTTTCCTTTTCAATGGCGTCATACGCCTGTTCCGGCGTATCGTATCCATATCTGTTGAATATGTGTTCTCTCCCGTAATACCCACTACGCATGGGTTCGCGCATGAACCCGTCATCATCCGTGGTGAACACACAATAGACGATTTTTCTGGTCTTGACTTCTTTCTTCAACGTAGCCTTTCTCACAAGAACCTCCATAATGTAAGTAAACGGGCCTACGGGGAGTTGAACCCGCGCTCTTTTCCGTGACAGGGAAAAATCCTTTCCGATAGACGATAGGCCCTTCTATACTACAAGTACAACTTATACTACACGTGCAACTTTGTCAAGGTACTCCCGCTTGAAACCCGCAATACTCAACTCTCTTTCTTTGCGAATCTTTGGATTGTACAACAGAATGTCTGTACAGGTATGAACCACGGCACGAAAGACATCTACCACCACACGAGTCCATGGGTCTTTGTACGATGACGGGTGTGCCGCACCAGTAATCTTGATACCACACATGAAAAACACAATCTTCGCGGTCCACAACGAACGAGGATTCAAGTGCCCTTCATCCGTGACAAGGATAATGTGCTTGACACCCATTCCCACCAACATGTTCTTCAACTCAACAAATCCGGTCAGCGTATCCCACCCCTTAAACCCAAACAGGATTTTCTTGCGTGGAACACCCGCCATGACCATTTTTCGAAAACACTCTTCTGGGTTTTCTGGTGTAAGAAACACCACAAACGAGTTTGGATACCGCAACACTTCAATGTGCGTAGTCTGAAGTCGCTTGGGGTTTCCACCCAAATGCACAATGGCTCGCATAAGAACCCCTTGGATGTTACAGTGGTGGTAGGCTCAGGTCGCTCAACAACGTGTCTACTTTCATATCCCACCAACTCGCTCATGTTCTGCGTTTTGCGGCGTAGACTTCGGGGAATTTTATTGTTGCCCTCAATGACCTACTTAGTGGAGAGTATGGGAATCGAACCCCTCTCAATCTTTGCAAAAGATTTGTGCATCCCAACACACTCTACTCCCCAGATTTTTCGTGCGCGATTCATGAAAATCGTGCGCGTTTCCTACAACGGGCGGTGAGGGAATCGAACCCCCGACGAACAAGTTAACAGCTTGCCACTACTACCACTGAGTTAACCACCCTTTCTTTCTTGCACTACGACATTGCGTTGCAACCCAACGGTAAGGTATCAACAAGAGTTCGACGCTCTTCACTGCATGAAGTCATATCTTGCGCTTCCAACATCACGCTCTAATCGTCAAACCAAGTCCTCGTCCCCAGAATTGAACTGGGCACCTCTCGTTTATCAGACGAAAATGCAAACCGATACACCTGACGAGGGTATGTCACAACCGTTTATCTGGTACTTGCACCTTTCTGGATTACTAGGTTGTGACCCTACTATTTATCTACTAAAGTGGTGCCGGAAGGAGTCGAACCTTCAAGTCCTAGGAGCCAAATTTACAGTTTGGTGAGCCAGCCAGTTGCTCAACGACACCATGTGGTTGATGTGTATGCAGTCTAGATACCAGTTCCCTGCACTTCAGCCTCACATCTTGCTTTTTCGCTACTTGCACCGCTTCACTAGTTCCTACTGTGCGTTCACGAACATCCTAAGCTTAACTCACCAATTGGCGTTTGTCAAGTCCAACTTTCCTTCTGTAACATTCACGGGCAACCACTTAATCGTGGTTTTACTCCATTTCCATTCTTCTTTCACAGTAATCCATATGAGCCAATAGGTCCGTTCTACAAACGTATATCTCCACGTGTACGGAAACCAACAAAACTTGTGGCGATATCGAATTTCCCCATCTTTTAGAACTCGATTTTCCCAAATCATCTGGTGGCCTTCTTCATTTGGTCTTCAATCCACTTCTTGTGACGACCAGACACCACCCAAGTCGGAACCCATTCATTAATATAGTCAAATCCGTCTCGACGGGTGGTAAAGACTTCCGTGATGGTAATCCACTCCAACCAGTACCAATCTTCGCACAAAACACGATTATCAATATGGGATTTCTTGGTAGTAAAACTATACTTGAAGAAGCAAAACTTTTCCCGAAATCGAATTTCTCCATCCCGAGAATAACACACAGAACCGTTCATTTAGAATCCCTCTTCAGTTTACGTTTACACGCCAGACACGCCGTTCCTTCTTGCTTGACCGTCTTGGTACAACCGTAGATTCCTTGACAAGCGAATCGTCCATTATCCGTTTCCGGTGCCCTCTCCGGTTTCCAGCCCCAATTTCCACTCATATAATTCCTTGTATTCTTCTGGTGTAAATTCAATCGAACGTCCATATCGCACACGCTTACGAAACCGCATGAGGCGAATGTGTTCTTTACAGCATTCATCACAAATTGTAATCGTGATGCTTTCGCTCTCAAAGGAGTCCCAAAATGTTGAACCATAATGCCCCATGGTGTCGAACTCCGTTCCTTTATAGGGAACCGCCCAAATGCCTTGGTTCCCCTGAGAGTCAACCCCGTCTCCACCACACGGACCAGCGGATTCGGTCATCGCTTTCCCACACTTGAAGCACGGGAGCAAATCCCCAATTTCTGTTCGAACGTAATTGTTCATATAGACCTCTATGTTAAACGATAGCGGGTGTAGGGATTGCGCCTACCGTCTCTTGGTTATGAGCCAAGCGAGCCTCTTTTGCTCCATTCCCGCGTCAATGACTGTTGGGGTACAAGCCGCCGCGACGGACCCTACGGGGACAGTTAACTCCCTGATACCGCTAAACAGATTCGAACTGTTGCATGGGAGCTTATGAGACTCCTGCCTTAACCAACTTGGCTATAGCGGCATACTTCTTCGGTGCATTATCAGGTTTCTTTTGTGAAACTTTTTGTTTTTAATGCCACCAGCAGAAGTCGGTTGTTGACTGTGACAATTGGGGCACAAAAATCTTATGTTTTTTGGAGAAGAATCATCAGAATTTCCATCAACGTGGTCAATTTCTAAAATCAATTTTAAACCATTGTGTGACCCATTATTTGAACACAACTCACACTTATATCCGCGAGTTTCTATCAAAAAGGTTCTCAAAACTCTTCTATCTTTCACCAATCCATTTTTCAGTTTTTCTAATCTTTTTTCGTCTTTGTGAGAAAACTCGCACTTCTTATCACAATATTTTCCATATTTTTTGGTTTCTTTTTTGCAGTATACACACCAGCGCGGCACTCTTTTTCTTTTTGGAAATCTTTTGCCGTTTTCCACCCCTGCACACTTTTTCGAACAGAATTTATACTTTCTTTTTTCATATACAAGTGGGGCTGTACAAGTCATACAGCGTGTTGGCGTTTTATTGTATTCTGATATTCTTTTCTGTTTTTGTTTTCTGTTGTATTTTGCGGCACCCGCACCCGCTAATACACAAACTTCTTTTCTGGTCATCGTCATATTCAAATCTCCTTGGGATAACTAACCAAAGAGTATTTATACGTTTGAATATCTCTACAACCTAAAATTGGCACAGAGAGATTCGAACTCCCGCTCGTATCGTGTCGGGATACTGCTTTAGACCAGACTAAGCTATGCGCCAGTGCCAACTCTCAGAATTGAACTGAGCCATTCTGCTCTTCAGACAGACGTTCCGACCACGTAAACTTAGTTGGCGTAGTCAATAGAGGTTTTACAGACCACGTATGCTCTGTAGACATATTGCCGAGAATTTGATATCGTCATCACGGTACCGAGCATTTTGAAGTTATCTCTTCGCTTTTCCCTGACTAATGGTCCCCGTTCCATTCCAGTAGAGGATGGCGAGCCGTCATGTCTGACAGAAGTTTTCACAAAAGCCTTATACCGCGCATCCACGGTGATTCTTTTGTTATTGTTTCTTGCTCTCTCCATCCATTTTCTCGGGGGGATTCGAACCCGCCATGCGTTCTACGCCGACTTGCCATTCGTCCACGAGAAATACATCGCCTAATATTGTGATGATAATGATTGATGTACGGCTTATCCTCAGAACATTCGGCCATCACACCGCAATTCGTCGGACCCACCGATAGCGCATGTGGAAATCGAATCCACCTGTTATCCAGTTCCCGAAACTGGCGACCCTGACCTTGAGTCCGATGCGCTGTAGTATTGTGGGAGGCTGAGAATACACCTTCCGTAGTCGTCCTTTCAAGGGATTATGAGCCAGTGTCCCCACCAGCCTTTCCCCTCTTTTCCACTTCCGCAAGGAAGTAGACAACCGAAGCAGTTCTTTTTAAGGTCTGAACAGTGTGACCGTCATCTTACGCTACTCCACGTTTTCTCTACCACCGACCTTGCGAGCCGTTAGTCTCCGCTAGGAGATTATGTGCGAGTCTGCATGAAAGATTGTCAGGCTTGGGGCCATCGAATCTGCCTTCTTCCTTACGGGAAGGCATTATGCTACTTTTCGCGTTAAGACCGAGGAAGTCTTTCCTTTTTTGTGTTTGGCAATATCCAAATTATTGTGGGCTTCTAACCCTAAACGAACTTTGAGTGAAGTGCTTCCTCAGTTGTTCCAGTATCTTTTGGATACCAGAATGCAACACTCCACGGCTACCTTTCCCCTTGCTCCGGGTACTTAATCTGTTGTCAAGATTTAGGGCGAGGCTATTTGGAATAGCACCCCGCTCAAACCTTTCGACATCACACCTAGCCCTTGGGTGCAACCCCTTGGACATGCGTGTATATCTGTTACCAATCCGTCTTCGAATAGTTGGTTGTGTAGAGTACCCAGCACCACCTGTCAGTCTTCCCCACCCGCTTTCCTTGCGGAGCGTCGATGAGGCTTTCTTCTCTACCTACTCTTCAGACCTATCTCCACCGTTACAGTGAAGCGGGAGTGTTCGAATACCCCCTCGGTCAGACTTGTTTGGGTGAACTGGCTTTTGGCCAGCGGTGCTTACAAAGATACACACCTTTATGCGTCTTGCGACACACTGCTCTTATGGAGTCCAAACACCCCATCTTTCATTTGTTAATCAGCGAACCTCCACCACTCTGAAGGACAACTCCTTCAGAAAACGTGCAGGGCGTCCACACTTGGACCACAAGGCATAGCTGGTGTCGCATCGCCTTGACGAGGATTAGGCACCCCGTTCTCCCCGCTTCATGAAAGGAAGTTAGTGACCCTTCCTTCGTTTGTCAAGCCCTACTCGAACATTCCTTCTAACACTTCTTGATGGTCTTCCCAACTAACGGTCACCGGAATGACAATCAAGTATTTATCACGCTGTTGAACCGAGGAAAGCCAAGGATATCTGTTCCATACTTTTAGATGAGCCTTGAGTGCTGATTTGGCCCGTGATATGGTGTCATACGTCTGGGTTGGTTCATCAGTCCACCGGACTCCGCGAACGTTCCCACGACCTTTGAACTTCTTGCTAGGCACATCGTAGATGGCGTAGAAGGTTTTAGTTGTCATCTAACCTCACATCGATAGAAGAAATGGTATAGTCGTCTTGGACAATTGAGTCCACCAACGAACCCAGTCCTCTAATGGAACCACGTAGTTTCACACCGTTGGCCAACAACGATTTTACCATAGCTCCACTGAGTGTACTTAACACCTCTATGTCAGCAAACAACTTATCCCCCTCCCAATGAAACCCACGAACGATATGTGATACATTTTTGAGGTTTACCACTTGACCGTCAGGAGTACCCAATTCACCCAACGCTCTATTACCCCCAACAAACTCTTCGGTGTAATCCGCTACCGCCTTTTCCAAGACGGCTTTTGGATAGACTCTCCCGGATGGGTTTACTACATCAGCTTCTAGACAGAAGATTTTCATCTAGAACCCCGGAACCATAACAATCTCTTCAAGTTCGTTCCACATGGCCTGAATCATGATATCCCCACGGTCGTACAGGTGCTTGCGGAACGTCTCGTGTTCCCGCTGGTACATCCCAAGCTTGCCACCGCTTCCGGCGTTGGCGATGCGGTCAGCCAGTTTGACCTGAACCGCCCACACCCCCGCTTCACGAATCTTGGGATACTGAATCTCGTGCTTCTGCTTACGACTACCCTCTTTTGGGTTCGTAACGGCCAACACCAACTTGGCCACACGGTCACCAAACAGGTTGTCAATCTCCTCATACGTGGTGTCAGTGTCTTCCAGCACATCGTGCAAGATACCTGCCACAATCACATCCTCACGAGCCTTGTACCGCTGAAGTACACTCATCACACACGCAATGTGTACCATGTACGGCATGTCACTGTATTTCTGGTCACCGTGCTTCTTGGCGGCAAAGTACAGAGCCTTCTGAATCATATCCATGTTAGTCCTCACCATATCCGAATGCCAAACTTCTCAAATTTCTTCTTATCGCTGATAGACTTCATATCTAACTTAATCAGCCGAATGGCTTCTGTCAAGGCTTGGTCTTCTTCCGTGACCACCCCAATAATGTTTCCATTGTTGTGCAAACGGGTTAGCAAACTTCTGATAGCACGAAGATTCTTTATCACTTTTGTTCTGGACATCTTTTTGTTTTTCACTGTGACCTCATGATAAAGTTAAGCGGGTAGTGGGGTTCGAACCCACGGCATCCGGGTTGGCAACTCGGCATTCTACCACTGAATTATACCCGCGCTTTCCAAGCTTCCCTTCGTACTTCCTTTTCCAACGCCGTTGTTGCAATTCGAACAATTTCATCCAAAGAAAGACCTTCCATTCTCTTTTCGTCTGTCAGAAGAACATTAAACAACACACCCTCTGCACACAAAGATGTTGCCGTATGTGGAAACACCGGGGTTCCTTCCCGCATCGCCACCTTGATATGGTCAACGATAGCGGTTGAGAGGTCGTATGTCAAGCCCCCACCTTCTGGCAAGACCTTGACCACGGACTGCACCGAAACAAACGTTTGTCCATGTACCGTGGTTCCCCGATGCGTTCGGTGCTGTTGGTCACCCAACGATTCTACGAAAAACTCTGGTTCGCAGTTTCCAAATACCTCATTGATTTGTCTTGCAATTTCCTGCCCAAGATTGTCATAAAACAGTTCAACCTCTTTCACCCTCTTCTTTCTGAACAAAGACAGCAACACATCGGTATTGACCACCGTTCTGATTTCTGCGGTGTCTTGGTCTAACTGTTTCAATGTTAGCGATACGAATTCCATAGGCTCCTCGTAATGGTACCAACGATAGACGCGGCCATTATAATAGCAATTGCCAATAGTCCCATCAAAATATCATCGAAAAGATTTAGATTGTTGACAACATGGTACGCTACAACCCAAACCATACCAGACACTACCATCACCACAGAACCCACGGCGATGTCCTTCAGGAAGTCTTTCATTACCGATGATACCCAAAGATGTTGCGCTCTGCCACAACCTTGTACTGCTTACCATCCAACGTGATGGTTGACGCATGACCCTTGGCGTACCACACGGTATCACCAACCTTGGTCAACATTTCTCCACGGACACCGGAATCATAGATATGACCGGGACCAACCGCCACAACAGTACCGTGAGTGATGGCACCGTTCGCCTGAGCCGTCTCTGGGATGTACAAACCACCAGCGGTCTGTGTCTCGGAAGCGGTTGAAGGGGTGATAATAACGTTGTCGGAAAGCGGATTAAACATGTGAAACCTCACTAAGTGAAATGATGAAACTGCAACAGGCCATGTAGGAATCGAACCCACCTTTTCCGGTTTGGAGGCGGAAGTCTTACCGATAGACGAATGACCTTCAGTGATGGATTTTGATTTCTTCGTCCATTCCCACTGAGAACGTCCGTAAGACACCACCGTAGTCGTAGTACGGCAATCCAGTTCCATCAACTGGTCGAATGATTAAAGAGAATTTGCCCGTCGTGGCCTTGGTGAGCCATTACCTCACCACTCAAACTGGCCACACATACGGCAAATCGTTTGTGACCTGAAAATACTTTCCGTAATGCTCTGCGTTCTTTCGTACCAGATTGGATTGATGCGCCACATGAAACGCATTGTCACCCAACCATGTAGGCGTTGGTGCATTGTTGACACGCTCAACAAAGTAGGCCATCTGGTTGTCTTTGTAACCCCGACGAACCCACTCTGCACAAATCGCCACACCGTACTGTGCCAACACACCTTCACTTCCCTTCCACATCTTGACCGCAGGGTGATTCTTCCACCCCTGCTTCTCTGTTTCTTCTAGAAGGTTTTGCAAAATCTGTTTAGCTTCGATGCGTTGCTTGCCCAACCGCTGACGGTCAAGCACCTGTGCCGTCTTGTCAAAGTCCGCATACGGTAGAAACGTTTGCATAACCCCCCCATGATGAATGAAGTGCCCCTAGAGAGATTTGAACTCCCGACGCACGGTTCCGAAGACCGTCGCTCTTCCGGACTGAGCTATAAGGGCGTAAGTATACTACCATGTTTCATCGAAGTCAAGTGGGGATTGTGGCGAGATTAACACCCGCTTTGATATAGTCACACGGCGTTCCTTCCGTGTTACACAACCCAATAGCTCTAAGCAGATTCGAACTGCCGTCCCCACCTTGAGAGGGTGGTGTCCTTGTCCCCTAGACGATAGAGCCGTGATATGTCAAGTGTCGGGTGTTGTATAGGATTCGAACCCTGTCGGCATACCAACCGACCTAGCCCCCGCTAAGGAGTTTTCCCACACTTGACAAAAGTAGGCGTGGTGGGAATTGAACCCACAACTTTTCGTATATAAGACGAAATTTCTGACCATTGAATTACACGCCGTCAGTTGTTCTATAAAACGCCAAGAAGTTCATCAATCGTTGAAATTGTTTTCAACCTATCTAGATGTTTTTTGAACACAAGCTTTATCGGTATTATCTTTGATACAACATCAATCTTTTTCTTGTCAATTTCTGAAAAGTATCCCTTTACTTCTAAGTACAAATTTTCATTTGGTAGAAAGAAGTCTGGTGTATACGTTCTTTCTTTCCCTTCAAGAGTGTAAGAAATGTAAATTCTTCTTTTCCAGAGTATATCATTTTCAAACAATGCACCGGATGGGAGTCGAACCCATAACTTTCCGCTTAAGAGGCGGATACTCTGCCAGTTGAGTTACCAGTGCGTGGAGGGGGACAGGTTCTTTATACCTTTTGCAATAGGGACTCCCCCAGACCCGATGTAATGTAGAGGTAGCAGTCAGGTGCAGAGTCGATGACTCCTTTGCTGTCCGAATACAAACGTGTTGACGCACATTTACGGATGGGGCTTGAGGCTCCGTCAAGAACCTTGTTTCCCTAAACCACAACCTCCCAATGAGTTGGACGATTTCCAAGGGCATCGACCTTGTTCGCGGTGCGTTGGCGCACACCGTGGAATGGGGCTTGGACTTCCGCCAAGAAGTCTGTGTTCCCCCTGAGAAACCATCCTAAGCTCCACGGCAGACTTGAACTGCCCTTTCAGGTTTACAAAACCCGTACATCGCCATCTATGTTTGTAGAGCAAAAGGACAATACAGAACTCTACTTGGTTGCGACACCTGTTTGAGTATTACGTCATGCTGGTGCGCCTAGTGAGAGTTCGCATTTACACTAGGTTAGTCTCACCAACCCTATTCTTATCTGTACTATCCAGCTTGTCACGGAGCTTATCCCGCAACAATATTTCCGGTAGGATTCGAACCTACGATGCCCCCTGCAATGGGGGTGCCGTGACCGCTTGGCTACGAAAATCAACGTATGAGACTTGGGATTGCAGTCCTTTCGTCAACGTTGTGTCTTACCTCCTCTCCTAATCCCTGCAAGGATAATTCAAGTCGGCCCAACATTCTTTCGGTTCAGTATACCCTTACCCGCACACACACGGGAACAAAAGGCCACTTTCCCCTTTAATCTTTGTTCTCTGTAGATATCCTTACCACAGAAATGACATCTATAACTAAATTTCGGTTTTCGGTTGTCATAAAGGCTGATGACATTTTTCGTGTGATACTTTGTTTGTATCCAATCAAAACACTCCCGCAAATCTGTCTTGTATAGGACATCTATCACATATCCCAAAGATTTAGCAAGCTCGGTCTTCTCATCAACCTCTTTACGATGGTACCCCTTTATCTCAACAATGTGTTTGTCACCCACGATGAAATCAGGATAATACTTCAACACACCATTAGTCAAGTACCCCGAGAATCTTTTCACTTCAAATCCGTGGTCTAAGCGATAAACCACCCATGCTAATTCATAGCTAGAATTGCAGAAGATTCCTTTGTACCACCCAGACTTCCCGTTCCCAGAACCCTCCCTGTACCCACCAGAGAGTTTCTTACTGCACTTAAGAGAACACCAACGTTTGGATGCTTTTTTGTAACACTCAAATTTGCTATCACACCCTAAACATTTTCTTTTCTCTTTGAGAAGTGGGTTGGCGAGTTTTCCACCAACATTACGACCAACAAGAGACATTGATTGCTTTCTCTTGGTTTCCTCTGTTCTCGGTCCACGGCTGTTGGCACACTTCCGCGAACAAAACTTACGAATCCCATATTTACCGACATTCTCAAAGTCCGCTCCACATTTACACTTTACAACCATACTAGCTCCTGATGAGGTTGCTAGTATTTATACGAGTCGAACTCTCTACTTTTGTTGTCTTTTTGTCCTAATAGCGCATACGAGGCTCGAACTCGTAAGTCTCAGGAGTGAAAATCCTGCGTGTTAGCCTATTACACCAATGCGCCATGTGACAGTTTCCCCACTCAATGTTGCGCTTACTGTCTTAAGGCAACCGCTTCTGCTGTGGAGTTCGCACCAAGTCATTAATCAACCGTTCGTCAGACTTGAAATTGAGAACGAGAGGGAATTTATGGTCTTCCGACCTCCGTATAGTACCACCGGATGTGGTGTTTGTCAAGTCCTGAGAATGTACAGTTACAAGGAACGGCCCCTCGTACTTAGCTAGGTGTGTGCTGACACGTTCGACTGTACAATGCGCCCAGAGGGATTCGAACCCCCACCATACGGATTAAAAGTCCGTTGAACTAACCGTTAAATTCGATGAGCGCGTGAAGGGGTTTGCAACCAGTCAGATTGCATTATGGCACTATCCCCACTTACCAGAGTGTTCCTTCTCAAGGGACACACAACGATTCTGGCCTTTGTTTAACGTCCCAACCATGAGGGACGGACGATATAGCGACCGTTGGGGGAATCGAACGCCCCATCTTCTAACCACTACAGGATATCGCCCGTAGTTCGGGTTAAACGCATGGACCGTGGGCTTACTGGCCAGTATCACCCCTCGCTCATGCTGAACGGTCATTTGTACTACAAGGTTGTTTCAACGTGACCGACCGGATTCAAACCGATACGAAGAGCGTTTGGAATTTCTCTTCCGGGATTGTCCTTTCCCTATGTCTATCATGTTCCATCACAGTCACAGTACCGCCAGTGGGACTCGAACCCACAATGCCCTTTCGGACTCCGCATCCTAAGTGCGGCGCTTTGCCATTTTGCCATGGCGGTATATTCCATTTAGGATGAATGGAGAACCCCCAATCGATATCACACAGCTTGCGCTGGTGTTGATGTGATACCAACAATGTCAACACGGCACCATGGTAGGTAATGGGTGTACCTAAACGTACACTACTATCTTCAGTTGTCAATAAACACTTCTATAGCATAACCCCTTACATTGCGTTTGTCAAGGGGTGCTTCATCTTTCTGGTGGGACTCGAACCCACAATCCCCCGCTAGCAGAGGGTGTTCTCCATTTCACCACAGAAAACCTTCAGAGGAGAGTAGAGGAATCGAACCCCACACCTTGCGGTGTCCATGGATTTCAAGTCCACTTGCAAACCGTTTCGCGGTACTCTCCAAATTGGCGAACCACCCATGTCAGCGTGTGGTTCCTTACGTCGATAACGCTCCCTTACAGAATGCAGTACTAGATTTCGCCGTTAGCGACAGGACACGGGTACGTCATCTGCATTCACGCCTCTGGCGAGGCTGGTGTATCGAACCAAATGGGAAGTGTGGGACTCGAACCCACGGTTATACTTGTGTGTAGGACAAGTGCCATAGCCGCTAGGCGAACCTCCCGTGATACTACTGATTCTCTTCTACAATCTTGATGGCCCATTCTACCGCGTCTAAATCTTTCAAAAACTGTCTCTTCACTTCACCCTCGGAGAACTTGCGTGTCTCGCCATCCAACCTCGCTAGCACATGGTGCAATCGCTCAATCATTTCGCTGTATTCCACATTACCCCCAGAGAGTGTTACCCATATCTTACACCCCCTTCCTGCGTTTGTCAAGCCCCCTAAAATCTGAAGCCCCTTTCCAGTTTGGTAACCAGAAAGGGGCCGAAGAAACACCGGAAACCTGACTAGAAACTTGAACCTTGTGTACCAGACTTGCTCTCAAGTGACGACTTGGTCACTTCAGATTTCCGTTCTGTCCAGAGTATAAAATGTGTTCTAATCATTTCTCTTTTCCTTTCTTGGTTTTGGCTGGACTCGCTTTGGGCGGTTCCGTAACTGTATCCACGCTTGGTGGGACAGGACTTCCGGTGACGGTTTCAGCGGACTTCGTGTCTGGGTCAACGGACTTCAAAGCCGAGGCTGGGTCGCCAGTTTCCTCATCTGTATTTATACACGTTTCAATCCCTAGAGCGGGACAAATGACCCAAAAATCAGGATATTTTTCCAAAAGATTTTGGTCCTTTACCATGGTCAAAATCAGGGCTTCCTGATAGTGCAAACCCTGTAACAGGGCAGTCCAGCTATCCAACAACTTCTTTTCGTCAATAACCTTTAAAGCACCACCCTTTACGTAATTCTGAATCCGACGGAATTCGGTTCGAATGTTGGTATCAGAAATACTAGACGGCAAATCTGGCTCTGGCTTAAACCGTTCTGGCAATCCGGGTGGAAGACGGTCAATCTTATAGTCCGGGTTGACAGCCATCTTGAGCAATGACCACAAATACGGTTCCTTCTTGCACATGTCATCCATGGCTTTAATCTTTAAATCCATGTCATCTAATGCGGAAACTCTGTCAAGAATTTCATTTACCTGTAACTTAGCCATTTTGAACCTCATTCCTGATGTTATGTAAAATTGTTTCTATTGCGGTTGTATCAAACAGCACGGGACCATTAACCCAATAGAGAAATCCGGGGTTTTGAGAAAATGATTCTGCGCTGTATACCCTAGTTGTACAAATGCCGTGAGTTTTTGTTACGTCATCAACCATTCTTCGATTGCCAACCAAGAGTGTAGCATTTGGATTTATCTTGAGAACACCAGCGAGCGTAGAAGTATTACCAACCCGTCTCGCAGAATGCAAGCTCCGCAGTACATTATCATGTGTCATTGAACGGAACGAGGTTGATTCTGCCATCAAATGATTTCGAAATTTGTTTACCGCATCAATCATTTCCTGTTTTGCACTCATACCTTCTCCTTTTTGTCATGTTTTACTGCATAATATGTGCCAAAGAAATATCCTACAATCATTGGACCCAAGAGCCATGGGTTCTTTGTGTAAGCCAGAACATTCAGAGAAGAGAGGATGTAGATAGCCATACTCCACGCCGCCGCAGGAAATGCCGCCCCTTCACCCGCTCGCTTGATGTATTTTGTCCAACACCAATCCGTAGCAAATGCCGCCGCAAAACACAGGACTGGTAGAATATAGCTGGCACCAGCCATATCCGCAACCCCCGACCAAAATACACTCCATGAGAAGGGAAGTGATTCTGTCATTATATTTACACACCTAAGATTTTTGCGGCTTCAATGGCCGCGTTTCTGGCACTTTCCACTGTCGCCACCGCATTATCATACACACGAACTCGTTCCAACCAAGCGGATTCAGCGGTTTGCACCGCCGCATCTGCAATGCTAGATAGTTCAGCGGCAGATTCCGCTTGCCGTTTCAAACGGTCAACAGTTTGCGCCGTATCATTAATCGCCTCACGAATAGCAATACAGGTGTCCAACGCATTTCCTTTCTTGAGGCGTTTGGCGTTTTGAATAGAGTCAAGCAACCCTTCCATCCCCGTTTCTAACGCAACAACTGCCGCCACCTTGGTGTCCAAAGCCGCCTCTGCCGCCGCCGCCGCATCGGTCAATACCTGTTCTGCCGTGGTAAGAGCGTCTAATGCATCATTGACCAAAATCTTGGCGTCCTGATATACCCGCACTGCCGCATCCGTGGCATTACGACCCGCAATACACGCATCAAGCTTTCTTCGGATGTCACCAATGTTTGTTACCATCAGAACTCGCCCTCATCACGAATTGACACACCAACATTGAACGTAGGGATACCCTTCAGAGTCTTCTCAAAGTAGCGCACGGTCAACCACTTGCCGATGTAGCTTCCCTTGTTCTGAAAAATCTGCTTCTTGTACTCCAATGTGCCCTCTGGGTTAGAGTCAAACTCTTCACCCTCTTCAGTCACACACCGGAAGATGGCACAGCCCTTGTACAAACCAGACCCCTCCTTGACACCGATAATCTCAAACTCTCCGTCAAGGAAATCCTTGTGCTTCTGAAGATTCTCAGACCGCTGGTTGATGGCGTACTTGCCGTGGCCATTGCGGACAATCGTTCCTTCATATCCATCAAGCACCCATTCCTGATGCTTCTTTTCCATTTCCGCCTCAGACTTAACCAAGTGTGTTTCGACCCACACCACATTCTTTGGAGCATCCTTCATCAACTTGGCAAGAATCTTGGTGCGCTCTTCGAACGTCAAGGACTCGTCCACGATGTCATAGACACAGTAGACCAACGTGCGAGACAGGTCGCTAAACTTTTTGATGGCAGTCATCGTCGTCTGCAACGGGACATTCCCGGGAAGCATCAACTCTCCATCAACAAAATAACCCTGTGTGTCAAACTTGAGGTGTTCAATGACCTTGTCCAAGAACGGCTTTCCACCACGACTCTGACCCTTCTCGCCGTCAAAAATCATGCGATTGCCGTCCAGCTTGGGCTGGATAAATGCTGGCCACTGAATCTTGTGGCTCTTGTCCCGGTACTTCTGGGCCAACATCGGAAGTGGAAGCTTCTTGGCTGACGCCTTGGTGCCCTTGGGAAGATAGTTCTTCGAGTCCATCTGCTTCTTGACCATGGAATCAAACTCCGACTCGGCCTGTTCCAGCGGGTCTGTCTCGTTAATCTTCCCCACGTTCTTGACGGTCACCAAGTACGGAACGGACTCCACCACCTTACTCGTTCCCCCACCAGCCAACTCGCGCCAGCTAGAAGAAGTCAGAAAGTAATCCTTACCGTCTGTGACGATATGACCTTGCCAGAATTTATCAAGACCAGTGCTGGCCTTGGATACAAGAACTTGTGAAGAGCGAACGATTTCCATGTTATACATCCCCCATAATGTGAGTTTGTCTAGTTTCGTTTTTATATTTAATGTAATCTGACAAAGCGTCAACAGCGCGTTTTAGAGAAACGATTTCCCGTTCTGAATTTCTATCATCACGACTTTCTATTACGAGGGACAATACACCAACCATATCATCTATTTTCGAAATTGAAATTATCATGGTTTAGCTAGGTGATTTTATTGTTTCTAGAATTCATTTAAATGCTCCATCATGTTAGGCATCTGGTACTTCACAAAGTAGTCGAGCAATTTGGAGCGGTCCTTTCTAAGGGCCACCTGTTTCGTGTACGAATCGATGACAGCGTCCTGAATCTCTTGGGGGATACACCGGAGGTCCACCAATCGCTCATTCCTTTCAAAGTTAGCCTTCAACTCAGGTGTTGTCAAGTACTCATCCTTGGAAAGGTGCTTCCAGACATCAGCCTTGGCTCCCAAATTCTTCTGTCGCATTCCTTCTGTGACAAAGGTTTCAGCGGGACTGAGGAAGTTAGGAATCCCGTCACCCTTATCCCCTCGCAGGATATGCTCCACAAGGAATAGATTGGGGTTCTCGTTTTTGATGAACTTCTTTTCCACCGGGGCGTATTGTTCCACATTGTGGTACATCTGCAACTGTTGGAAATCGTGGTCCTGTGAAAGAATCAAGATGGGTTGTGGTTGGGCATCCTCAAGAATACCACCACCAACCAAATCATTATTCTGCGACCAGAAAACCAGTGACGCAATGACATCGTCAGCTTCAGCACGAGACACTTCAATCACCGGATAGGGGAAGTGTTCCGACAATTCTTGCTTGACCATATTCAAGGCTTCGAAAATGGATTGCCAATCAAACCCTGAATCTTCACGCGCCTTTTTTCGACTGGCCTTGTAGTGTTCAAAGATTTCCTTACGCCAGTAACGACGGTCGTCACAGGCAATCACCAACTGTCCATAGGTGCGTCCAAATCGATACTTGAACGACCGCATGGCGTTGACCAGCATGTGCCGCACCAACGGAACGCTGATGGGAACATCCTTGCGTCCTGCTAATTCCGCCATCAATGTGCTGATAGCAATCTGGCTGTAATCGACAATTATCATTCCACCACTTCCCATCGCGGGTTTGATATCTCTCGAACTTGAACAATTTCAAGCCCAGTTTCATCTTTGATACGACTACACCTATTTTCATATGTTTGAAAAAGACTTACCATGGCCTCATGATGGCTATCGTATTTGGTGGCCTCGTTGACATCATTTGAACCCCAAGGACCATAAAAACTTTTCTTATCACCATCAGTTACCAAGTACCTATTTCCACTAGTACGTCTGACCACATATTTTTTCATATTGTCTCCTTTATAAGGTATTTTATCAGTCCACTCTAACCAGAATCAAATCAGTGTTGGTTCGGCCCGTCATTTCTTGGGGCTTGGCCTTGATTGCGCCAAAGAAGTTGGCGGTCTGGTTTTTCCTGAGCTTAATGAACTCAGCCATCTGTTGGTCTGGCTTTCGCAGGGTCTTCTGGAATGAGGGCTTGACTCCAAGGATGGTTGTCCCCTTGACATGCAAACTTCCTGAGAACTCCCCTTCAAACATTCCAAGCTTGCGCTTCTTGCAGTCATAGACCCAGAGGGTGGTGGCTCCAATGATATCAGCGGGATTGACGCTTGTCAAGCCCAGTTCCTTACACTCCTTGAGGAACTTCATCTTGGACACCATCTTCTTCTTATCCACAGGCTTCTTCTTCCGAATCCGTTGCATCTTGACCTTGGCACCTTCCGTGGTCAAGGTGTTTCGTAGAGCAGAGAACTTGGTGATAAGATTGTTCATGAACTTGGGTCCACCCGTGTAGGCGTACCCTTCCGCCAACTGATTAGAATCTGGGTTCCTGAAATTCCCGTTCATGGCGTCCACAGCCTCTTGCCATTCCGCAATGTACCGCTTCAGGTGTTTTTCGATAATGGCGTGGTGCGGACCCTTGAAGAGCGGGTTGAAAATAACATCGCGCAACTTGTCGAAGTCTACTTTAATGTTATCAACCAAGAAGTTGTCCACCGCCACATCGATTTCTGACAAGGCCCCAGACACCTGTTGGCGCATCCGGTCTTGTACTGACGGACCCTTTGGTTCGTCAGACGATTCAGACTTGACCTTGTCCAGACGCTTCAGACCATTCACATAATCTGTGATAATCTCTTGATGTCCTTCGCTCAAGGGGAATCCCTTCAGATGCATTCTGGCAAAGATGGCGGTTGTGGCATTCACTTCCTTCTCAGAAAGCTTGTCCAAACGCGACAAATCTTTTTTGGCCGTATCAGAGCGATTAGTCTGAATCCACTCTGCCAAGAACTTGGTGTAGTTCTTGTGGTCACAGATATAGTTGTACCAGTTCAATCCCTTAGACAAGGCCGATGAATAGTTCGTCACCTTTTCTTGGGTCCAATCTGGCTCTTCTCCAATGGTCCCCCGTTCAGCGGCAGAGGGACCGACATGATGTAGCTTGACAGCCTTCACAGAGTTTATACCTCGTTTGGGGTAAACACCAACTCAACCTTTGACGGGGTCTTTGGGACATAGACACCCTCAATCGTGCTGAATTCAATGACCGAATCGTAACGGAACGAGCGCCATTCCTCTCGCTGTAAATCAAACACCACGCACACATCGGGATTTTGCTTGCGCGGGGCCTTGACTGGCGCATCCTTCGCCGGGGCTTTCTTCTCCGGAAGATACTTTTCTACCAAGGTACACACCATTTCTCTGGTTTCCCCAGTACTTTCTTTCACAAATCGCACGGTCACAACATTCTTGTGAAGAATATCTTTCAACTTCACAATCATTTCATCGTACATACTATCAGTTTTCTGTGTCATAATAACGCATTTCCTCTTGAAGTTTTTTCCGTTGACGATTGGTTATTGCCAACGGCCCATGTTTTTCTGACCAATTAGAAATTGTGTTTCCAACATATTCTGTTATTTCCGACACAAGAATAAAAAGAAACCCAACGATGGCAAATGGGAGAAAGACAACAATACGAAGCCAAAGTTCAAACATATCCAAAATCCTCCTATCACGGGTATGAAGGGAATGTACACCAGTCAACCCCGTTTGTCAAGGGGGTTCATGTGCCTATTGTTTCAAGTGACTCCGGTGAACGCGGCACCGAATTTGTTGGTTGTAGAATTTATCCCGGTTTTCCAGCACCCGAAACTCAAACTGCAAACGAGCTTCGTGGTAGTTACACCACCCCTTGGTTGTGCAGAGATAGAGTATTTCTCGTGTAAAATGTTCTCTGCCAAGTTTTTCCACATCGGCATTCAACTCTTCGTTTGACCCGTAATATTCGCGCCAATCTGATTCTTTGGTCACGCGGCGTTTTCGAACCTTGCCCTTCTTGGGGGGTTTCTTGGTGGAGAAGTTGAACAGCTTCTTTCCAATGTACTGACGACCATCCAAGGTGTTGGTAATGTTGTATACAAATCCAATCACCTTGGGTGGTACTTCGTCAAATTCCTTTCCTTCATATATCCACATAGAGTGTCCGTGTTGGGGTCACTCTATTTATCTAGTCTTACTCCTCATCCTCTTCGACATCGTCCACATCATATTCTTCTTCAAGGTCTAGGTTTGCTCCACAAAATGGACAAAACTCTGGAACAAAGATGTCATCATCAGCGTCATGTTTGATGCGAAACTCCAACTCACAAGGTCCGCAATATATGTTTTTGTTCATGTGTTCTCCTGTTGGACAAGTTCATTCAGAATCTCTGCGTAAAACTTCTTGGGGTGTGCCCCGATTACAGTACGCAAGGTGGTTAAATCTTGGTTGAGAAACAACACGGTGGGGACTGAACGGACCTCAAACTCTGCGGCAAGATTGAGGTTAGCATCCACATCAATAGTTTCAAACTTGACATCAGGATATTCCTGTTCTAGTTCTTCTATGACTGGCTTAAGCATCCGACATGGGGCACACCACGCGGCGGTAAATCGTTTGACGATAATCATCCACAACTCCCGGCTTTTGTGATGTCACATACATCAACTGCCTCGTAAAAGACTTCCCCAGTGTGCTTGATGGCGGTTGAATACTTCACCGGAGTCAAGGGTTGTCCACCACGCGCTCCGTCTGGGTAACAGGTAATACCACGCAACTCTGGCAAATACTTCATCAACATGGTCCCAAACTTCTGCACCGTGTTGGTATTGTTCAATTCACTTCCCCACTCTGGAAGATTAATGGTAGATGAAATCGAATGGTCCACGTACTTCTGCAACCACGCTTGGAACGCAACACGCCGTTCCACATCTTCTGCCAAGGTGTAGGCATCTTCAATATGGTCTGGGTTCACTCCCTTGTCCACTAGTTTCTTAGCGGTTGGGTCAATGACGTACTGGTACGCCATCATGTCTGTTCCCTTGCGATATCGACGCTTGTACGCCGCACAGAAGATAGGCTCCATGCCTGTGGTGGTTTCCGCCACGATACCAATCGTTCCGGTTGGAGCGATGGCGCGGGTCTTGACAGGTACACTCAAATCCCACTGCTTGGCGTACTTCTCTGCAATATCCGTGCTGGTGGCGTAAATCTCCAAATACTTCTGAAGTTCGGCATCTGGACCGTACTTCTTTCCGCGCAACAATAGCCACTCGTGCAACCCCATCAAACCAAGACCCAAGCGACGATTCTTCTGACGAATCTTATCTACCTCGGCATATGGTACATCAGAGTACACCGTGCCAGCCAAAAGATATGCAATGCCAGTATCTACGGCTTCCTGCATTTCTTCCAAACTGTTAATCTGGGCCATGTTGATGCTTCCCAGATTGCAGATATCGCTATCATCTTCTGAGGTCACTTCGGTACACGCATTCCGCAACGACTCCCGACTGTTCGCGCCAAGATTGACTGAGAACCCGGGTTCTCCTGTCTTCAACATCTGTCCGATAACCGCCCAATAGACGGACTGCGCGTGACTGTGCAAACTGTGCTTCTCGTCACGATATGCCTTGAAGAACAAATCGTCAAGGATAACAGAAATGTTTGTTCCGTCCATCGTCGCTGGGAAGTTATAGTCCGCTTCCTTCAACTGACGCACCGCTGGGGTCCAGTTCTTGAGACTGATGAACTTATGAATGTCTGCATGGTTCCAGTTCAACCCCGCCCAAATCGCACTGCGGCGTGACCCACCCTGCATGACACCACGACCCGCTTCATTTACCATTTGCATAAGTGCGATGGGGCCAGTAGCAACACCACCTGTCTTACGAATCAACTTACCTTCAGCCCGAACGTCAGAATAATCAATACCAATACCCGCGCCTGTCATCAACGCCATGGTTGCCTTCTGCATCAACTGACTCCATCCCTCGCGGCTATCCTCGGCTCTCAACAACAAACAGTTTTGTGTTTGGTGGAATGCCCGACCGCTTGCATACAAATATCGACCTCCGGGCATGAACGCCCGACGCCGAATCAACGCTTCGGCACGTTTGGTCAACTCTTTTCCGGCACCAACCGCCTTCATCACATGCTTGGCGGCACGATAAGAAATGTTTTCCCATGTTTCCTTTGACCCATCAGGAAGTGTGTGTGAATACTTCTGCTCCATGATGTTCTTGGCAAACTCACTCATTACCACTGGTTCGGTTACACTCATAGTCCTAGTACCTGTTTGATGTTTGGTGGGAAGAAACTGGCTGGCTTCAAAACCTTTCCGTCTTCTCGACGGAGAATCACACCATCCTCTGGAATCTTGCTCATATTGGAGAGCATGACTTCTCTCCATACTGGGTTAATCGGAATACCCATAGTATTACACAACCCTAGAATCACCCAAATCGCATCAGCGGCACCATCAGCTACTTCTTCTATGTCACGCGCATCGAATGCATCTAACAACTCTCCAACTTCTTCTCTAATCAAATTGGCGTAAAGTTCCGCCTGTTCATTGTTTTCCCACGTGATTGTGCGGCTCACCTTCTGGCCACAGGCTTCCTGAAAAATTGCTACTTCGGCTTGGTTCATGTGTCGTTCTCTGTGAAATGGTTCTAATGGGTGGAAGGGTATTTATACTTTGCGATACTTTGGAACCCACTCTGGGATTCCGTCAAAGTCTCCAATGTTTTCAAAGTCCTCGAAATAGAGCGGGTAGTGTATCCTCAACTCGGCCAACAACTTATCTGCCAAGCGACGGATTTCTGGTTCAGCATGATTCTCAGACCGTGACTGAATAAACCAACGCCACGACCGAAGATTGCCCGTATAGGCAACTCGTGTCTCCAATGCGTGTGGCAAAATGTTTCTGGCCTTTCCACGCGCCCACTTGCGTAGGTCAAACCCCTTCAAGTCGTTGGGATTGAGTGACATAAGAATGCAAACCTGTTCGTTGTAATCCATAAACGAACGTTCTGCGCTATTCAAAAAGTTAATCAAGAGTTTCAAATCCGGGACCAACGTGGTGACGGTGTCTGAATATCGATAGGTCCAACGGCCCGGGTGTGTATCTGTTGCGGGAACGCGGGTGATTTGTGCCAACGTCACATACTTCCGCCATAGCTCGGCATAATACGGCTCAAGCACAATCGCCGCATCCTCTTCTGCGGTGTAACGGGTAGACCGCTGAGAAATCGCGTTCTGGCGATGGCGATTGCTCTCCAAGGACAACCCACGAGTGACGCCCTCAATAAAGACACCCACCTGAATATGTTCAAGCACAGACCCATGAACGTGTTCAATCACCTGACGCTGATTCTCCTCGTTGGCGCGACCGTTCTCACCAAACGAATCGTAACATCCCTTGGCGGCAAAGGCCCCAATCTTGACAGCGTCATTTCCGTCTGCCGGAATCTTGTACACCGGATGTTCAATGAATATCTGCTTGGAAAACGTGGTTACGGTTGGTTCTAAAATCACTCTCATTTTATCTTTCTCCATATTGAAAATTGTAGTTCTGCAAGAACGCCCTGATAGGTATTCTCTGCAATAAGTTTCATGGGGTCAATCCCCGCCAACACCATTTCATTCACATCTTTTTGTTCTACGGTAGACGGCCAGATACACACCCGATAGCCCATGTCTATATATCGTTTCATGATTTTACACACATCATTGTTACGAGGCTGATTGTCAAACACAATGGTCATTTGCTCTTTTGGCAAGCCAAACGTTTCTATTTTGTTAAATGACGTTCCGCCACAGGCAATGCTGTTAGGAATAAACAGGCTGTCAAACTGTCCCTCTAATACCACAAAAGGCTGTGTCTTATCTAGCTGTAACAGCCCAAAAATCAAGGGGGTGTCTTCCTCGAATTTAACTGAGATATATCGGCGTTTGTTATCATCCAGTGCCCGGAGAGACACTCCAACAATCTTTCCGTTATCCTTATGAAACGGAATGACCAGTCTTGGCTCATCGGTGTTGAGGGATTCTTTGTACTTCTCCGGTGCCACCGAAAGAATGTCTTTGACATGGGGGATGTAATACAGACGATAAAGCTCCTGTTCCGGAAGCTGTCGAGCGGCACAGTACACCCGCGCAAGGTGGTCTGGGGGAAGGTCTGATACCTTCTGACACACCCCATGAAGCACATCATCTTCCCATACCTGAGGGGTGAGCTTCAATTCTCTCATGGGTTCAAGACCCGAGAACAAATCCTCTTCTTTGGCAACGTGGGCGGCTCGTCCATCACTCCCACTCGCAAACCGCTCAAAGTAGTATGCGTCATACAAGACAGGGTCTACATCCTTGAGAAACGAACCAAAATGCATACTGGCATTACAGTTGTGACACTTGTAGTACAAGTTCTGTCTGGTGCGATAGAAATAACCCCGTGTTTTGTTTTTCTTGCTTGAAGAATCACCACATAGTATACAACGACAGTTCCACAAGTATTGTCCCTTCTGTTTGAAGAGGGGCAACTTGGGGCTGAGTTGATTCAAGTAGGTTACATCGATATATAACGACATGGGGTACACTCCGGTTAGTCCAGAAATGTACCCCATGAAACCTGCGTTGTCAAGCCCTAGGACTTGGTTAGTGCATCGTAGACGTATTCCAACAACAGTCCAACCGCTGTCCCCATACCCACCAATATCCAACGCCATGTTTCCAACGTCTTAACACGGCTTTCTAATGACTTGTTACTCTTGACCAAAGACTCCTTCATATCTTTCATACTGGCAAGAATTCTTTCCTCTACTTCATCCTGCTTTTCTAAAATCTTTGTTTCGGTTGAGGTAAGGAGTGCTGTAAACTCTTTGTTGACATCGGTAATGCGCGTATTAAGGTCTTTGACATCCCTTTTAATTGATTCATTGGCCATTTCAGCATCGTTTTTGTGGTAGTTGATTCGGTCGTCTAGATTTGAAATGCGTTGTTCATGCACAGCCAACATCTGTTTAATGACACCAGAGACATCGCCAATCTTTTCGATGGCTGTGTCCAATCGGTCAAAAACGTTTTTGAAATTGTTCATGTTTTGTTCCATGAGTGCAACCTTAATCTCAAGCTGGTTTGTCATGTGTTCAGAGTCAGCCATATTGTATTACCCATGTGATGGTGTGCCGGGAATTCGAACAACGCTTCCCACGGTCTGTGGTTGTGTTCGTCTTGCCTTGAGTTTTTTGCTACCGAGAAGCGGGTCGTATTTTGCAATACCCGGAGTGGCCGCACTGTTGTTTGCCGGAACGCCACCCTCGCCCTCTTCGGTAATAAATTCGATAAATGACTTCATATCTTTCTCAGTTTAAAAATGAGTGTTTGGTCTAGTGGAATAGTACTTTCACTTTCCCCATCAATCATGTAATTGTCTGGGAGATAGTTCAAAAACACCAAAAACGTTTTAATCTGTGGCCAATATCGCTTCTCGAATTTGAAAAACAATAAGGGGACCGTGGCGTCTCCAAAAACATTGTGGAGTAATATGATATGGTTCAATACCAATCGCTCCACAATGTCCCCAGTTTTTTCGTATTGCTTTAATAACCGTTTGATGTATTTGAATCGCTTCAAATCATCTTGAAACTCTTTCATTCCCATACATCCGGGGTTATCGTAGTGCTTTACTGCATATAGTAAGAACGTCTCATCATTTAGAATCATGGTTTAGTAGGTAATAGTAGCGGTTCCAGAAAGAGGCCACCACTTGGTACCACGCCAAAACAACAACATCGTTTTCCCGGCTTGGTCAAATGCAATTGACGTTACGGCCAAATTCGCCCCCGTCAAGGTGGAGACACCTGTTGCACTCGTGGTGAGAATGATTTTGACATGACCATCAAACAAACCATCATTGATGGTCAAGCCAACACTTGAAGTATTCGTGATTTCTGTTGTTGTTTGTGTTACCGTGATAAGTCCCGCACCCGCCAATGACTGCGGAGTCCCACCCAAATAGATGGGACTCTGCGTTTTGATGACAGACGGTATATTGGCCAACAACGTGGAAAGTGTAATGTACAAATCCACACCATTCCGAACCAAATACATCTTATCAGTTGCTTCTGTCGTCGTTGCCGCCGTGAAGTCTGTTAGTTTGCCATCTGCCATTGATTAACCCCTATTACGGGCGTGAAGGTGAAGGTGTGACTGACGGCGTCACGGACGGTGTACGTGTCACCGACGGTGTGACTGACGGCGTCACGGACGGTGTACGTGTCACCGACGGGGTAACCGATGGGGTCACCGTTGGTGTTACCGTTGGGGTGAAGCTCACACTTGGTGTCTCTGACGGGGTCGGAGACGGTGTTACCGACGGGGTGAATCCAATCGTCTGACTTGGTGTTACAGTCGGGGTTGCGGTTGGGGTCACAGTCGGGGTTGGGGTTGCTGATGCCGACCAACCAATGCTGTTGCTTGGGGTTGAGGTCGGGGTTACTGACGGTGACCACCCAATGCTGGTGCTGGTGGTTACGGTCGGGGTCACTGACGGTGTGACTGACGGGGTACGTGTGACCGACGGGGTGACTGACGGGGTCGGGGTTACACTCCACGAAACGTTCGGGAATACGGAATCATCACCGCTTCCTTCGACTGGTGCTTCTTTCATGGCGACAACCGTTTCGTATACGACACGGTCCCCTACGGTTTTACGATGCACCCAACCAATGTGGGCGACTCCCGGTGCAAATTCAATTTCAGTGCCATCGACACCAAAAATTGAGTTTGCATCCTTTGTTGTATCGGCCTCTGGCCGTTGCGTTCTGCTCCATCCACTCATTGTCTTACTCCTATGTGAAAATTACTTATCGGAAGGAAGCTTGGACCATCCGGAACCAATCTTTGCCTTTCCCATTTCTGCTCTGGCCGCTGACATCGCGGCGGCGGCTTTTTCTTCGCGCTTTTTCTTCTCTTCTTGATAACGAGAATCAACACCACCCTTCTTCGCCGCCTGAATTCGTGCGTAGGCTTGGTCATGATATACCAAATCGGACTTGGCTTCCATCTGTACAAGGCTCATGAACAACTTGCTCATTTCCTCGTCCAACTCCGAAATGTTCTTTACTTCAAACAAGTTTAGTGTGGTGGCAACTCGCTTCTCAAATTCTTCCTTATTGAATCGTACTTTCATTTTCGGGTCTACTCCTTTGACATCAGCCGCATCATCAACACTCTTGTACCATGTAGATTTGGACGGTCTGATTTTCTTTTTGGGTTTAGTGGCCGAAGACTCCCACTCATCATTTGCAGGTGGGGTATCATCGGCATATGATTCTGACATTTTCTTTGCCGCTGTTAGAATGCCTTTACCACGCTTTTCTGTCTTTCGAAGCAATTTGTTCACAGAAGATTTCCCGCCCGTTGGAAGCGGATAGTCTTGGTTTTCATTTCTTTTGTGTGCCAAGATTCCCAAATTCCAATCCGCGTCACTCTTTTCCGGTACGGCTTTCTTGACATATGAACCTAGCGTCTTTCGTGAAAGTTCGTCTAGTTGTTCTACAGACTCAGAAACTTTCTTCGGCCCCATTTGCTTAAACTTCAAGCGGCTTCTATCAATCCCCTTATGGCGATTGAAATATTTACGGTCGTTGTCCTTTTCTTCAGGACTCCATCCGGTGCTAGTCTTTTTGCTTTTCTCACGCTTCACAACCTTATCTCTTTCTGTTCTACGCGCTTCCCGGTCTTTGATGGCCGCGTTGACATATCGACCACGCAATTCGCGTGAAATCTCTTCTAATGGCTCAACCTCTTCCTTTCGAAGAATAGCATCAGCGGTCTTGAGACGCTTGATAACTTTATCAAACTGCTTTCGACCCTTGGCGCGAACACCCTTCTCTTTGAAGTTGCTCTGCACCTTCTCGGCATAACGAGTCTTGAGTTCATCGGAAATCTCTTCGATTGACTCAACCTCTTCCTGTACCTTTCGTCCCTTGTTGGCCATGTGCCACAAGGTCTTATCCGCTCTCTTCGTGTGCTTTCGTTCAAGCACACGGTCGGTTCGAACCTTGGGGTCTTCATTGGGGCGTAGAAGGTGTCTTGCGCGTGAAGAGGCCATTGAACGATGATGACGGGCCTTGTCCATACGGTCTGAATAGGCTCGCATCATGGTGGTGTTTTTCAACTCGTCCAACTGCTCTTCATTCAGGAAGATTCCCTCTTCCGCCAGCACATCGGCCAAATCCAAATACGCCGTATCAAAGCTGGCGGTAATAGAAGACCCAGACCCAAAGTACTTGCGTCGGCGCAATTCGTTGCGAGCCTTAGACGCAATCTTACGGTCGTTAACGCTTACCTTTCCACCATGACGCTTCTTAATCTTGACCATGTTGGACAAGGTTTGCAACATTCCCTGAGGAGTCTTGCGATAGTTCACATCCTCGTCAAGAATGTCCATGTTGGCAATTTCCATTTCTTCGTTTGCCTTGGCTTTTCGTGCCAACAATGACATGGCATTTTCAGCACCTTTGGCGTGTCTTTTTTCTTTTGATGACACGGAAACAGCACCCCTTTTATTCTGGACGCTGGAAAGCTGGTCAATACCACGATTCGCGGCCAATGTCTGAAGTCTACCAATCGCCTTTCTTCCGGCACTCAGATACGTATCCGCCTTCAACTCCACCACCAACTCTTCGTTGGTGTTTTTCTTCACCTTGAAATCAGTAGCGGATTTTGGGGTGACCGTAAACTTTTCCTTGGGCTTTCCGACCTTGAATTCCTTGGCAGACGTAGGCGCACCCAAACGAGTACCCCGTGCGGCCATCTTCTTCAAATACTCCTTGTCAAAGAGTGCTTCTTTAAGTGTCTCTTCTTTTATCTTTGTTCGGGCATGGTCAACACTCATTGTTCTTTTTCCTATTTTGGTTAGGAACTTTCTATCACCACCCATCGATGGCTGATTAATCAACGATTTGATGCCATCAATCCCTTTCTTGGAAAGATTTTTATCTCCAAGTTTCTTCTCCCCATAATTATTATTTTTTGGATTATTCATCCAATCCTTGGCTTTCTTGATATAGTTCTTCATCGTGGGCTTGGATAGTTCACTCAACTCTTCTGTTTCCTCAGTTACCTTGGCCTTTGAGTGCGCCTTGCTTGCAATCTTAGACGTTTCTGTCTGATTGGTAGACACCTCTTTATCTTTATAGAAGTTTGGGCGCAACAACTTCTTGAAAGAAGCCTTGGCTTCCTCGTTCAATACATCTTCGTCCATGATTGTTCCCTCTGGCATATATCGGTTCACCACAGAATTATTTCTGTTGGCGGCAACCTTGTTTCGAATAAGGCGGTAGATTCCCGGTTCCCCTAGAGATAGTTCTAAGAGTTCATCGATGAACTTGTAGAACGGTTTTCTCAGAATCAGGGGCAAAAAACTATCCGTTTGTACCGCCTTTAATGCTTTTTTAACATATGGTAACTGTCCAACTGGCAACATCCCCAAACGAACTAACTGCTCTGCCTTTGCAGACCAGTCGCGCATTTCGTTCAGTTCTTGTTGTGTCAAGTTGTAAGACATTTAGACTCCTAGGTTTCTTCTATTTATAAGAGTTACCTTTTAAGGGAGTTGTCTACAACAGCATACGTGACCACCCCACCAACGAATCCGATAACCGCGAGTTGTTTTCTCGACGGTTTGTTCAACAGTCCAAAGAAAAACTTGTCTGGATTCTCAGGGGGTGGAGGCAAATTGACCAACTTACTTCTCGCATCGGCCAAGGAAAGCTCCAACGCACTCTTTTCGGAAATCAACAAGGTGTTGGCACTACGCAACGCCACATTTTCATTCGTCATCTTAAACTGGGACAATCGAAGGACCACCACGGTGCTGTCCAACGCTTTGATGAGTGTGTCTTGCGCTGGAATCACTGTTCTGGCCATTTCTACGCTATCGCTGGTTGCCGCCTTGAGACTGTCAATATTGGTACGCAAAGAAGCCACTACCGCAGGGTCCGGAAGTCTGCTGAGAATCCTAGCATTTTCCGCCCGTGCTGTATTGGCTTCCTGTATATACGTTAGGATGAGTACATCCTTTTCTTTATTGACTTTGGTGACACTGTCAATAATACGAACACTCTGTTCGGCTTCTTTCTGAAACTTGGTATATTTGTCTATGTATTCTTCAAGAGAAGACTTGGTCTGGTTATTAGAAAACCAACTTGTACCAAGATATACCAGAGCGGCAACCAAAACCAATTGAAGCGTTTGTGGTATTGCTTTTAAGATTTCCCATATTTTTGTCATTATTTCACTTCAGGTTCTTGGGGTGGAACTTCTTTAGGTGGTGTTGCAACGTGGGCGTTAGTTAGAATGGTGGCGGTTGGTGAAAACTTATCGGCGGTAGAGAATCCGAGACACCCGAGGCACACCCACAACATAGCTTCAACCAACTTTTCATTTATTTTTGTTTCTGGATGAATGGTATTCCACACAAGAGAAAACACCAACGCAAATCCAGACGCAAGTCCCATGGTACGTTTTGCCGAGGGGTCACCCGATTCGTCAACGATAATACGAGACAGCCACCAATCAGAAATAGGTCTGAGTGGTGTGAACAACCAACCGAACATTTTGTGCTTAGGCATTGAGCAATGGGTAGAATTTCTTGAACAACCTGAGTCTATCGTCATACCCATTCAAACCACCGTTAATGATTTTGGTGATTTTGGTGACAATGGCGTCACTATCTCCTAGGTCAGCCACATCATTAAGTTTGCGGCTATTCCAAAACCACCCAGCCGACAACAGTGGGTATTTGGTAGCAACCAGTTCCGGGGTTTCAAGAATGTTCTCTTCAACCACTTTGTCAAACGAGGCGTAGTTGACTTTCCCGGTCAACTGAATGAAACCTCTTCCCCGATACTTGAATCCTTCTCCTGACTCCTCTGGCCCGTTGCCCATACGACCCCCATAGACACGGGAACCGATACGCTGGGGCTGTCTGGCGTAGCTCGCGGCCAGCCCATTCGGGAAGTACTTCCCAAATACACGATTCAACGCCGCCTCAGAATAGTTCAAATTCTCAACGGTTGCCGTAAAATTGATACTTTCGTGTCCACACTGAGACAAGAAATGTGCCAACCGGAGTGGTGTATAGATGGAAAACTTCGTCAATACATCAGGTATTTGGGCCAATACCGAATCTGGTATTGTGCCTTTAAGTTTAGTAATGTCCATGTGGTTTACCAGAATAAGGTGAAACGGGGTAAGATATTGATATTGGCTCGTAGCCGCCCTGATAACAACTCGGGCTGTTATAGGTATATCATCCCTCGTCTGCACATGTATTTATGAAATGGTAAACGCCAAAAGAGGGGTCGCCCCTTATAGGAGACGACCCCACAACTCTTCCAACACGTGGTTAGCGAGCTATTTTACATACTGTTTCATGACCGTTGGCTTTATTTGCCACAGCCAACCACTGAATTTTTCGTTCGAACTCTGCCAGTTTCATTTTCCAAACCCGTTTAGCATCCTTCTTTTTGGTCTTCTTTATCATGCTTTTCAGGTTATTCAACACCTTTTGGTCATGGTCAATGCGACCATCGGTGTTAAACGCCGAAGAAGACTCGTCCAAAATGCTGGTCACTGGCTCTAGATGAAGGTCGGAATCAAAAAGTTCAATTTTCTCACCCAGAAAATATTTATCAATTAAACGAAAAACAAAAGCTGGGCTGAATGCAATGAACACCAGAATAGCAAATACCGCCACATCGATGATGGTCTGGTACATTATCGGGCGTTGTAGTAGTCATCCCGCTGAAACAGTCTATAGACTGCTCGTGGTCCGTTGGTGCTGTGTGTCATAATCAAATGACCACGGTCACGCAGTTCACACACTCTGGCTCGTAGGTTCGTGATTTTCATTCGCTTCGCCGCCGAAGACGTAATGGAACCATTTCCATAAAGCCGATTCAAGATTTTCTCGTACTGACTCACTTGTACCCCCTGATATGATAGTTTCTTCACTTTCTCGTTCCTTCAACGCAACGATTGCCCCATCACCATATAGCATGTATTCCTCATAGTATCCATCGTCTATGGTCATGGGAGCTTCCTCATCTTGGAACGTAACGGGGTTATTGGGGTTTGTCAAGGGGCGTTCACCCGTGGTGGGGCTATCACCTTTGGCAACCATTTCCATATCTTCTTGAGCAAAGCTTTTTGTACAGGTTTCCAATCGGTGTTTTTCAACCCAATTTTATACTTCTTGTAACACTGAGATTTCTTGGTTTCAATGTTTTTAAACAGTTGAGTTATCGTTTCGCCCGGGTGATTATAGACCAACTCCATAGCAATATTTTGACCGTAGCAATCGATTTCTTCGTTAGTACTCAGGTATTTGATATTGTCTTCTCGCTTTTTGCCTATTCTCTTTGAATAGACAACCGGAACTCTTTTGGAGTAGAAATCATCACCCAAGCGGCGTTCTTGGTCCTGATGAATCAACTCGTGTTGAAGCGTTTGGCTAGTAAGAAACACCAACCGATTCATAAGTCTGGTATGCAAATGTATATGTGTTCTGGTATGGTCCAAGTGGTAGTGAATCACAATCTTGTGACCACGTTTGATGGACCAGAAATACCCAGACACCTTCATGGACAACGGTTTTTTGAGTTTTACTCGCTTGATAATCGCTTTAGCCCCAAAAGGATTAACAATTTTATTCATCATTCGTTCAAAGGAAGCAGTGGTCACCGTGGTCCCCCACGATTTCACTAGTTCCGACCCCATAATATTGGCATCAATCTCTTTTGCCAAATGCATAGGTGACTCCGGAAAGGGACCACCTATTTATCTTGACTATACCTTAAGCTTGGAAAAATCTTTAGTTAAGGTCTGCGTTCCATCTGACAAAAGAACCTTTTTGACTTCTGGGTCTGCCATAATGTCTCGTTGTGCCTCCTGTTCTACGTCATACAGGCGTTGCTTATCTTCATCCAGACCGATAACAAACCTTTTATTCTTTGACATTCTTCTGTAACGATTCTTCAATTGCTTCAACATCAACTGTCCCAAACGGTCTAGTTCTTCTGTCCGAATCAACGCCAACTGAAGGTCTGCGATGGCCGGAAGGCTGATTGCCTCGGCGGTGTCGGTCATCGTTGGGTCAGAAGAATCGATGCCACCACGGGTCAACTGTGCGCCAGTCCACATGGCAAAATCCTGCTCGACCGCCAACCCACGGAGTTCCTTTGAAACCGCCTTGAGGAAGGTGTTGCTGTTTTCAGCAGACTTCACCGTCTGACTGGCACAGATACCAATGTAGTCCACGAACACCACATCCGGCTTGAACTTCTGTTTGGTCTTCAATTCACTAATCAATGCCCGGAAATGTCCAGCGTGTGCGCCAGATGTCGGAAACTCTTTGATAATCAACCGACCCTCAGACTTGTTCCGAATCTTTTCAATCCGACTCATGAACATAATCTTTGGCATGGTAGCCAAATCGTCTACCGCCACATTCATCAAATTGGCGTCGATACGCTCGGCAATCTCTTCCTCACCCATTTCCATGGTGATGTACAGCACGTTATATCCCAAACTCTTGTACGCGGCGGCAAGGTGACACATCACCATGGTCTTTCCCACGTGAATACCCGCAATGATGATATTCAACGTTTTACGTTTGACGCCGCCGCGAGTGATAAGATTCAACATGGCCAAATCTGATGCAATACGAACTTCGTCGTTCGTGTAATACTCATATCGGGCTTCTGCATCCTCGGTGTAATCGTGACCAACGCTGTTGTCAAACCCAACCGCCAAGGCTTCCTGAAACAACCCCGGAAGAGAATCCTTACTAAACTTGGGGTCCAACCCGTCAATAATCTTAAGCGAATGACGAATGGTGTTCAACAAAGACTTCTCTTTACAAAACTTTTCAGTCTCGTCAACAAGAAAATTCAATGGCGTATCGGTCTTTTTGACACACGACTCTAACGTGGAAACAATCTCCTTATACTCGTTTTCCTTCAAGTTGGTTTCTTGTTGAACCAAAATGTTCAACGCCTCAACCGTCGGAGAAACTCGGTATTGCTCCACAAACTTCTGAATCATGGATACAATTTTCCGGTCGCCTGAACTTGAAAAATAATCCAAGTTCAGGAACGGTAACACCTTTCGCATATACTCATCATCATGCAACAAATGCGTGATGATGAGGGATTCCATGTTAACCATTAGACGCCTTCTTTCTATAAGAGAAATGGAATGACTTGAAAATCAATCCAACCGAAATGTCAAACCCCCTAATACCCAAATGACGACCATCATACCAATGATATGCAATCGCCAAAACGCCACCTCTGGGCCACCGTGTCGATGTCATACTCCAATTAGTCATGCCACACCAGTTCAGAACCATATCGCTCTTCCGGGTGTCCATGAACCCCCAGCGCATCTTCCAACGAGGCCCATACAGAAGTAGACTTCAACGGGGTACACCAACGCAACACCGTAGTGCCGTCGCTGAACACCACCCCTTCGTACTGGGGCTGGTCTGGTGGGGCCACAAGCTGGTCGTTGTGTGTAGCGGACAAATCTCCACGACGGTACATCGTAAAACGTCGAATCATTAGTCACTCTCCGGTTTTTGAACAAACTCTTCTGGGTGAAATTCATCTGGAACTGTTGTGTCTAACTCGTCTACAAACTCTACCTCTAGTTTATCAAGTTCTTCCTTGGCGATAGCTTGTGCGGTTTCTTCAAGCACGACACACAAAATCTCCCACAAGACCGCTTCAAAATCCCGCTGAACAACCCGAGGAAGGTGTGGTGGGGAATATAGCACCACATAGTCAAAAGTCAAGTGGTACTGGTCATCATCGTCAACACCCTTATTCTGCACCTTTGAATAGGTATATTCCACACCAGCGTAAGGACCGCTTTCAATTCTGATGTAGAAGTTCGTCGGGATTCCTTTTTCCTCGTGCTTGGCCGAATCGTGTACGGTGTATTTCGGGCCTGTATAGTCATTGTTGGTCATTTGGTACTTCCTTTGGTTGAAGAGCAATCATAATATTTCCTTCAATTTGTGGCATGTTTCCTTCTGCGTTGTATGCCTTTTGAAACGCCTTTGCCGCCTCTTCCGTCTGGAAGAAAACGGTATCTTCCAGACGGCGATTCCAACCAAACCCATCCGTTTCAATCACCACCACTTCGAATCTAGGCATCATTCATATCCGATTCGATTTCGTCGTCTGTAATGTCCTTGATGATTTCCCCCTTGGCCAGACGATACTTCTTCTCAGCCCACTCGCTGAACGTGGCGTCTTCAAGAATCGGGAGCCAGAAGCTTGCGGTGTTGGTATCCTTTTCTCGGTAGCTCTTGCTAGAATCCGAGGCTTTCTGATACCACCCCTGTTTGGGTTTAATGACATGCCCACTCTCAAGAGCCATTTCTAGCAACCCTGACCACATGTTGATACCGCCGTCAAAGGTTACCTCAATCGCAATCTTCTGCTTCTCCCGGACAAAACGCGATTTCTCCACGTTCAAAACAAAGTTGAACCCCTCGATTTCCTTCGTAGTCTCGTTCTTTTCCTGATTACGCCCGACGAAAAAGATATCATTGGCTCCGTAGTAGTATCCGGTGCCACCAGACAAAATCTGCTTGCTGTACAGTTCCAAGGTGTTATAGGTATGTCCCACGCTAATCATCGGGATGTCCTTTGTGTTCAACTGCATGATAATCATGCGGAACAATCCCTTGAGTTTCTTGGCGCGAGTCATATCGGCTTTCTCACTACCCTCCAACGCATCCTCAAGCTCCTTCTTTGACGCGATGTTACCAAATGAGTCCACAATGATAATCACGTGGTCTTCGCGTTTGAGGTCGTTCAACTGCGTCATGATATCGTGTGTCAATTCTTCCACGCTATGAATTGGGGTGTGTACCACCCTATCAAGAGGAATACCAAATGTGGTGAAATACTCCTGCGGGGCACCAAACTCTGTGTCATAGAAAAGACAGACGCCATCGGGGTGTTTGTCCAAATATGCCCGGACACACAACATCAAGAACGCCGTCTTGAAGTGCTTGGACGCCCCGGCAAAAGTGGTGTGTCCACGGGAAATACCCCCAGCAAACGAACCGGACAACAACAAGTTCACGGCAGGAACCAACGTAGGAGCAAAATCCTTCTGTCCAAAAAGTTCCGAATCCGCCATCACATCAGTAAAGTCACTGGTGCTATTCTTCAACAACCGTTCAATCAATCCCATGTTAATCTCCTAGTAGAAAATTCAAAACAGCCTGTGGTCGTGCATTCCATGAAATAACCGTTAGTGTCGAAGTAATCGGCTTTTCAAACGAGTTCATAAACATTCTCTCATAATCAATATACGACTCCAACTCAAATTCTTTGGGTAACGAACCAACAAAACCAATTACGTTTTCTCCCACGGGGTTTGGTTCAAGGAGATAGACAAACTTCATCTTGTCACCACTCTTAATCCCCTCGTACACTGTTTCCAACCCGTTCTTCTTTACCATATGGTTGAACAGCAACGCCGCTCGAACGTGAATCGGTGTACCCTTACTATATATGCTTCGAGCGTTAGCATACTTTTCCAAATCATTCACACCCTTGGGAAACGAGATTTTCTCCACAGGCATCCGGACAAACTCATCGTGGAAATTCTTGATGAACTGTTGAATGGTCTTTTGGTCCCCGTTGAGACAGATTTTCAAAGCTTCTTTCAACTTGCCACGCACCACTTCTGGGGTATCGCTTCGATTTGATTGCATTCCCACGATTTTGATTTTAGGTGGGTTGTATCGCACCCCCTCCGAATCATACACATTCATCACATATCGCTTCTTGGCCGACGCCCAAATGCCTGTGTTGGCAATGGACTCCCGCTTGAAGAACATCTTCTGCTGAAGTGAGTTGGTAAAGGTAAAGATATCATCAGTAACCTTGGCAATAGCCTTGCTTACTTTGTCTTCAAAAATCTTATCCAACAGGTCTACAATTTCTTCCGGTGTCTTTCCTGAGAAATGCTTTTGCACCAAACGCTCAAACGTGATATAACAGGAGTCGGTATCTGAATAGAAGGTGTATTCAAGACCCTCGGTTCCCACCAACTTGTTCAGGTATTTGTCAATCCCGGTACCCACACTCCGAATGACGTACTGACCTGTCATCGTCACCGCCTCGGCAATGTCGCTGTTGTAGAATCGACACCATTCGTTGGCCAACGACCCATACAACGAGTTCAACTGAATCTTCTTAGCCATCTGAATGTTGTTGTACTTGGAAATATCTTTCAACAAAGATGCATCCTTTGTATTCTCATACTCCTTCTGTGCCGCAATCATCTTCTTCTTGTAGAAGACACGTTCAGCAAAAATCTTCTCTACAATCTCTGGGAAGACTCCCTTTTTTGCTTTACTGAACATCGCGCCGTTGGCGGCGAGACACACATCCTCATTCAGTTCTGGTCGAATCCCCTGCAACATTTTCTCCACGGTAACATCTGGGCACACCCCCCGGAATGTTTCAGGAGACATGTTCCACTGCATGATGATGGATGGGTATTCTGACGCGGCATCCACATTCATAATCCAGTTGTATCGATTTGGGGATGGTAGTTTGACGTATCCCCCTTCAATCTTCCTCACCATCAAATCCTTTGGGCGTTGTGGCACCACAATGTTTCTGGCCATGAGGAAATCGTGAATGATACAGTCCCACAACCGCACGGCGTGGTATACGTCCACATAGTTACACCGCGAGTCATACGCCATGGCAATAGCCATGTCAATCAAACTCATCTTGCCTTCCAACTCGTCAACGAGTAGGGTGTCCACTACGTTGTATTCCACAAATAGGTTCCAGTCTTTCCTATAGAACTCCTTGTACGTATCATAAGGGTTCTCAAGCTTTTGACGGCCTAGTTCCTGCTTGGCGATGTAGTCCAGCTTGTAACTCTCTTGCACATTGTAGGAACCAAACTTCTTGTACAAGTCTAGATAGTCAAGGCTGGCAATTCCGACAATGTCGTAGTTCTGAACTTCCCGCTGGTTGATGAAAACAATGCGTTCGCGGACATTTCTCCACGGGGAAATGTCTAGAATCTCCCCTTCGCCAAGAATCTTGAATCCTCGGTTGATAAGATAGGGAAGGTCGAAGTTGTGACTGTTCCACCCTGTAACGACATCAGGGTAGGCATTCTTCCAATGCCGAAGGAAACTTCGGAACAATTCTTGTTCATCCCGACACTCCACATAGGTATAGTTGGTGGGGTCAAAATGTTTGATAGTAGACACATCAAACGGTTTGGTTCCAAACGTGATGGTTTCTTTGGTGTGCTTGTCTCGCAAGGTAATGAGCAATACCTTTTCTTTTGCGGCTCGTGGCTCGGGGAACCCGCTCTCGGATTCTACCTCAATGTCCAACGAACATACACGCAACTTAGACAAATCGTATTCAAGATTGTTTGAATACTGTTTGGAAATATACTGATAGGTAAAATATGTGTTTCCGTAAATCGGAAAGTCTGTGACATCCTCATATCGCTTGAGGAAGTCTTTGGCCTCGTTGAGGTCATCAAATTCGATTGGCTCAACCGAACGCCCACTCAGGGTCTTGTACTTTGACTCTTTGGCAGAATTCACAAAGAGGGTTGGGCGGAACGGAATCTTCTCTTGAACATGCTTTCCGTCCTGAATACTACGCACCAACAAAAACTTACCGTGGCTGGCCACGTTCGTGTAAAACCGCATTCACTCACTCCGGAGCTTGAATGTAAAACAATCATGATGTTGTTGATGAGTAGATGACCCTTGGGTAAAACACTTCTCGGCTTTCTGAGGCGCACACATTTGTTCCTAGAACAATCCAAACCGTGGAGAAGAATAACCGGAAAACCCTTGGGGACGCCTCACACTTTTCGCTACTAACGCCGTCCTTGTTCGGCCCACGAACGCTTCCGTATCTATCAGATGGACCCTCGCGGAAACCACCCCGAAGCGCAATGACACTACTACTCACCAACATCATAATCTACCACATCACACCTACGTTGTCAAGCCCTATCCGGTAATCAGTTGCTTCCGGTCCAAATCAACAGTCGGAATAATCAAATTGCTTCCGAACAAACGATTGTACTCATTGTGTAGTTCCTTACTTGGATGAAAGGATACCACGATAGATGAGGCGGGGAACACGAACTCTTTCTTTTCCGCGTATGGAAACAACGGGATTAGAGATACTGTTACCTGACCTTTGTTGTTGGGTTGCAAGAAAATATTTGCTGGAACAGAAAGTGTCATCCCGCCCTCATGTTCTGTTACATCAGCAATGATTTCTTCTCCGGTTGTCAAACGAACACATTTAACCATTTTATCCTCACTTGTTATGGAATTAAACCTATCGACTTCAAAAACACTTCAACTTTACTTCTATTTAGTATGTGAACATTTCCGTCTGAAATATCAATCGGTAACATTCCCTTTTCGTCCTTGTACAGAGAATAAATGTCCAGATACGGAATCCCATTACTCGCACATTGTTCTTCCAAATATAAATTCAAGAACTCGGTATACCGACTTCTCTCTTCATCAGACCCACGAATTTGATAAATCAACGAAGCGGGGTCAGCATCAACCTCATGTTTTCTGTTGTCATAATACACTGGCGGGACTACACTCATGACCGCGATATCATCGTGCAACGTCTCAATTTTGGCTAGATAGTCATCAACCAATTTGGAAAGTACTTCGTGTTCGTCCCGATGCTTGACATGAATTTGGTTATGAACGTGACACCGAATGTCAATTTCTCCAAAACAAAATACCCACAATGCATTCCGGGAAATTTGACCCATTTGAGTCAACCCTAGAATAATACGTTCGGTTCGTCCTGTTGTCAAGGTGTAGATGGTTTCTGCACCACAGTTAATCGCGTGACACCATGGGTGTAAAGTTCCACTATGGGAATCCCCAATGGCATACACAGGTTTGAACATTATGGTTTTCTGCGTTGAATGGACTTTCTCATAACCGACTCAAACGTAAATCTCGGGGTCGTATCGCTCACCACCGGGGTTGGTGTGGTTTCAACCGAAGGAGAACACGCCGTCATACACAAAGTTAACATAATAAACAACAATCTCATTTCTTTTTTCCTATGGTATATTTTGTGACCAAGTTCCATTCATGTTTTTCGCCAAATGACAATACTTTAATCTGAGACATGGGTGCCACATCCTCACACGCATCGGTGTTTGCGATTTCTAACAATCCCCAATCGGCCAACAAATGGGCAATAGCATTTCTACGCTGTACATCGTTAGAAGAAAAATCAGTACTCTTTCCGTCCAACGCAAACAATTCCTTGAAATGCGTGATGAAATAACGACCTTGTTTATGTAAGATATGACAACTCTGATAGAGGGTGTTGTCTTTTCGTGAAGCCACCCCAATGCGGGAAAGGGTTTCACGAATCTTAAGAAAATCGTCTGGGGATTTTAGAAATACTTCAGCCGGGAAATATTCTATGTCAGGGAAATGAAGGTCGAAAAGGTCTTGGGACATGATTAGCCACCTGTGTTCAGTCTTTCTTTTATATAGTCAAGTTGTTGGGCTGTCAGAACCTTCAGAACTGAACGCGCCTTAGCATTACTATATCCATAATAACGCTTCACCAAGTCCAATGCCTCTATTTTCTCAGCCTTAACCCAAGGAGCAAATCGCTTCTTTGGTCTAATACTATTTATGAGAAACAGATTTTGCATCTTTTTTGACAACCCGGGTCGGCTGTTCATTTCATTGGCTTGAATAACAGTGTCTTGGCAAAAACCCAAGGCTCTATTAATCATAAAAGGGTTATACTGTTTCTCAGACCACTCATCGACAATAAGATTGGTATGCCCGTGCTGAATGTCCTTGACGAAATCGAAGGGGCTGATACTTGGCCTTTTCTTCTCAATTTCCTCAACCTTCTTTGGTTCTGGCTTTATGCCAAGTACTTTAGCAAGTGTCATATCAATAAAGGTAATAACAGTCTAGAAGATGGCCTAATAAAGGTAACTTGTTGTATTCTCTTAACGCATCACACATTCCTTCGCTTATCGCCTCAGACACATCTTTAGGCATCATTTTTGTATCCGAAACAAGTTCTGAAAAATCGTGGTCTTTCAAATACTTGTTAACACGTTCTCTGTTGTTGTCCAACCAAGCAATAGCCCCAAGTCTGGCGTCTCCGCGCAGTCTTACTTTGTCAGCCATTTTCGCCTTGTGAAACGTTTTGAAACACACCATACTATTTGAAATCACAGGTAGCCATCAACTCAGTGAGACAAGCAATAGTGTTCAGTTCCTTGTCAGCCACGAAAGCCGACTTGTACTGACAGTCGTTCACCAACAAGACCAATTGGGGAACCTTGTCCACCTGTTCGTGAACGGCATCAAACAGGTTACGGAAGAAGGCATCGTCAACCTCATTGTCTACCACCCACTGACACATCTTCTTGAAGTCCTTCTCCTTCAAGATGTCAATCAATGGCTTGAGGTTGGTGTCTACCAACTTCCCGAGGATGCCTACATCAATCTTTCCACTCAAGCTGTAAATCTGAAGCTCACCAAGGATGCGGCGATAGTCCGGGAAAAACTTCAAGACAACCTGAACCAGCACCTTCTCGTCATACTCCACACCCTCTGCCGCCAAAATCTCCTTCAAACGAGCAAGGAACTTACTGGCCATCTTGGGCCGCTCGTCCTCAGGAATCTTAAAATCGATGACTGGGGCACGAGACAGCAACGCTGGCAACAAACGATTTTTGTTGTTGCACGTAAAGATAAAGCGACAGTTCTTGCTAAACTCCTCCATAAAAGAACGGAACGCTGGCTGTGTTGAGGTTGCATTCAGATACTCGGCCTCGTCAATAATAGCGACTTTAACCCCGCCGTTAAACGACACTGTCGTGGCAAAATTCCGAAGCTTGGTGCGAAGCATGTCAATGCCGTTTTCCTCAGACCCGTTGATGAAGATGAAATCACACCCCAGTTCCTCACACAAGGCTCTGGCTACTGTGGTCTTCCCGCTTCCCTTCGGACCATCAAAAGTCATGTTGGTAATCTGGCCATTCTTGACAAACTCGGTGAACGTGTCCAGCAAATGCTTCGGAAGGATACACTCTTTCACGGTGCGTGGGCGATATTTCTCAACCCACGGAAACTGCTCATCATTTGTATTCATTATACCTTCGAATCTGGTTGGGCCGCAATCCAATACTCCAAGGAAGTATCAACTGAGGCAAGATGAATGAAAAGATTGCTGTCAACAACTAGCTTATACGCACCCGGAATCACTTTGAAGATTTCCATAGGGATTCGAAGGTCAAACTCCTTCTCACACGGACCCAAATCTAACTGAAACGAATCTGCCGAACTTCCGTAGTTATCAGATTTTGGTGTACCAATGTACAATGTGGCAACCCCATTCTCACCAACAATCGATAGAACATCAGAAGCCAGAACCGCTGAAGACTTGATGATAGACAAAATGTCCTTATCAGTCAAGGTGGCAGTAAATACCTCGTTACTCTTTGGGCGTTTGGTTGACGCTTCTTTGATAAGGCTGGCATTGGAATACATAAAGTTGACCTTCTGTTTCCCCTGCTTTAAGACCGCTTTGTTCTCTTTGAACTCTACCTCGCAGTCCCCCATCATGGCCAAAATGCCAAGGAACTTTTGAAGGTCGTATATCGCAACACGATGCGGAAACTCTTCTGGAACCGTAACCATCGCACGGATTGATGGTCCAATGTCCATCGTGGCCAACTGATTTCCCGGCTTGATAACAATGCTTTGATTGATAGTCGAAAAATTCTTAAAAAACGATATGGTGCTTGCAGAGATTTTCATTAAAATGGTAACTCCTCTGAATGGCGAGTGTCGTGAACATGCAACAGGATAATGGCGTAGTGAATAATCTTCATGATGTCGGCTCTGTTATAGCCATTCTTTTTTCCATATCGCTGTGCATATTTGATGATGTTCCCCACCATAAACCCATCCCCGTGACCTTGGTCAATCACAAACTCCGTGGTTTGGAACTTGGACCGGGAATAATGTTGCGAGTATGTCTTGTCGATGTACGCCTTGACATCAGCCAAGGCCACACCCTCGTTGTACTTGTATGCAATAGACTCTGTCATGCGGCCACTCCGTCACGATGTGAAATGAGAACTTTCTTCTTCCGAGGCTTCTTCTTCGGTTCTTCCGCCACAACCAAATTCTTCGACTCCACAAGCTTTTGAATTTCTGCATTTCGTTTCTCAAGACGTTGTGCCACCTCTTCGCTCGTCATGTACAAATCTTTACCGTCTAGAATCTTCACAATTTCTGTCTCGGTGAGGAAATTGGAATATACATCACGCAAGAGCTTTTCTCCCCATTCTTTCGCAAAGGTGATGTGGTCGTGTAACTCTCCACCCTTACCCTCAACCTTGTTGGAGTAGTTATGAAACATGAACATAGAGTGGTTGGTAATCTCGTGGTTCTTTGCCGCCATAAAGAGGATGGTTGCGGCACTCATACACATTCCTTCCACAGAGGCGATAACCATAGCCTTTGTTTCACCCAACACTCGAAGAAACTGAATCGCGGTGAATAAACTCCCACCCTCTGAATTGATATGCAGATAAATGATGTCGTTTTCTCCCGCATTACGAATGACTTCAAACATGTCAATGTACTCCTCAGGTTGTTTGATAGACCCTGAAATGTACAGCTTATGAATTTGGCTTAACGTCTTCCCGACAAACATATTATTTCGTGAACCGCTCATGTACTGTTCCTCTTCATCCATGTAGTTACCTCTCATTGTTGAGTTTGTTTCTCTCAAACTTCTTGATGCGTTTTTTGACCTTATTTACCGCCCGTTTCATTTTAAACGATGATGCCCACTGAGTAAACAACACGCCTTCCATATGGTCATATTCATGAAGGAATATTCTTGCCCCAAGACCCACAAACTTAGATACGACAACTTCTCCACTTACATTCTGGTAGGATGCAGTGACTTCTGTTGGGCGTTTTAGATTCAAGGAGAACCCCGGGAGAGACAAACACGCCTCCTCCATAACCACCGTTTCCTTGGATACCCCAACGATTTTTGGGTTAAAGATGTTTAGTTGGACATCCTTACCACCAAACACAAATACCCGATACGGCAGACCTATCTGGTTCGCAGATAGTCCCACCCCACCAAACTTCAACATGGTTTTGAACATCCCATTAGCCAATGTTTCGGCGTGGACCCCATCTTGCTCAAAATCGAACTCGGGTGGTGGGGTGGTCAGTCTTTCATCATCGAAAGGTACTAGGGAGAGACGGTCGAAGTCAAGCCCCTCTACAGAGAACTTCTGTGGGGGAATGTAAGCACCCACCTCACGTTGATTATACATATTATCGCTCCAAAACAGAGAAATTGTTCTTTTTCACGAAGTGTAGTACGTTACTAAACTTATCCGCCATGATATCAGGCTTGTGTGAGATAACCCATACATTGGTCTGTTCCCCAATGACCTTCAGAAGATTTACTACGTAATCCGTTCCATCTGCATCCAAACTGCTGTCGAACACCTCGTCCAAAATCAAAAGGTTGGTGCTGGTACTATTCTTCATCTTTGCAATGGTGCGCCATGTGAAGACCAAGGCCAAGTCAATACGCTGTTTCTCACCCTGACTGAAGCTCTCGTAACTGAACTCGTCCCGGTGGCGAGATTTGATAGTCTCGCTGAACTGTTCGTTCAACTCAAAGGATACAAAGAAATCCATAGCGTGAAGATACTTGTTTACCATCTGATTGATGGCTGGAAGGTATTGCTTGATGATACGAGTCTTAACACCACCATCCTTCAACAAGGTCACCGCCACATCATGATAATCTTTCTCTTCCTTTAGTTCAGCCTTCTTTGAAGTCATGGTCAACACTTCAGATGCCATAGTACGAAGCTTGGCCTTCTCCTCTTCAATGTTGCCTCCCTTTTTCTCCAACTCAGACTTCTCTTTGACGAGAGTTTCCATAAACCGCTGAAGCCCAAGCTTTTCACTATTCTGCGAGGAAATCTTGTTAGTCAAGAGTGCAATCTCTCCCTCCTGTTTCTCTACCTTATCCGACACCACTTTCTTCTCTTGAAGTTTGGTGGTCAGGTCTTCTAATGACGTATCAATAGTGGTGTGACGTAGGGTTACTTCCTCTGTATGAATTCGGTGGAGATTCTCACCAATCTTGTCACGCTCCGTATTACACACCTGAATTATCTGCGTGATATCGGTGCGATGTTGTTCAACCGAATTGACATGTAGTTGGTGTGATACCGAACCCAACTTTTCTCGTTCCACAACTGCCTCAGTCAGCCCCAAGACCGTTTCATCATATTCACGCTTGACTCGCGCCTGATGTTCGGTATGCGCCGTTTCCCCCAACGTTTTACGCCGAGCAACAAGCTCAACTATCGTGGTGGTGATATCATCAATCTTTTTGTTTGACTCCGCAACATGGTCTTGACGCAACTCTTCACTGATGTCTTGTTGACAGGTCGGGCACGTGGTATGGTCCGTATAAAACCCACAGGTCTTCGTGATGTTTATCTTGTCTTTCTCCAAGTCCCGAATTGTTGCGGTAATCTCTAGTATTTCAGGGAGAACCGAACAGCTTTTACAAGCAGTATATTCCTCTGGAAGAGCCATTGCCTGATTCGCAGACGTTTCTTTTCTCGTCAAATCTCGAATTGTTGCATCCAAGTCCAAAATCGCTGGCAAAGTAGAACACACCGGACAGTTGATGTACTTCTCTGTCAAGGTTGGAATTGCATTGTACTCCTTGTTCAAATCCCGAATTTTGGCATTGACTTCTAACAAGTCCGGATGAATTACACACACCGGACAGAGGGTATGATTCTTGGAAAGCTCCGCTAAGGATGTTAGCGACTTCTTCTCTTTCTCCAAGTCTCGAATCGACGCATGAATTTCCTGAATTTCCAATCGCAGACCAGAAGTATCACCAAGAATATCCAATAACCTGTCTCTATCTTCCGCAAAAGATTTGATATGAACGTCTTTTTCTCTGATGTCATGTTCGGCCTCGGCAATCTTCTGATTCAACTCATCAATGCGCTGTTGCCTATCCGCTTGCAGGGACTTGATGTAGTTGTCTTGAAGCTTCGTCTTGGCTATATTTATGTTCAAGTCACCCTCAAGGGTATTCAAGGCATCCTTGAGGTCCGACACCTTCTCTTTCAAGAGATTGTTCATCACCGTGAAGATTCTAATATCCAGAATATCTTCAATGATTTCTCGGCGGGAAGCCGCCGAAAGTTCCATGAACGGCGTAAACGAAGCCACACCCAAAATCACAATCTGGGTAAAGGACTTGAAATTCAACTTTAGAATGTTCTCTTCTAGGTGCTTCTGGTAATCCTTTGACGCGGCATCTTGGTCAATCAGAACGCCATCTTGATAGATTTCAAAGAGATTGGGCTTAATCCCACGCACAATCTTGTATTGCCGCTTACCCACCACAAACTCAATTTCAACCACACACGCCTTTTGGTTGACGCTGTTCACTAACTGTGGCTTATTGATGTTGCGAAATGGCTTGCCAAACAGAACGAAACACAAGGCATCCAACATAGTGGATTTTCCTGCGCCGTTCTTCCCCACCACAAGATTGGTGGGGTGTTCATCGAACTTGATTTCCGTAAATACATTCCCCGACGACAGAAAGTTTTTGAAACGTAGGGTTGTAAAGTTAATCACTTATATGTTCTCCACATTTTGTGCTTCAATATATAACGTTCTCATTAAAACCTTGAGTCGTGATTTCTCCAAAGAAATATCAGCGTCATCAATGTAGTCGGATAGAATGCTGGCAGTATCTTCCAAGTTAACCTCGGTGTCATCAGAAGTCAACCCCTCTAGGTCAATCAAATCTTCAATGATTTTCAAATCCAGCACACCCGCGACATACAGCTTTTCAACCAATGCATCGAACTTTTTGTAGTCCGTTTTATTCACCACAACTATCTTGACCATACACCCCTTGTACTGTTTTGCGTCAATCTTCTGGTCTTGAGAGTCATCATAGTGAATTTTCTTGTGCATGACATTGGGATTTTTGATAAACTCTAACTCCAACGTATCCGTGTCCAGAACGTGGAATCCTTTATCACTCCCAAAATCATCCCACGTTTGCTCGTAAGGACAGCCCAAGTAATGAATGTTTCCCTTGTGACTCTTATGATGAAAGTGTCCGCTCAAGACCAAATCAAACTTACTGAACATCGATGCATCAAACCCATGTTCGCACACTTGACCGTTGGTCATTTTAAACCCAACAATATCAAAATGGCCCATACACACGGTTGCGTCAGTTTTCTCAAGAAACTTGAGTGTTTCTTCCCTATTGTCTTCCGTGACCCATGGAATCATCGCAATCTTTCTTCCACCCATTACAAGCTCTTTTGGTGTGAAAATCACGTACTTTGAATCATAGTCATAGTCACTCCCCAACAACAAATGAATGGCATTGACCCGATTGGTGTTTTTGTAATACACATCGTGGTTTCCGGGAATGATACGTAATCCGTAATCTGATACAGGGCCGTTGAAATATTCAAAACAGTTATGCAACGTTTGATAGTTTACAAACTTTCTCCTATCAAACAAGTCGCCCAAATGAAACACTTCTTGAATGTCATGTTCTTCTAAGTATGGGAAGAATTGGTCTGTGAAAAATCGACGGGCGGCGTTATCAAACGCCTCCGAATCCCCGCGCAACCCAAAGTGTGTGTCGGTTACAATGGCAATCTTCATGCAAACGTAGCCTCAAGAACCTCGACGCCAGCCAGTTCCACAACACCCTCTGTTTTTTGGTTTAGCATGAGAGAGAAATCCTCCTTAATCATTTTGGACAGTCCTTCAAGCGATACGTCATCCATCAACCGAACGTCAATCAATGACTCGGTTTCCATGATGATAATGACGTTTCCAAGAGGGTCAAACCGAGAAATCAGAACGGTGTCAGTCAACAGTTCTTCCAAATATTGATTGGCCCACTGCGTATCGTTCAACACGAACTGTTCCAGTTCGTCGTGTGACATCGCACTCGGATATGCACAGACAAACTTCAACGTTACATACAACGCATGACCCGAAAGGGGGCCATTTGTCTTGTAATCTCTGAAGATGCACCGAAATGGCGCACCACAAGTCTTGGAAAAAGAAGCTGGTTTCATGGTTAGCTCTTCAGAATTTTCAATAGGTGGTTGGTCTGATGCATGGCATCATCCAGCGCATTGTGATAAGTGCCCTGACGGTCGTCCTCTGGAAGCTTGACCACTTCCTTCATTGTGCGATAACAACGGTCATGCCAGTACTTCCATGGGCGAATCAACCCAACCGCATCGTATGCAGACGCAACAATGACGTTATCAAAACTCGCCCCACATCCCCACGTTGGGAGAGAGGTTGAGCCATACCACTTGGAAAATTCGACAAGGACTTCCTTCAATGGCTTGGCGTCTTTGCGGAGAGCATCCATTACCGACCGTGGCTGTTTGGACCACCACTCTACCGTTGCCTTACTAATCTGTAGACCAACCGCCGTACAACTCTTGGCGTCGATGGTGCAATAGAAGCTGTCTACAATGGGATTTGGGGCATCGTCGTTCAACGAGAACTTGACCGCACCAATAGAAACAATCGCGGCGTTTGGTGCCGTACTCATTGTCTCTAAGTCTATCATAACATTTAACAATCTGCTCATAATCTACCTCACTTGGTTTTTTTAGCCTTGGTCATGTATTTAGGCCGCTTTGTCATTTCGGGGGCCTTTTCCCGCTGTTCACCCAATTCCACACTAGCTTGGGTTATTTGATTCTTCAAATAATCGATGTAAGGCGTCTCGTATTCACCCTCGTCATGGGCTTGCCGAATGATGTCTTCGACGCCCAATGTTTCGATGTATCGATACTTGGTGTTGAGTTGACGCTTTTCTTTCTGTATTCTCCGAATAAAAGCATACCACACAATCTGGCTAAAATAAGCAAAGGCATTGGTAGATTTCTTTGGACTAAAGTTGTTGACATAAATCAAACAGTTTTCTATGCCGTCTGATATCATTTCATCAAGAAATGTGTAATTATTGAAGTTTGGGCGGTGTGCCATATTGGTGGCGATTTTGATAAAACATTCTCCAATATATTCGGAGAGAAGCGGGAGTTCTTGTTTCAATCGTTTCGCCCGTCGTACTGCAACCCCATGCTTCTTTAACTCTTGCAAAAATCGTTCATTGTCTATATAATGAATCCGTTCCTTTTTCATATATCTCCTAGTTATCATTAAGAAAATGAATCGGCTTACCCGGGTTGACATCGGTCAACAGGTTGTAAATCGCCGTGTTCATGGCGCGTTCATCCTCTTCCCTATCGATGAATTTTTGTGCATCCTCCAACTCTTCCAAATATTTAAGATATTCGAACTTCATTGTTTTTGTAAGGTCACCCATCGTCAAAATGATGTCTGTGGGCATAACAAAATCGGTGGAATTGCTACACCCAATCCACGGACGCAGAAGGAATAGCTCTCCCACAACACTCTCTGCCTTAGTCATCTGTTTGTGCAACACCGCCAACACAGGCTTGTGTAACGTAAGGTAGGATTCAGACGCAACCGAGGTAACGTTTCGGCTCATGGTGCAGAGGATGTTTTCTCCGGTCTTTAAGCGAATGACCTTAAAAAACTCCTCTCCATCGTCCCTAAAGGGGGACGGGGATGACTCGGTAGGAAAATGACTCTTCATTATATATGGTTATCCTTTCTGCTAAGTGAAGTAAGGTGTGATTTTGTCTGCTCTTCCATGACAAGTCGTCGCCAATGTCATACAGCGTACACGAATTTTTTTCGTCTCCCAAACGCAACCCACGGCCAATAGATTGAAGATTTCGAATGCGGGATTTTGTTGGGGATGCGGCAATGATGTTATGGATGTTACGAATATTCACACCCGTCGAAAACACACCAGAACTCGCAACAATAATAGCATCTGTCTCTTTTTCTGTGATAGCACGAATCTGTTCTCTGGTTTCCGTGTCTACCTTTCCGTGGACAAAAAATACCTTGCGCGACCCAGCCTTCTCTTGAATCATATCGTACAACAACTTCCCGTGTTTCTCCACATACGTGAACAGTAGTAGAGTGTTAGTGCTTTGGTCAAGAGCAAGATTACGGATGAACCGATTGCGTTGGGGGTGAGAAATCAAAAAATCAACTTCATCTTTATATTTCTTCTTACTAACCCGTTTGGTATCTGGGTCAACATCGCGGAAGGATTTTCGTACTGCCTCTGGATACTTCAAGACCAAGACCTTGATGTTCAGCTTGGCAATTTGATTGGCATCCATCAGTTTTTTCGTTGTCGTAACACTTAACACCGACCCAAACAACCCCTCAAGAACCATCTTGTTGGTTTTGCTTCCGTCCAAGGTTCCAGTCGTCCCGATTTTATATGGAGTGTCTACACTCTTCTCTAAGAGAGATACCAACGACTTTGCTTTAAACTGGTGGGCCTCGTCTCCAAACATCACATCAAAGTTTGAAAAGAACGAATCCGGCATTTCATAGATACTCTGCCACGTGCTAATAATCACCGGGGCATCATAGACTTTTTCCTGACCACTGTAGATTTTGTGAATATGCTTCACATCAAACCCGTAATCAGCAAAATCTGAGGTCATCTGTTCAACCAATGAGGTGGTTGGTACCACAATCAACTGCTTTCTACCTTTGGCCAAATGCCAACGCATAATCATGTAGATGATGAGCGATTTTCCACTGGCGGTTGGTGACAACAACAGGGTTCGCCCACGCACAATTGCCTGATGTGCGGCCTCCAACTGATAGTCCCGGGCCTCAATCGATTCACCACGGGCCGTGAGATTCAACGACTCAACAAATGCGTAGAAATCATCGTAGGTCAATTCATCTGCGGTAATCTGGATTTGATTGTCCAGAGTGTACTCGTTCCGTTCACACAAGGCATGAAGCTTGGGCAACAACCCCAAGTAGAGTTCACCCGTCCACATGTTAAGCAGTTGAATTTTACCAGACCACATACCACACTTGTATTTCGGCATGTGTTGATAGCCCGGAACAAAGAACGAAAACGCATCGCTCAGTTCTTGCAACACATAAGGTTCTGCCTGAACCTTCATGTATACATCATTTTTCTTAATGACCTGTACTACGGGCCTCATAGTCCCGCCCGGAACTTTTCAAATTCGAGCGCGGTCTTCACATCCCACCCACGACTTGAAATCGATTTCATAATCGACTCAATCGCATACACCGTGTTCCGAAGATACTCAATCTTATCTATTTGTTTGATGACAAGCTCGTCCTCGGATATGACGCGCTCCATATCGCTTTTAAGCACGGCACTAAAGAGATATTGGGGCCATTGGAGTTTTTCCAAGTCTTCTTGTGACATCTTACCAGAATACCACACCCGCTTGTTTCGCTTCATGTGAGAAAGCTCAGACTCAGCCTTTCTTAGCTGAAGTTTGTATTGCATCAAATGCCCCAAATACTTGGCGTGAAGGCGGGGAATCCTCGCCGCCTCCTGACCAAGATTGAGTTCATTCACGACACAATCTTCCTTCCACATTGCTTCAAGCTCAGTAAGCTTCATTATGGGTAGACCGCCCAGAAAAGCAACACAATAGACAACACCAACAACGCCCAGTGAAAAACTGGGGGTGGTGTTTCATTTTTGTCTGCGTCTATAAACTCGGTAAGAAACATAATATCCTCGCTGAATCACATGTCGAATATTACACGGCAACACCGTGTTTGTCAAGGGGTTAGGCCACTTCACTAAAAGTGAAATGTCTAAACTTAAACTCAACCGTTGCTTGAAAATACTCCGGGTTTTCCACAGTCGAATCAAACTCTACTGCGCTAAGAGAAACCGGGAAGCAGTCAAAGTAGCTGAACACCGCCACGGGGGTGTTGTTTGACCCCATGACCAACAAGGTAGCATCGCTGAGTTGAGGGCCTTCTGAACTTTGTGCGACCAGAGGGAATCGATAGGCTTGTGACCCAACCAAGTCAATAAATTCCTGTCGTGTTGTCGGGAAGCCCAATCCTATCATCCAGTTGTAGAGTTCGTAGTAGTCTCCCAAAGACTCTTGAATCATGAACTTCAAGACGAGATTGCCGTAGACCAACTTCTCACCCGGATGAGGCATGTCATAGTATGGGGTGGTCTGTTCTGCCACCCCTAGGGTGATTTCCGGGATGTTGGCCGTTTGGACGAAATACGTCACTTTTGGTAGGGTTTGGATGAGAAACCTGAAACCATTGGGGCGTAAGTAGTTGATATCACTTGGGTTACGTTGGTCCCATTGAAGATTTGAGATGTCGATTTTACTTCTCGTGGTCGTGACAGTCATCTGTATCCTTGGAAGTTGTTACAAACACCCCTTGACATCGGGGTTGACAGGTGATAGAATCAGGGTGTAGCCGTTGTAAGCCATAGAACACCCTACTCTAAGGGTATTTATACACTGTCTCTCGGGAGGAAGAATGGAGTGGTACGAATTGGATAGTCAAAAGATGAGACTCGCATTACATTTTGCGTGGTTCACTTTGACCACCCCAAGAGTGTGGTGGTTCTGTTTGAGACATCCAATAGTTGCATGGAATGTTTTCCTATTGGGGGTTCATTTGGGAAAACTGGAAAAAGAAATACTTCTAGAGAAAGACTCTAGCGTCTCATCGGCCTGACGATACTAGGCTGAAATAGCAAGGAGATAATATGACCAAGATTATGCCAGTCCACGTGAAGCTAAACAACACACAAACCAAAGTAAAGGTGAAAGCCGAAGATTGGCCTTCAGGACAAATTGTTCCAAGTTCCTACAAACTCCTTTTAGAAGATGACGAAGGAATTCGAACAGTAATGTACATTTCCCGGGATGTCATCGAACAACTGATGGATACTAAGTTGAGATTTCTATGAAACTCTACATCATTGCGTCTTCTGAAGAGAACGCTCTAAGCAGATTCTTAAAAGGGGAAGGGATAATTGAGGAGGATGTTGCTCTTCGTGACTTTCAAAAGTTTGCCAGATATTACGAGAGTCTCTATTACATCGACATTCCAATTTCAACCCGTGTTCCATCCCAAAAAAGACTAGATAAACTAAAACAGGAGACATGATGATACCAACAGTAACACTCAGCCCAGAGTTTTACCTAACTTCTCCGACAAATCTTGCGTGTTTTCATGTGATAGATGAAAAAGGAAAGACGATAGGAGTTGTTACCAAACAACATTTCACAGAAACCGTAGAAATGTTCATGATGACCGAGGCGCGAAATATCGCACAAAAAACTCTCGAAAAACAGGTAACAAAAGAAAGAGGGTCACCTTTCAAGGGGTGACCCTCTTTTCTGTCATGCAATCCGAAGATTACATCAGGTTCGAAACCTTGACCTTACGGAAGTACTGGTTGGCACCAGCGGTGAAGGTCATTGCGTCAGGAGTTCCTGTCTGCAAACCGTTCGTGGTGACGAATGGGTTGCTGACCATGCCGTAACGGGTCTTGAAGCCAATCTTCGGCTGGAAGCTGTTCGGGTCAGTCGCACGAACCATCTGAAGCGGTACGTATGGGCAGTAGAAGATACCAGCGTCATACGGGGTCTTGCCCTTGTAACCAACTACGTAGAACTGTGCGGCGGCTGAAATGTTCGCGCTGTACGGGTCAATGAAGACCTTGAAGCGACCGTTCAACACACCTGCAAAGGTATTACCTGTGTCATCAATCTCAAGGTTGTTGGTCAAGCCAGTTGCGTAATCCAACTTGCCTGCCATCGCCAATGCCGAGCCAACGTCAGCCGACACGATGATGAAGTTACCCTTGCCACGACGAGTCTGCTGGCCGATAACGTTTGCGTCACGCTCAATCTGGAACATCAAGCCCTTGAAACGCTCCACGCTCCAACGACCGTTTGAGTCAACGTCAAGGTTGAACGTTCCCGGTACTGCGGTAGAAGCGGCACCAACCTTTGCAACCTTGTAGATGGTACGGACGACTTCACGGTTCACTTCCGCAAGCATTTCCTGCGAAAGAATGTTTGACAACTCGCCTTCGGCATCAGCACCGTGGACCGCCTTCAAGTCCTGTGCCAATTCGATGGTGTACTCACCCTTCAAAGCGCGTGACAACGCGGTGACTGAAGTCTTCTCAATGCTGAAAGTCATTTCAGCGAATGAGCCACCTGAACCACCTGTGCCCAAAGCTTCGGCATCAGCAGTTGCCAATCCAGTACCAGTGGTGTACGGGTTACCGTCCACAGGGTTAGAACCAGCGTGTGTGCCTGTACCTGAGAAATCAGTATCGGCTTCGTTGAACAACGCTTCCAAACCAGTATTGCTACGGTCGGTGCCGTACTTGCTCTTCAACGCGAAAATCAAACCTGTTGGGCCAGTCATCGGCTGAACGCCGCAAATGTCATACGCCATCAAGTTCGGAAGTGAACGACGGACAAGCGAGATAAGAATGGGGTCATACTTATCAATTCCGGCAGAAGCCGAAATGTTGTTCGCTGGTGCATCTTCGTTCAACATCTGTTCCTGTGCGCGAGCTTCGCGGAACTGGTTTTCAAGAACGATGGTCGTTACGTCCTTACGGTACTGGCTAGTAATCGGGGCGAACTTCGCGTTCTCAAGAACTGGTGCCCAACGAGTGTCTAGCTTACTCTCTTCGATTAGATACATGTATTTCTCCTTTTGATGAATTTACTTTTGAATCACGTTAGTATTTATGCAATCCAGAATTTCTAGAATCGCGGTTTTCCAGAAATCTTGGCATTCAATGCCGCAATCTCGGGGTCAACTGCCTCAGAGATAATCGCCTCTGACCCATCCACTTCTTCCACTACATTCTGCGGGGCAGAAACACTACCCGAGAACAAATTCTTCTTGACGATAGATAGCTTGTCGGTGAAAGACTCTTCGTCTTCAAAAGTCACTTCTTCAATCAAAGAAACGAACTTTTCTACCTGCGTCTTGGCCATGCCCTCAGTTACCTGAGAGACAACCTTGTCGCGCTTCAACGCAATCAACTCTTCCGCCAAGGCAGAAGCGTCATTAAGAATTTCCTCATGTGACTCTGCAAGAGAATCCAAGGCTTCCTGCATTTCACCGATTACATCGTACTTCTCATCGGGGACCGTGATGTAGTTCTCGGCAAAACAGGTGTGTAGACTTTCCATGAAGTTCTCCGCAATCTCGGTGCGAAGCATGTTCTCTACGGCGACTTCGTTGTCAGCAATCCACTGTTCTGCAACCAACGTCAAATACGCATCGATTTTCTCAATCAGCGCATTTTCGTTTTCGGCAATAATCTCAATCGCCTTGGCCGCAATCGCGTCCTCGACCAATGACATTTCGTGGGCAACACGAGCAACAACAGCGGCCTCGAACAACGCAGTTGCCTTATTCTTGAACTCTTCGGTCAAGTCTACTTCCTCAGAGAAAAGATTGGCAACGTCACGCTCAAGCTCTTCCTTCTTCAGCTTGGTAAACGCTTCCTTCTTATCCTTCTTCTCTTTATCCTCGTCCTCGTCTTCGTCGTCGTCCTCTTCCTTCTCTTCCTTCTTCTCGGTCAATTCAGACTCTTCGACTTCCTCAGTCTCTTCGACTTCTGTCTCCTCGACTTCCGTCTCCACCAACTCTTCGTCGGTTTCGGTTTCTTCCTGATGCACGTTACCCTTTGATGAAGACATGTTCACCACAGAGGCAGGGTCGGAAACTGTCTTGAAATTCGGAGCCTTACCAACCGGACCCTTCATTGCAATACCAGCCTTGCCCTTAGCCTTTCGGAATGCTGGCTCGCCCGGGTCTTTGCCAAGGTCTTGTGAAGGAGCATCCTGTGAGCTACCCTGCTTGGATGGCTTCTCTTCAAATGCACCAACCTTCGCACCCAACGGTGCAAGGCCAGCATTTGACTTACGGATGGTCTTTCCACCACCGCTTCCCTTCTCTAGAACCTGAACCTCAGGCTTCTTTGAAGACCCCTGTGACGGAGAATCCGACTCACGGTTCTTGCCGTATCCGGGATATGCTTCAAGTAGGCCCATCATCTTTTTCTTAAGTGACATTTATGCTCTCCTAAAATTGGTGTGACATATGTTTGTATTTATACTCGGACGTTCTTTCACTTGCCTTAAAACCCCTTCAAAAATCTCTCAAATGCTAACATTTTCACTTCAGCCAACTGATGCTTTTTGGCCTTGGTAATCATTTCTTTAATCTCTTCCTGCTCCTGAAAATGCCATTCTCCCTTTTTGCTATCGAAGAACCATTCACGACCCTCCATGATGCCCTGCACAAAGGCGTCTGGGGCAGACGGGTCAGCCACGATATCAGCGGCAGTTGCAAGATAGAAATCATTTTGCACCTCGTTGATACCATTAGAATTCAACTTGAGTGTGCCAAGTCCACGTGACGAAACACCGAACTTTGCCCCCTCGTCAATAAAGGTTTTGACAATTTTACCCATCGGGGTGTCCATGATTTTGGCACGACCAATAAAGTTATTTCCATCTTCTTTCAACGAGGTAATCATGTGAGACACGCGGTCCATGTTGATGGTGGGTCCGTTTGGATGTCCCAGTTCACCAAAGGCTCGCTTGGCCTCTACGTAGTTCTTGTTGTAGGATTCAACTTTTTCTCTCAGGGTGTTCATGGGATACAACCGCTTGTTTCGGTTAGCGATGTTCCCCTGCAAGTACACACCTTCGATGAAATACGTCTTGCTCTCACCCTTTCCCTCGGTAAGAACTTGAACCTCTTCGTTAATCTCTTGAATAATCTTCATGATTAGCCGTCCTGATTGAAGTTGCGGTGCTGTGTGTTGCCATATCCAGACACCTTTAACAATTCCAAAATGACTTGTCCACCACCCGCAGGAATGGTGACGGAAATGTTTGATTCGTTTTCTTGCGTGTCTGAAAACCCGTTAAACTGTTCACCCCACGCCCCAATCAATGAAAAGACGGTTACACCATTTCTCACAACAGTTGCCGCCGTTGCACCCGGAATGCACCAATGTAGGCCCATAATATCTACACGGGGATTATTCGCCACTTCATTTGGACCAAAAAGTAATGTGGTAGCTAATGTAATAGTTTCTGTACTAGCCCCAGATACTTTCACCACACAATGAATTGGTGTTTTCTTCAGTACGGTTATAGCCATCGGTTATTCCTCTTTCGTAGTTGGGGTCTTGGGGGTACTCTTTTTCGATGCCCCTTTCTTCTTTGGTTCTGGTGCGGGTGTTGCTTCTGGCTTTTTTTTAGAAGCGGGTTCTTCTTTCCGCACCTTTTTCGCACGTTTGGCGATTTCCGCACGAGCGGACGCAATCTTCGCATACTTTTCACGCGAATCGTTGTATCCCGCATGATATTCCGCATGTTTCAATGCCTTATGAGCATTCTTTTCTGCCTCGGCCTTGTTACCAACCGTGGTGTGTGCTTTTGCCAACGTGTAGCGTTCCTTGTAAGCACCGTAAATCTTATCTCTTGAGATTTCGTGAAGAATTTCTTCAGGCATCATACGCATACCAGCATTCATTCCGGCTGGCATGGTCGGGAGTTCCTTGGCAACCACATCGGCTCGCTTGTCTTTCTTGTTTCCTTTGGCAGGAATGACTTCTTCAAACGTCATGCGCTTTCCCGACGCTGTATGCGGAACGCCTGATGATGACGTTCGCATTTCGTGCTTGGCATCAAGGTCGCGGAACTTATTTTTCAAGGTGCGGTTTTTGGCAATGCGCTCTTCTTTCTTGGCTTTCGTTGGCGTCATGCCCTTGGCTTCGTGCAAGGTTCCATCGATACCCACACGGCGTACTTCTGCCGTCTCTTTGTTCTTCTTGGTATATTTATGTGCGAGAGAAGGCGAATCTTCTCGCGTGGCGGGATTTAGCTCTTCAGAAAGTTCTTCCGCATCTTCTTTCAGGTTGTGCCAACGGTTACCGTATTTCTTCAAATACTTACTGGGGGTCAAACGCTTTCGAGGTTTGGTTCCCGTCGCCAACCGCTTTGCCACACGATTGACGACTTCTGTCAACTCTACACCTTCCTCCACGAGTACATCGTGGAGGATATCTTGTAGAGCCTCATGTGAAATAGGTTCCATGTTAGCGATTCTTTGCGGTCATCTGGTCAACCATGCTGGCAGACGATGACTTTTCGTGTGCGGCCTTGTCATACTCACCAGACTTCTTCATACCCTTTTTCGGCGGAACACCCTTCTTGGTGAACCCAGCGGCCTGTGGCTTCCATAGGCTGGCTTCTGCGATTTCAAGCTGTTCTTCCGTGAGATTTACCCCAAAGCTGGATAGGATGTCTGCGACATCTTCCTTTCGAACACTCTTCCCGCGAATCTGAAGCTTGAGGTTGGCGGCACTGCCGTTCTTGGTGCCAATACGATTCAACCCAGAACGCTTCCAGAATACCTTAGCCCCGGCAAAATCACCGCGATGCTCTGCTTCCTGTGCCTTGTGTGCGTTGGCATCCGAGGTAGAAATCTTGCGGCCCTCGCCACTCAACTTCGCCTCTTCCAACTGCTCTTCCGTCAACTCAACGCCGATGTCGCCCAATACAGCAATAAGATTTTCTGTCGTCACTTCCTCTGGTGTCTCAAACATTCCAGCGGCAAGCTCATTCTTAAGACCATCTAGCATGTAGTCAATCTTGGCTCCCATGACAGACTGAAAGATTTCATCTGCATCTTCACTATCGGTGGAGATAGCCGACATAATAGCCGCTGGGCCAACTTCAAGAATTTCTTCTGTGGTCATATCCTGTTCTGTTTCCATTTCTTCCTCGTTGAGTTCGGTTTCTTCTACAACATACTTTTTATGTGAACCTTGAAACTTTGTTGGCTTGTATGCAATGGGCTTTGAACTTCCACTCACCTCATCCCACAACGCAGAAGAGGCTTTAGAAATGGCATCGACAGAACCACTCACGTGGTAAATAGTCTCCTTTTCGTCTGGCAATGTTTCAATGCTATGTACCTGAATTCCGTGCTTCTTCAGGACTTTGTCTGCACACTTTGACATAAACTCCGTAGTTCCACGGAACTCATGGGTTGCGCCGTACTTCATTTCGTTTATTGCAACTGACCCTTCATCTTTTTTTGACATATCATTTTCCTCTGAAGTCATTTTTCGTGGGACAAACTTATATTTTCCATATTTCTGACGAAACTTCTCTTGGGCGCGATTACGATTGAACACGTGGTCCATTCCACGACCACCTTGAGCAATCTCTCGACCATCACGCTTGGACCCATCACCTTCTTGCGTTCGTGCCGAGGTATCCTTGAACCACTGGTTTTTCTTGGATTTGTTTTCGGAATTTCTTTCGTTCAACAATTTTGACATTACTTAGGCTTCCCGGCTGATGACCCACCCGCAGGAGCCTTGGCCTTTGGCTTTTTGGGTGCAGTCTTAGAAGTGTTGGGTTTTGGTGCGACAGAGGCTTTCAAGATGGGTGACTGGGGGTCCAACATCGGATTTCCACCACCCGGAATCATGCCACCCATACCCATGGGGTTCGGTGGGTCTTTCTTGATACCTTCGTTGATATCCTTGATTTCGTCATCGGTCATGTTCAATACTTCCTTCATGCAATACTTCATATCAACAAACAATCCCTGATACGGAGCAATCAACCCAAGCAAATCAAAACGCGACCGAAGAATCTCTTGCTTCTTGGACTCGGCATAGTAGGCATCCTGAGCAAAGTCGTAACGAATGTCATATTGAATGTCTTCCCATTCCTGACTGGTCATGACATTGGTCAACAACAACTCGGTCTGTACCAAATCGTGTATAACCGTGCTGAACTTATTCTGCAACTTGTCAATGAACTTGACAAACTTCAACTCGTCTCTGGTGATTTCAGCGGCACGACCAAAGTTCAACCCACCTTGCTGTTCCAAACGAGACATCGGAACGTTTAACGCCTGATAGAGTTTCTTCTGGAAGTAAATAACGTCTTCGATTTGACCAAGGTTATCACCACCCGGGAGTGTATCGATTTCGGTGCCCTTTCCACCTTCACGACGGGGCAACCAAAAATCTTCCAGCATCGACATGTACTTCTTGTCGTCTCGGAGTTCACCTGTGTTCGAATCGTAGACCAGTTTGTTGCGGTACCGATTCATCTGGTCTTTTACGTATTGCTCGGCCTTAATCTTTGGAAGATTACCCACATCGATGTAGAAAATTCGACGTTCTGGGGCACGAGCCAAACGGTAAATTACCAAGGCGTTTTCCATCATACGCAACTGGTTGGCTGGTTTAATAGCCTTGTGCATATAACTCAACACCATATTGTTATCTTGGTCGATTAGACCAGACGGTGCATACGCAATAGAATCCTTTGTAATCTTCAATCCCTGTGTTGATATTGGGGTAGATGACCCACGGGTCGCCGCTACACCAGAGGAATTGTATACGAAATATTCTTCAGTTTTCTTGATGAAATCCACACCAGTCTTTAAATCTTTTTCTCGGTGGATTTCACGAACCTTCTTGATTTTTCTTGGGTCGATGTATCGAATGTCTTTCAACCCTTCCTTCTTTTTGGTGACATCGATGACTTTATGGAAGTGGATTCGCCCATCGATGTACCACCGACGGAAGTAATCTTGTGCGCGTTTATCCAACTTCATCAACCGTTCAATTTTATGAAACGCCTTTTCTATGTCTTTTTTGATATTGTCTGATAACTTAACCTTGGTCAAGTTAATCTTGATTGGCGCATCGTTGTCCACGTTCGCAATCGATTCGTTGACGATATCTTCAATAGCCATGTCCACATCGGCCATCATAGAAATGTCACGATATTTCTTGATTAACTCTCCTTCTGTCTTTGCCGCACCGTCAAGGTCAAGATAAGTCGCAAAGTGACCACCTGCTCTAAACGTATCATACGCTCCATCGTCAGAAGGAGGAACAAAGCTTTTTTGCGCTTGTTGTGGCTCCTCCTGACGAATTGTGTATCCAAAAATATCAAATGCCATTATGTGTCCCGATTAAAGGGTGCTATTACCGATTGACGCCAACGGCGTTATCGTTTGCTGGAACCACTCGTGCAAAGCTAGGGTTGAGAATCTCAAAAGACTGATATTGGAACGTTACGGTGAATTCTGAGATAACATCGTTGGACCCATACGACAGACCAACTTCAGATACCGTGATGGGGAATGCCCCATAGAATCCGTATGTTCTGATGATTTCGTTGTTTCGGTCCAGTTGCTCAACCGAAAAATCAACCATATACTTCGCAGGAAGTGTGACACCCCCGTTGTTGTCTCGGATGTTCATCATGTTTGACCACTGCTCAAACTTGCTACGCAACGACATTTTCGTGTCGTTGATAACAGTAATGGTCCATGGGTCATAGGTTCTTTCACCAGCAAGCTTGACTTCACGACCGCGATACTGCACAATCGTGGGGTTGACGTTTGATGCCGGAAGCGATGCCGCCGTCACCATTAGGTTGTCAGAATCCGCACTGGGAATTGGTGACGGGAAGTTTAACCATACCTTAAACTGGTTTGGACGCGCACCACCCGCGCCCAAACGAGTCTTAAAGTCGTTGATATTCATTAGTTCTGCCATCTATATTCTCCTTAAACTGTATATGTTAGGCACCCTGAATTTCTGTGAACGAAACACCCTCACGGGTTGCCACAAAATTCAAAGTGATGAAGTTGATGCTTCTCGTTGGTTTGATATAGATGTCAGCCACAAACTCGTTACCGTTGATTACTTCTTCGGTGTTGTTTGTTTCGTTACACACCACCATGAAATCCGTAACACCGCGACGAGACTTCACATCACGAAGGAATGGTTCAACCACGTTGCGGAAATACGAGCGGGTGAATGCATCGTTAAATTCGAACAACTGCGTCTCGCCAGCAATCGCAATGCTCTTCTCCAACACAATGAAGAGACGGCGCACGTTGATGCGGTCAAAGGCAGACGGCTTGGACAACAGCGTCTTGTCTCCCCACAGAACGGTTCCCTGTCCACGCTTGGTGATGACTGGGTTGATGCCATTCTTGTACAGGGTGTCACGGGCCGACTGCGTCGGGTTCCACGCCAACTTGGTCACGTTCTTAATCTGACCACGGGTCAAACCACCCGGACTCCACCATGGGTCGTTTGTGTCGTCAGTACGTGCCATCAAACCCGCCACATCAGGATTCAACGGAATCCAACGGTACACATCATTGTACTTATCGTACTGATACTTCCAGTTACCGTCCATAAATCCATATGAACTGTTTACGTTAAATGCAACCGCTGTTCGTTCTGTGACAATGTCTTCTGCCTCACTTCCGCCGTTGTTATACACAGAGGCCAATGAAGGGGAAACCGTCACCACGCAGTCCTTTCGGACTTCAGCGATGTTTTCGATGACATACTTACCAACAGCCATTGACCAATGACCCGTGAACAAAATGTTTACGTCAACAAGGTCTGCGTCAAGGAACAGGTCGTAACCCGCTTCAACGTTTCCAACAGACGGTGTTGACCCATCCAAACCACCAGCAAGCTTGCATACCACGGCACCATTCAATGTTTCAAATGTTGCTGATGACGCAGAACCCCAGTTATCGGTGTCCAACCATGCGGTAGGAGCGTCCATCCACCACACATAATCTGATGTGGCAAGAAGTTCCTTGTAATAGTTAGTTGCCCCGTCGAACGTCTTCGCGTCAACGGCCTTTGATGCACCAACAAACTTCTCAAGAATGGTTCCCGGGGTGCCCGTGAACAATCCGTCATGGTCTTCAACAATCATGTGAACTTCGTCCAATGACCCACCGAACTGTTCCGCGTAGGTTGAGGTTCCCGGTGCGCTGTCGAACAGGTCACGGAATACCCAGTATGCCTTACCTACGGCAGACGTAAAGACGTTACCTGCCGCGTTGGTACAGACAGCAGTAAGGGTGGCTGATGTGTCGCTGGCAATGGACAATACCGTACCAAGCAAAACACCACCGGAATACATCTTAGCACCGATGTGCAACTCCGTCAGGAACAATGTTCCGCTGGCTCCGCTCACCGTTGCGCTGTTGTTTGTGGTAGTAATCAAACCAGTCAAGGTCTTTTCGAATGTTGCGCTGTCAGCGATAGACACCCGAAGGCTGTTACCCAATAGACCCGGGTACTTCGCCGCAAACGGACCATACGCATCAGCATTGTCCGTGGAATATGAATCTTCCCATGAGGTGCTGTTCAACACTGCCACGGCAGAACCATCGGCCACCGCATTTACCGCACCAGACCCAACAACACGAACCAACTTCAGATTGTTGGCGTATGCAAGGAAGTTTGCGGCGGAAAAGAAACTGGTGTACGTGCTGGCGTTCGGCTTTCCGAAATACCGAATAAGGTTTAGCTCTGACGCGATATCCTGTACGTCAAGAACTGGTCCCCACTGAAACTGTCCAACGAACCCACCAATTGAGGTAGGAACCGAAGGGATAGTAGTAGTTAGGTCAGTTTCTACGACAGTAACGCCGGGAGAAAGTTGAAATGCCATTAGATTTGCTCCTATTTGAGATAATGAGTGTATTTACAATTCGTTTCCCCTTCATCACACTTTGCATTATCATTACGAGCGAGGAAAAGACACGGCTCTTATGCGAGGAATTGTTGTACTCTGTATTTATACTTTGAGGTTATTCGACATTACGCCAAACATCCCCTCCGTCTACAAAATATTCTTCTTCTGTACCGTCCTGAATAAGCCCAAACGGGGTCATTTCTTCCTCAATTTGCTTCATTTGTTCAGCATAGAGCTTCTTTCGAATGTTGATATCTGTCAATTCGGTAAAATATTGGTTGGTAGTCAGCCATCCGAACAACACCAATCCCATGGCCAAATCGTCTTCATACCCCTCGTCGGCCATGTAGACACCGTTTTTCTCAACAAATGTGGAAAACTCCTTGATGGTTTCCGCGTCAAAAAGCTCCATTTTGTGTTCTTCAAGGATGCTCTTGATTGCAAAACACCCCTGACGCTTCACACTCTTAGTGGTTCGTACCCCAAGGGTGGTCTGCTTAGAAAACCCCGGGCTGACATAGACTTTACCCTTTTCATTGACGGTGCTAATGATATTTTCATATTCATACTCGTAATACAAAATATCAACAATTTGTCCACCCGCATCGTTGATTTCTGCCAAAACATAGGCATCGTTGTAATCTTTAGCAGTTTTGTGAATGGCCGTTGGGTACAGCATGGGGGCGATGTCATTTCTTCGATATTTGGCGACAAACTTGTACGGAACCTCGGTTACATCGATAACACTGAATGCTGAAAAGTTGCCACCGACGCCGCGCCCCGTATCAGCTATCAACACATAGGTGTGTCCCTTTTTGGGTTCTTCGTAAACATCCAAATTCAAACTGGTTCGAAGAGGTTCAACAGATGACATGGTTGCCAATGTTTCTGCGTTAATAAGGGTGTTGGATGACCCCAAGAACTCACAGGCAACCTCTTGATTATATTTAACCGGACCCAGTTCACGCTTGCGTTCCAAGGCCCAAGCCTCGTCTCGACCCGGGATTTCCCAATACGGGATGAACAATGGCACAAAGTCGTTTTTCCCCGTTTTCGCTTCGTTCCAGAACTTCCAGAAATGATTGTACCCCAGTGGGGTAGAAGTCATGAGAATCTTCGTGGTTTTACCAGAAGAAATGGTCGGGAAGGCAGAGGCGAAGAATTTTTCTGCCAAGTTGTTGGCAATGATGGCCGCTTCGTCAATATACAACCAGTTAATAGACTTACCACGGATACCACTCGTGGTGGTCGCGGCGGCAAATACCTTACTGCCGTTCTCAAGAATAACGCTACCTTCGTTCCATTTTTTGACACCGTGTTGCATCCACCGAGGAAGATTTTCGTACATAATCTTGTATCGGTCGATGACTTCGTAGGCACCATCCTTTTTGTTCGCCAAAACCGCCACACTCTTACGTTCTTGAAACAAAGTGTAGTGCAAAATGCAACCAGCGGCAACCACCGTCTTTCCGTTCTGACGCGGTTCCATGACAATAACTTTACGGTTTCCAAGGATTGTTTTAACCTTTTTCTTTTGACATTCATAGAGTTTAAATGGCACCAATCCATGGTCCAAGGAAACAATCTTGCAATAGGTTTCAATGAAGTAGATTGGGTCCGTCATACACTTGGCTAACTCATCAGCCTGTTCCTGTGTAAATTCACGTTTTTCCCCAATCTGTTTTAGATTGGGGTTACCATGATAGGACGATTGATTGTCTTCGTCTTCATAATCAATTTCTTCAACAAAATCTTCAGTTATCATTTGCAGGTTGGATTTCATTTTCAGGTAAAAGTTCTAACGACGACTTTCGAAGAGCTTTCATCAACTCGGCAGTAGAACCAACAAACAGGTTGTTTTGTGTCTTGGGGCCAGCCGGGGCTTCTTTCTTTCCAATATCTTTTTTGATTTTCTGAATGATGAGCAAATCCTTGGAAGAATCAGAAACAACTTTAATCATCTGTGCCAATGCTTCATATGCCTTTCCGGACTCAGACCCCTTGGCCAAGTTGAGAGCGGTTTCTACACCCTCTCGACCCTTTACAATCATGTCCCGCAATGCCCGTCGTGCAACTTCTTCGTCGCTCAAGACTTCTGGGGGTAGTTCGTCTTCAGATTCACTTTTTGTTGGTAGTATGGTTGGGCCTACACCAAACTTTTCATCTAGACTTTCAAACATATTTCATTCCTTTGATTAAGAACATTCTGTAGTACCGCCACACGCGGTGTTGTTCAGACAGATTTGCGACCAGCCACAGGCACCATCAGCAATGTACAAGTCAATACCCTGACAAATATTTGTCCCAAAATCAGGACACCCTGCTGATGCGCTTGGGGTCACTGTTGGGGTGACGGACGGTGACGGCGGAATCACGCAACTACCAGTACTTATAAGTTCACCAGACACATATCGCTCCCAACTATTGGCGTCCGTCTTGTAGTATCCATTTAGAGCCAACCCACCACTACACGGGAAGTCGCTGTAGAACAACACCCCATCGGTATATACTTCAATATCCAGCGTGTCGCTCAATGCACACGCGAGTGCCGATGATGCTTGTCCCGGTCCAGTCAAAGATGCACCAGTCACATAACAAATAGTGGTGATGGTGGCCGTTGGGGTGACCGTTGGGGTTATCGATGGAGTACGTGTGACAGAAGGTGTTCTACTTGGTGTCACAGAAGGAGTTCTGGTTGTTGAAGGGGTAATACTTGGTGTGACGCTCGGTGTTCTCGTAATACTCGGGGTTACCGACGGGGTTACCGATGGAGTCACACTTGATGTACGTGTAACGGTTGGGGTTACCGACGGGGTTACCGACGGGGTTACCGACGGGGTTACCGATGGTGTGCGGGTAATAGAAGGGGTGATGCTTGGCGTAACGCTAGGTGTCTGTGACACAGACGGGGTCACCGACGCGGTACGGGTCACCGATGGTGTCACCGACGGGGTCACCGATGGTGTCACCGACGGGGTTGGGGTGATGGATGGAGTCACCGATGGAGTGGCGGTGATTGATGGTGTAGCGGTGGGTGATGGGGATGGTGCGACACCGCAGGTATTGTTATCAGTATATACACCGTTAATGTAATATACCCACCCGTTATCAACCGTCTTGTAATATCCGTCTAGCACTAACCCACCACTACATGGGAAGTCACTATAAAACAATACCCCATCTGTATAAACGGTCGTATCTCCTGTACTACTTAATGCACAGGCGGCATCCCATGATACTTGACCCGGACCAGTCAACACCATTCCGGTCACGTAACAAATAGTTGTGATGGTTGCTGTTGGTGTAACGGTTGGAGTAACACTTGGGGTGCGGGTCACTGACGGCGTGACTGATACACTGCGAGTGATAGACGGTGTGATGGATGGAGTAACAGACGGAGTACGTGTTATCGACGGAGTTGGTGTTACTGACACCGAACGGGTGATGGATGGGGTCACCGATGGTGTTCTCGAAACCGTTATTGATGGCGTGACCGACGGTGTGACCGACGGGCTAACCGTTATCGATGGGGTGATTGACGGCGTGACCGACGGGCTAACCGTTATCGATGGCGTCACGGAAGCGGTAACGGATGGCGTCACGGATGGTGTTGCCGACCGAGATACCGTTATTGATGGTGTGACCGATGGTGTGACCGATGGTGTTCTTGTGATGGACGGAGTCACCGACGGGGTCACCGACCGTGTAACACTTGGTGTGATTGAGGGGGTGCGTGTGACGGAAGGCGTTCTTGAAACCGTAATCGAAGGCGTCACCGACGGGGTGACAGACGTAGAAACCGTAATCGACGGGGTTACGGACGGGGTGACAGACGTAGAAACCGTAATCGAAGGCGTTACGGACGGCGTCACTGAAACCGACGCATTTTGTGTCGGAGTTGGTGTCGCGGTTGGTGTTACGGATGGGGTTCGTGTGGCAGACGGTGTAATCGATGGGGTAATAGTAATTGACGGCGTGACAGAAGCGGTTCGCGTAATCGAAGGCGTAACCGACGGGGTGACAGACGTAGAAACCGTGATAGAAGGCGTCACCGATGGTGTCACACTCGCGGTTCGCGTAATTGAAGGTGTAATCGACGGGGTCACGGATGGAGACGGGGACGCTGAACGCGACGGAGTCACTGACGGGGTTCGTGATGGAGTCAACGACACCGAGGCGGTTGGAGTCGGTGTTGTAGAAACAGAAATAGAAGGGGTGGCTGACGGGGTAACCGATGGTGATGCCCCTCTCGTCATTGAAGGGGTTGTTGTAGGCGTTGGTGTTCCTGACACCGACACTGACACAGTAGTTGACGGGGTGGGACTTGGGGTTGCCGATGGGTACAAATACCATTCACCGTCAACGAAAATGTCGGAGACGTTTATTTTTGGGAATATAGTCTTTGGACTTCCTGTCGATACAAGAGTGGAAGAACGATTTGGTCTTTTCATTTATACTTCCGGTTCACCAAAGTAAATGTTATCAAATTCTACCACATAGGTATAATCAGATGTTGGGTCTGCCCCATAGGGGTCTGTGGTTGTGGTGATTCGTTCACCGTTGAGCGTTCCAGTCGGAACGACACCATTGACCAACTCAGAATCGGTCAAAATGTTGATGATTGTTCTCTTAATGATGCTTGCGTCATCAACAAATCCAAAGAAGTTGATTTTAATTGTGAAGTGAAGATTGTAAATCACCTTGACTCGTTCTTTGAAATCGCTTTCATACTCGTTTTCGAGTTCTATTCCGTCCAACACAAACTGCAAATCTCTGGACACCCCAAGGGAGGGGATTTCATTCACAGAGACGTTAAAGTCTGGATTGAAATGGGGGAGAATTTGTTCGAGGATTTGCAACCCATCGTCCTGATTTTTGGCGTACACGCTCATATCAATTTTGAGATTGTATGGGGTTGACGTAAATGCGTGTTTTAAACTTCCGTCAGTCTGGACCGATTTAACTTTTTGTGTGATAGCAAGTTTCCGTTTACTATCATATTCAAGACCCTTAATCTCAAACCCAATACGTGGCAAGACCACTTCAAACGCAGTACGACCACCTTCCAAATCCGGAGCCGCGCCAATACGCGCAATGAATTTCTGTTTTGGCACATATGACAACGGAACTTTGATACGTTTGGTGAGTGTATCTGTTTCGTCACTACGGTCTACGTAAATACCGTTGAACAACGTGCCAAATGCAATAATCGCTTTTCTAATGTGCTGATGATAGAAGTGCTTGTGCTTAAACATGGTTAAAACTCCCCAAACGGGTCTATTACGTCAAAATCAACAACATCCTCTGCTTCGGTCTGGAACGGTGTTGTATCGTCAAACGAGTCTTCAACCTGTGAACTTGACGCCAAAATCAGAGGCGTTCCGCTTTGTGTCAACAATACGCCGCCTGTCTGTGTAAGAAATCGGAAGTCGAATATATCCTGTGTTTTCTCTGCCGCTCGCTCATCAATCTCTTCATTTCCGGTGTTGATAGTTTCTGAACTATACTGGTACAACTCACACTGAAGAGAATACACGTAAAACTTTCCCAGTTGGAAAAACGGGTCCAAGTGGTTGACAAACTTGATTTCAAAAAAGGCTTTGGTCTTTGGAAAGTACAACAAATCCCCTTCAGCAGGGCGAAGCGGAAGTTGTAAATCATCCGTCTGAGACGCAATCGCATCTTCCCATCGTCTTTTCGACACCACGAACGTTGCTTGGTCTGTTACCTGAATACCAAACTTTGACATCAACTCCCCATCCCCTTCCCACCCCTGAACGTTGTTCAGATACATTTCAATCGGATAGACTTGGGTAAAGCGACTCATGATGTCTTCGCCCAATATGTGGTCCGGGGTGACCGACGTTCTTGGCATGTAATAGATATCGTGACCCTTAATCTGAATGGCTTCAATAATCAAATCTTCCACCAACCGCTGTTCGTTGGTGGTCCCAATGTTGGTACCAGATTGAAAATAAAAATTAGTAGACATTCAAATCCTTTCTTTCTAAAAACCTTTTGCGAGATTCTGACATTTTTCTTCGCGTTTCTTCTGAATGTTTTGTTCCCTTTTTAGAGGTATTCGTGACCCACTTCTTTTTCATCCCTTTGTGAGACTTACTTATTTTTCCTTTTGTTTCATCAGAACGTTTTATTCCACTCACGTTTGGTGGAGTTATGCCTTTACCATCTTGCCACATTTTTTTAGCCCGTTCTGATACACCTTTTCTCAGCTCAGCACTTTTCATTCTTTCTTTTGCAAGCATAGAATGATTATTTCTCCTTTCTTGAGTCCATTCCTCTGAAGAACTTCCACCCCAGCCACCAATTTTCATGTTGTATGACATCTTATCATTTACAACTTCTTCTTTAATGAGTTCTTTTTCCGCTTCTACAAGAGATTCTTTTGTGGGATAAAATGCGAGAATTTCACGTTGAAAGTTTTCTACCCCATATTTTTTAACCGCATTTTTTAGGGCTATTCCAGACCCCAGATACCCATCCTCTAAACTCACAGAAGAATGGCGTCCGAAGTAGTACTTGCCGTTGACTAAATTGGTGGTCTTATAGGTGAAAAAAAACATTTCTCTACCCCACCTCGAAAAATGGATGTAATTCGTATCGTTCTTGCATTTCCTGTTCAATCTTCGCAATTTCTTCTACCGCTTCGTCATAGATTTCCTTCCCGTTTAACTTTACTCCACCCGGGAGTTCAATCCCTTGAAACTTCTTCATGTTATTTCCCCACTGCCGCTTAATCAACGCGGTGGCGTATCGCTTGATGAACAAATCATTATAGACCTTGGTGAACTCTTCTGGGTCCACCAATCTATAGCATTCTGCTATAATGTAAGTATCCGGGGTGAGAATTTCTGGCCAGTTCACATCGATGTACAAACGGTCCAACTTACGGTTGAAACGAATAGACCGTTCTCCCGGCAACATCATATCCAACAACGACAAATGCTGTTTGACCTGCGCGTAATAAATCAGGTCGGTGGACATCAAATCGTACATGTCATTCAAGCGAAACTGATACACCACATCGAAGATGTTACGGGTGTTCATTCCTGCCGTGCCCGGACCCAAAATAAAGATGCGGTTGACACCCAACACGGCGTCGGCAATCTCCAAATATTGCTGGTCCCAGTTCTTGAGGGTGAAGACGCTGGCGGTTACCGTGGCCCCACTGGTTCCACCAGAAATCGTCTCCCCTGCTTCAAACGTCCCCTGTGTCTGTTTCAGGCGAATCGTTGTAGACGAAGGCACATCATAGACCTTGGCCGTTGCCCCTGACGTTGCCCCTGTAATGATTTCTCCATTAATAAAGAGATTGGCATCCGGTGTGGTAAACTCCAATGTAGATGCTTCAATCAAGCATTTCAAATACATGCGTTCTGTTCCATCAAAATGGTATTCTTGGAACAACTCAATCGCGTCTTGAATACGGTCTTCCACTTGGTCGTCGTCTACGTTGATTTCAATGACAGGCGCACCCAAACGGCGCAAGCAATAATCCTTTAATTGCTGGCGGGTAGACATGTGAACAGGCGTGGGGGTTACACTTGGTAAGGCTGGCATGTTGATATCCTGTAAATGGTTATGCTGTATTTATGACGAAAGCGTCCAAACGCCGCCGACAAATCGCTTTAAGGGCTTTTGGACCCACACCCCATTGATAAAAACTTTGATGGGTTTAGAAACCCATACCCCTCCGATGTACACTAAAAACATATGTTTCTCCTATAATGTTAAAAACTGCCGCCATCGACATTTAGAGTTTGAATTCGAATATCCCGAATACTCTTGGTTTTCCATGTTTGTGTTTCCTCGTCATATACAAGAGAAAAATCATCGTCTAACCCATGGGTCAATGCATCGACATTCAACAATTCTTCTAGTTTGACCGGGACAAACTGTGGTTCAGAAAAACTTGATGTAGACGGGGTAATCGATGGGGTGAGCGTGACAGACGGAGTAACCGTTGGGGTGATACTTGGGGTAACGGTTGGGGTAACAGACGGGGTGACTGAAGGGGTTGTTGAGACAGACGGTGTTGCCGAAACAGAAGGTGTTTCACTTGGTGTAACACTTAATGTTATTGAGGGGGTAATACTCGGTGTGGCGGTAACGGTTGGGGTAATACTTGGGGTCACCGACGCGGTTGGCGTTGGTGTGACGGAAACTGACGGGGTGACACTCGCAGTCACCGACGGGGTAACTGAAGCTGTTATTGAAGGGGTGATACTCGGTGTTACCGATGCAGTCGAAGAGATTGATGGGGTGACCGAAACTGTGATACTTGGGGTAACCGATGGGGTTATCGATGGGGTGACCGACGGTGTTGGGGTGACCGACGCCGTCGAAGAAATTGATGGGGTGACGCTCGTTGTGATGCTTGGGGTGACACTCGGGGTGCGAGTGACAGACGGGGTAATCGATGGGGTAACGCTTGGGGTAACGCTTGGGGTGACCGACGCCGTAACAGACGGGGTGCGGGTAACGCACGGGGTGACGCTTGGGGTGACACTGGCTGTGATTGAAGGCGTGACCGACGCTGTAACAGACGGGGTCCGTGTTATCGACGGGGTAACCGATGAAGTGATACTTGGGGTGACACTCGGTGTGCGAGTAACGGACGGAGTGATACTCGGGGTGACAGATGGGGTGACTGATGCCGTTGGTGTCACGCTTGATGTAATACTTGGCGTGACACTTGGGGTTCTGGTGATGCTTGGTGTTATCGACGGGGTTACTGATGGGGTCGATGATGTTGAAAGTGTAATACTTGGTGTGACACTTGGTGTAACGCTTGATGTTACCGTAATGCTAGGAGTTACCGATGGTGTCACCGATGGGGTGACACTCGGTGTACGAGTGACCGACGGGGTAATCGATGGGGTAATGCTTGGGGTGATTGATGCCGTTGGGGTGACACTCGACGTAATACTCGGTGTGACACTTGGTGTAACGCTCGGTGTTCTGGTAACACTTGGTGTAATAGACGGGGTTACCGACGGTGTGACAGACGGTGTTGCTGTGACACTCGGGGTGACCGATGGTGTCACAGATGGGGTGACACTCGGTGTTGAAGTAATACTTGGTGTTACAGATGGGGTGACACTTGACGTACTAGTGACCGACGGGGTAATCGATGGGGTAATGCTTGGTGTAACACTCGGCGTTACGGATACACTTGAAGTGACCGACGGTGTTACAGAAGGGGTTGATGTGACACTTGGCGTAACAGAAGGCGTGACCGATGGTTCAGCCGCAACACTTTGAGAAGGGGTGACACTCGGTGTGACCGACGGTGTTACTGACGGAGTAACAGACGGGGTTGCCGTAATACTTGGTGTGACCGACGGAGTAACAGAAGGTGTAACCGACGGTGTTGCTGTGATACTCGGTGTGACCGACGGCGTTACAGAAGGGGTGACTGACGGTGTTGCTGTAATACTCGGTGTCACCGACGGAGTTACAGACGGTGTGACCGACGGTGTTGCTGTAATACTCGGTGTAATACTCGGTGTCACCGATGGAGTAACACTGGGGGTGCGTGTGACCGACGGAGTAACCGATGGCGTAACACTTGGAGTAACAGAAGGTGTAACGGATGGGGTACTCGTTACTGATGGGGTAACGCTAGGGGTAACAGACGGTGCCCCCCCTTCACTTGAAGAGGGGGTTATCGATGGAGTTATTGTTGGGGTGACGGTCGGGGTTGGGGACGGAGAAGGTGATATCGCGTCTTCTAACGGCAACAACCCCTCATAATCAAGGGGGGTTGTTCCGTTACCGTCGAAAAAAAACCCACCATCAAAAAACATCTATATTACCCGGAAACTAAGTTTATCACACCGCTATATGTGGTGGCTGTGGTGGCGGGTTTTGGAAGTTCCAGAAGTGCCAAACACGCATCATCAAAAATTCTAGAGACTTGGAAAGGTCCGCGCAATCCGTCTGTTGGCGCGACAAGGTTGGCGACTGGACATGGAATAATCGCAAGAGGGTGTCCAATAACAAAGTTAATGACACCAGTTGCTACAGCCGCAGAACATTGCATCTGATGGAGGTCCATAACTCCTGTATCACCAGCGGCGAGAGGCATGAACCAATATCCGGGTAGAAGGTCCAAACGGTCCACGATAGCCTGTGCCACACCCGTTGCCGACGGAAATGATTGTGCGTCCGTCCCCGCTTGATTTCGATACTGACACACTGTCCAGTTGTGCGCGGTGTTGGCGAGCGCGGTTCCACCTACTTCTGGGAAGCAGAAGTTTCCGCCAGCATAGTCTTGGTCTGTTGATGTTGATGACTGATATCGCGTAGGAACACCCGTAACGGATTCTGCGGTAGTAGAGTTCATCGTCTTGGCCACATCAAAAATTCTATCGTACAATAATAGCGTATTTGCCGCAACGCTTGCTGTTATAAAGGCCGAGACAAAGTGCAGGGTGTCTGCACCAGAGGCGTTGTTGAACACAAAAGCACCTGTTGTAGCATCCGTTGGCGCACGACCACCCGGGGCGGCTGACGCAACGCCACCCGCTGAAGGCAAGTTGCCCTGTCGCCACAATGAAGACGCTACGTTAACAACGCCAGTTGAACCAACTTTTTGGAATGTACGCATTTGTGTTTTTCCGGTACTCGCCTCGGAAAGTAGGTCACCGATAGAAGAAAATCCTGTCAAAAGGCGAAAATTCTTCATTTCTCGGTAACTAGCACGACGGAATTTTCTCTCCAACCGCTGAAGAATGTCATGAGCATAATCCCACTTGGACGCTTCTCCACCAACATTAAGTTTTCCACAAAAATCCCCGTCCCGACCCACTTGCACAGCCCCGGGAACACCCGCTACCGTAATCGGAGGTCCATACCACCCTTTCATGTTTGCACTTACCTGTGCAACTTTGTCTGCACCAAGATAGCGTTCTAGGTGGGCTAGGTTTACCGATTTGTATTTACTTCGGTTGATAGTTAACATTCATACTCCATTAGTTTGTGTCTACCCACAAATCACCCTCAACTGGGTCTTGTGGCGGTGTTGTTCCAACTGTGATTTCTCCACCTATCTGAATAATACTCTCATCACCGTTTTGATTTCTTTTGATGAAGAGCTTTCCATTGAACGAGTTGACTGCAATTTCACCCAAGACCAAATCAGCGGTGGTGGGGACTCGTCCATCAACATCACTACGTTTATGTTTAATGATATTTGTCATATTAGAATGTCCCTCCGTCTAAATCAACGCTGGTATCAAAGGTTGAGGTGGCATATCGCGGTTCCCATGTTCTGGTCGCTTGATTGTATAGAATTGTAAATCCATCACTCAACCCATATGCGTCTTCATTTACGTTCAAGAGATTTTCCAGATTTACGTTTTTGACCATATACTTGCGTATAGAGGCTGTTACCGTAGAAGGGGTTTGAACCTGAACTCGTATCGATGAGGGTTGACGAACCCGCACAACAATATTCGCCATTATCTGGTGACTGTAGGAGTAATGGTAATAATGCCTTCAATAACCCGAAGATGTTCAGATGAAGTCGTGAGTTTGATGTCATAGACATATCGCCCGTACTTCAAAGACAGGGTTTCGGCGGCGGTTAGAGAAATTGACAACGAACCGTTTTCCGCCGCGCCAACAATGGCGGTGGTAAACTGCAACCCAGAGTTTGAGGCGTATCCCCGGCGAATTTGAGCAACGATGGTATATTCTGACAAATCGTAAGGAACCCCGTTCGCGTCGGTTAAATCAAACGTCCGACTGAACGTGGTTCCTTGGTCGATTACTAGATTTTGAATTGCGGCCATTTTTTTCTCGGGGTTGGGTTCCCCTTATTTATGCTACCATTTACCCAATGGGCAAGTAGACGCCACCAACTGGGTTTTGATATTCATGGCGCACCCACACTCCTTACACCGATTTGATGAAGATTCGAAGCTTGGGCAAGTTTCACAAATATCCAATCTCCTTCCCCCTTCTTCTGCGGTGGCGATTACTGGGAGGTTGTTCATTCCCCGTCGTGCCGTTGTCCACATTTCCTTGATGAAGTTACGAGCCTGTTTGAGCTTTGGGGGAAATTCTTTTGTGGTTTCTTGTGCAAAGGCAGTTTCCGTATCCCGAATCTGCGTTTTCATGGTGTCATCATAACGGGCATCCTCGTGCGAGACACCATCTAGGAACATCTTTTCCACAATTTCTAAGTCTTGTGCAATGTGCTGAATCATATCATTTCCGCGCCAGAACACCGGGATTTGATTGTTTGGTAGGAAATAATACAACGCCGGAATCTGTGGTCTGGGGAAGGAAATGCTTCCTTCTGGCATACACACGGTAAACATTGCCACCGCACGATTGACCTCTAGAATGCGTTTTTCAAGGTCTTCCTGTATTCGAGGAGTTTCCTCATTACAAGCGTTCCCCACTACCAAAATTAGTACTGGGGTGACGGCTTCGTTGATGATTTTTGCGATTTCCGGAACGGTGTTTTCACGCATGTTAGTTCTCCCGACGCTCTTCACGTAGATAATGTGATGTTCTATTGTGATGAATAGGTGACGCCAAAAGAACCGCTCCCCGAATTTTATCCTTCAACATTTCTTGAAATACATACGACATCCAAGTCTGTTCATAGGGGTTCGCCCATGTTGTTTCGAGAAACACCTTGCGGTTTCCTTCTTTGTTCATAATCATCGGCCAGTTGGCGTAGTAAATATCTCCGGTAAGATAGCACAATCCTTCGTAATTGTCAATGGTTCCCAATGCCGTGCGCGGACAGTTTGGGTCAAGTCCATGGACAGGGAGTTTGTCATATTCCGGCCATTGTTCCGTTCGCACAGACTGGGGAACATTGTACCACGACACCTGAAGATGGTTGTCCATGTAGACTTCCGTAAACGACAACTTGACAAAGTCAAAATCTTCTTTCTGCATAATCCCTTCGAGTTTTTCGAAGAGGTTGGGAATCATGGTGCGGAACCCGTTTCGACAGAACGGAACATGGTCATCTTCGTTGTAGAACAACATATCATCTTCAAAGAACATGTAGAAGTCCGCGTCCGACGCCTCGAACATTTGCGCGGCAATCATACGACCACCACAAATTCCACCGTTCTTGCCTGTGATGACATGGTGCGACCCGTATTGACGACAGATGTCGGCGTTGGCCTGTTGACTTTCTACCTTGTTTGAGTTGTCAATCACCGTCACCTGATTGGCCTTCTTCAACCATTCTGCCCTATCCAAACTTTTGAAGATTTCGGTTAGCTGTTCAGGGAAGTTGAACGTCAAAATATACAAATCGGTCTTTTTCTTTTCTACATTCTTGTACATATTCGCCAACTTCTTTGTGGTTTGAGGGATGGCCACGAGTTCCGCCGTTCCATCCAGAAGAGCGGAAATGTATTTAACGATAAGACCGTTTTCGTCCAACTCATAGCGACGATAGATTTCTGGACGGCGATAGGCCATTAGGGTGAAAATGCTCTCTTCCGTTCCCATGTATCCTGCATTCAAGGTATCCATCAACAGACTGTAGTACATGGTGTTGGCCTCTCGAATCGCGGCCTTGGTGCCACCAAACAATCCACCACGACACACATAATGCACCGGGGCACCCGCATAGACATCCATCTTATCCTTGGGGAACCCGTGAATCTCTTGGGTTGTCTCATAGGGATAACTCAAGAAAACAAACGGGTCCAAGTGGGGAATCATTTTGTCAAGAGCCTTTTCATCAATCAACATCTTGTCATACACGGTATGAGTGATGCCGCTGTCAATCCACAAGAAGTTTTCGCTGTTGAACGGGTTCCAACACACGGCATTGTGAAGCATGGGCATCTTTGACATGACAATGGGGTTATACCACTCGTTTACCGCTTGAGGGCTACCCTTTAGCCACCCACCCTCACCCGTGCTATTCTGCCATGATTCGCTGGTGCGGATTTCTTGAATCTTGTCCCAAAATGGTGCCATCAAATCCTTGACATCGGAAAGTTCCCATGTGCGAACGTAGGTGTTCTTTCTGGTGCGCTTGGGGTTTTCCCACACCAAATGTTCGAATTTTGACGGCAAATAGAGAAACAGTTTGGCGTCAAGATTGAGTAAGTTCTTCAGGTGGGTGAGATAGTGTTCCAAATCACGACCAACGCGACCAATATCCCAAAATCCTGTGACAATGGTTGTTCCTTCCATAGGAGAACGCGGGGCGGCATTCTTTCGTTCACCGCTCCATACCTCATCATAGGTGATGAAATATTTTCTGTTCTCTGGAATGTCTTTGATGTAGATACCATAATCGTCACGCAAAGCAAAAGGACGAAATCCCTTATACTTGGCAAGGAACGACTCGTTGGTCAAGGTTGGTTGAAGATGAATCTCAGCCTCGTTGTCAAAATGCACACCCTGTGTGGAGTTGAAGGGGATGCAAATAATCATATCACGACACTTGTCGTACAATCGTTCAATGAGTGCTACCCCGTTCTCTTCTGAAATGTGTTCCAACACATCCCCAAGAATAATCAAATCGTAGTAATCAAAGTTGAAGGTGGTGGCATCTTCGTTGAAGACCTTGGCATATTTGGACTTCAAATGATATTCTTCGATGTATGGCGCAAAGACTTCGACCGCATCCATGCGCTTGAAATGGTGTCCAAGACGGTCTGCATAGGTTCCTGACCCAGCCCCAATATCCAAGACGGTGTCGGTTGGCTGAAACTTTGCCGTCACAAAGTCAACGGTTTCTTCCTTAAAAATCGGTGTGGAAAATGGCATTATTTAAGATATCCTTTTTTCAAAAATTCGTAGTATTGATGTTCCTTATTGTCCCGACGATACAAAAAGCATCCTTCTTCTCCACCTCGTGCAATGTGCCGTACTACAGGAAAAGTCAAGACTCCACCCTTTTCTTGCCATTGCTCAATCGTTAACAACTGCTCTTCATCCTCATAACACCGAACCATTTTCTGAATGCCCATTTTTCCAAGGTACGCCCCAATAGTGATATCATCATTCCATCCCGTGGCGGTGTCGGCATTGCAGTATTCTGCAATGAACTCGGGGAACGAGGCGTCGAAAAAGTGCCGACGGTACGAAACGGTCTTGTAGTGTTGGAGATAGTTAACATATACATCCTTGAATACCGACACCACAAAATGGGTTCTGATATCCGGTGGGTCAGTAAGTGAATAAGGGTCTTCCATGCGAATGCCGTCATATCCGCATACGGTGTTGGTGTAGGTTTCTTGGTTCTTGACCTGTTCCGCCACCATCTTAGGGTGATAGACCAAATCATCGTCGCAAACAATGATAATGGCATCCGGGTCTGTGGTCCGCATCACGGTATGATACATCTTGGTGATTGGACCCATGTCTTCTACCCCACGAAACAACTTCAACTTGGTTGGGTTGTCCCGCTCCCGCTCTAACAACCACTCTGGGATGATATAGGCTTCCCCGGTGTACTTCATGACATCAGGGATATTTAGGTGGATTTCATAGTCCCTGTCAAACTCTTGATTCAACAACGAGTCAATATTTGATTTCATACCAAGCTCGTTGTCACCGTACATTCCGGTGAATCGCTCGGGAACCGTGGTGAGTGTTACAATAATCGGTGGCATATTACTCCGAATAAATCTTAAAGTGGCCGTCTTCAATTTCTGGTTTGACGAGTGTGTTGTCGATTTCTCCAACGTGGTCCTTGCTTTTTTCCCGGTGTGCGTGGAACCCACTGGTTCCGGAACTTGGCAACGTGCGAACAATTGGGAAGGTTGATGCGGCCCGACCGTTGTCATTGGCAGGACGCCAATCGGTTTCTTTGTCCCACGAAATACACATGATATGAATCTGACGCCGCTTCAGGTAGTATCCCACCGCGATGTCGTCATTGATTGCTATCCCGGTGGTCACGGCTTCAAAATCATCGGCAAAGAACTTTCTCCGATAGGCAACAGAATGCCAGTGACCCGGAATCAATAACTGACGGTCTTCTTTTGGAGGGAAATACAAATGGGTGGGGCGAAGCATGTACTTTCGTGAACCATCCGGCTCCACCCATTCCCGCTTCTCAACAATAAAATCACCACGAAATGCGGTGGCCGCATTGGGATATTGGAGTAGCTTCTTCAGATGATATTCCAACATATCCTCGTGATACACATGGTCATCATCGCACACCACGATAATATCCTCTGGGTTAGTCGAGACACTCAAAAACCCGTCAATCTTTGCAACAGGGCCTCTGTCCACCAACAACCGATTGATGACCAGTTTGGGGTTGGCGTCGGCATAGGCTTTCAACTCGTCTGAAATGATATATTCTTCTCCCGTGATACAATACCGAAGCGGAAGATTTAACAACACCGTATATTCCACCGTGGTGTTTTGGTTGAGCAACGAGTCAAGATTTTGCTTGGCCTGCGCCCAATCTCCTAACCGCGCCGGGACCGTGGTCAAAGAAATGTAAATCTTCTGATTGGGTCGTGGCAACCAATTAAGAAATGTGAGTTCGTGGTCTGGCGCGTCCGGGCGGTTGGGCCAGTCAAGCCCTGCGACGGGAAATTGACGAAGTTCTGGTTCTGACCTCTCGACCAACTTTCTATGGATAAAGGACATTTCCAACACAATAGGAAGCATTCGGCCTTCCAACGGAAACATGGTCACCCAGTTATTGGCGTGAATGTGGTTCATGATGAAGTGCGTGTTCAACTTATTCATGATGCGAACAAGCTTTTCCTGACGCGGCTCTTCGTGAAGCCAGTGGAATTCCAAGTTGATTCCACAGACCACCTTGGCCAGTGCATCGATATCGGCGTTCAACAGATAGTCATACTCCCCACCTTCAATGTCAATTTTCAGGAAGACGTTTTCAAACGGAGTGCCGTCTTCTTTTCGAAACTCTTGGAGGTGAGCGACAAAATCCTTACAATTTTCCTCGGCCCCAAGACCCTCTTTCTTAAACTTAACATTGGGGTCAATCGTACACAGATGTGGGATAGAAGGAATGGTGTGGTCAAACATGAAGACAGGCTTCTGGTAATCCCGAGAAAACTCTTCTTCATAACGAGTTTCTCCACCAACGCCATAGGTGAAGAGCGCATCACAGGTATTCAACACCGAAACTGGCATGACATACCCACCGTCCTGTGTTGGACCCAACCGCTTCTTTTCTTGGAAGATATTCTGGGGTTGCAATACCCGAAACAATTCGCTTTTCATACGTTACCCTACTTTAAGTGGTGAAAACTCTCGTGCTGGAAATGCGTGACCATCCCGACCAACGTCACCCAATCCACTATAGTTTTTCTTGACAATCAAGATGTTGCCTCTATAGTAGAACTCGTGCGCGTCTACAATGGGGGAGATTTCTTTGCGGTAAAACGAGAACATTTCACGCTCATCCCCGCCACCAGACATATCTTCAACGCAATAAAATCCCCCGTCTGCCACATGTGGAAACATGTTGAACATCGTCATAAGTTGCGCTTCCGCGATGTGCAACCCATCATCAATGATGATGTCATATTTAGTCGTCCCCAAATGCACGTGACATTGATACAAATCAGTAGAGCTAAAAATCATTGTCTCAATTCGCTCTTCGGTGATTCGACAATCCTCGGCTATGTCTAATCCAAAAATGTTAGCGTTGGGGAAATAATCTCGCCACGCCCGAAGAGAACCTCCCGGGGTGTAATGGGGGTGGTGTTGGGTAAATCCCACGGCTGAACTGGGGACGTTTTCCAAACTTCCGACCCCAATCTCCAATACACTCTTGATAGATGGGCGAATATCTTTGAACACAGCGTGGTAACAGTCAGTATAATGGCTGAGAAACTTGTCAGAGCCATATTTTTCAATGAGAATTGATAGGTCATTTATTGGATTGTAGTCACTCATTGGATGATGTGTTCCAAACGTTCGGCCCAGCCTTGTGATTTGCTATACGCCCAGATAACCCATTTGTAGGGCTTTTTCTCGGTGAGAAAATGACGTTCAAAATGTACCCAGTTTCCGGGCTGTGCCATGAACTTCTCAATTTCATGTTTCTGAAAATCTTGTCGCTGGATGTTGTTTCCGTTTTCGTCATCATAGGCACAGACCATGTACTCGTAATCCTTCAGTTTGAAATTGGTCTTGTCAAACGAGATTAGGTTATAGAAGGATGTGCATAGGCTCGCTTCCCAATCATCCACCTTGGGGTTTGGCGGATACTTGTAATCCAAGGTGTATTTCTGAACGGCCCGACGTTTGAAATCAAACCCTGCGTACTCTTCGTAGTCCCGAATAGTTCGCTCCGTTCCGATGTCATACCCAGTCAAATCAAACCCGTTATCCTCGGTGCGGAACAACTGACGAATTTTCGCACGACCTCGTGTCTGGTGCGCGTTGGTGTCCACTCCACGCTTATGCTCGTCATCCCATGACAGTTTCCCAGCCCGTTCTTCGCGCATGGTAGAGTGCCAGATGACCAGCACATGGGGGTGAAACATGTCATATCCATGGGTGAAGGAACGAACCGTGAGGTTGATTTCTTCGCCGCTGAAATAGATATCCGGGTCGTGTTTGATTGTCTTGGCCCATTCGGTTCTGGCAAAACAGAAGTGTCCAGAGAGGAATCTGGACCGCACAGGGCCTTTGAGATTCTTCCAATCTGGAATGCCGCTGGGACGGATGAAAATGGTGCCGTGAGGATAGAAACACACAAAATGCTGAAGCCACGGGTCCATGCTACGACCTGCGGGGTCGTTGAACGGGTCGTACAACGGCAGATACCCCGTGAGAATGGGCTTGAACCCCTCTTTCTCCAACTTGGAGTGCATGTTGATAAGTGTCTCGTCCCAGTTTTCTGCAAATCGGTGGTGTGAATCCAACTGCAAAATGTATGTCTCGTCAGTAATCATATCATTGATACGCTGACGGGCATAGGGCAACCCCTTGGCATTGGTATACAAGATTTTGTCAATCTTGAATCGCTTGTCATTTTCAAACTCTGACAAGTCATCGAATGTGTCTTCTGGGTTATACTGATGACAAATTCCAAACCGAAGGTTCTTTGGGTGCTTCGCTTTGGCCAACGCATCTTTAATGGTTGGAATAAGTTCCGGGTCACGGTACGCCGGAAGATGGATGAAAATGGTCTTTTTCTTCATAACAACCTCACTTGTCAATCACTAATGAACCTTCAATAATAGGCAACCAACCCTTTGAGGTGGTGGCTGGCCACACAATGTATTTAGTTGGCAACGCGGACGAGAAAAAAGTTCTCCATACATGAACAAACTTATCATCAGGAATCTCTGCCATCAACCGTTTGATTTCGTCTGGGCTAACGTCTTCTCGGTAGATTTCGTTTCCGTCGGCGTCCTTAAATGCCAATACCCACACCGTATAGTCCGTTTCAGTAAACGCTCCCTTGTACAAATCGATACAGTACCGTCGGAAGCTTCGAAGACCTTCTTCAAAGGTTGGGTCGTCTGCCGTACAAATAGGCGGATACTTCTTTTCAATCGTTTTGGTGTGAACTCGTCGTGTGCTGAACTGAAGACCCGCATACCGTTCATAATCTTCTAGTTGACGCGCATTTCCCGTCACTCGGGGCTGGACCACGCCATCGATACCCAACATTTGTCGATTGTGCGCGTGGGAGAAATCGTTTAACGCATTCCAGTTCGTGTGGTCGTCCCAATGCTTCTTTTTGTTGGAACGAGTGTATTCGTGCCACATGATGACTTTATTGGGGTGAAACAGGTCATATCCCGCAAGGTACGCACGGACAGACAAGTTGATTTCTTCCCCATGGAAATAATATGATGAATCATACTCTACTTCCTTACAAAACTTACCCAATGTAAACAGAAAGTGCCCAGACACAAATCGTGCTGGGATTGGATGTGGGCGGTCGCGCCAGTCATCGATGCTGTTGGGTTGAAAATGGACGTTTCCGTCTGGGGAAAAACGGTCAAAGTCCGTATTCCACGGGGTGGTGATTCGACTACCCGGGTCGTTGTTTGGGTCGTAGCTGGGAAGATATGCGGTAATCAGAGGCTTCTTGAAACCCTGTTTCACCAACCCCTTAAACATTTTCTTGAGTTCGGCATCCCAATCTTGCGTAAATCGGTGATGAGAATCTAACTGAAGGGTGTATTTTTGACCACGATACTCTTTATTGAGCTTGTGTCTTGCCCAACACACCCCACGAGCGTCTTTGTAATCTATGTCAATGATGGTAACTTGAGGGTGGTCTTGAAACTCCGCTAACGTGTCCCATGTGTCTTCTTGTGCATGTTGCCATGCAATACACATTTGAATTTTCTCTGGGTGTTTTGCCAAGTTAAAACATTCACGAACCGTTTTCAATAACTCAGGGTCACGGTACGCCGCAATTTGCACATAGATTAAATCTTTCACTAGAAACTCCTCAGGTGTGTTGTCATCCGACTGGTTCTATTTATACACTCAAATTAAGCAACGCAATCCTCAATGTTTGTCACCGTACCAGTCACCAATGTGTAGATTCGGCTAGAATCGGTGAAGCGACCATCGATGGGAGACGTACACCCAGATGCACTGTAGATTCTAGTACCAAATTCAATCGGGGAGGTGTTGTGATATGCGGTGAACGCCCCAGATGCTCCGCTACAGTCTGTTCCAGACGGCTGTGTGTACAGCGTAGTCGTGAAGAATGCAAAACATGTTGACGGGGTTGGCGTCGGGGTCGGAGACGCATTGCGAGTGATAGACGGCGTAATCGATGGGGTGACTGACGGAGACGCATTGCGTGTTGCCGTTGGGGTCACCGTTGGGGTCAACGTCGGGGTGACTGACGGAGACGCATTACGGGTCGGTGTTGGTGTTGGGGTCGGTGATGCGTTGGTCAGATGATTGTAACTATAGAATTCAGACATCGCATGAGGTGCCGCACCATCAGGGCGTGGGGACGCCCCGGTATTCAGTTTGGGGACAGTAGAAAGTTCCGTTAAAGAATAGTTTCCCCCGGACTCCCCCATTTCCACCCGAATATCGTTTAAGCTAATCTGCCCACTTCCCTGAAGTGTCATTTATACACCCTTGTTCTCAAGACGTTCAACCTTTTCATTCAATTCCTTGATTGCTTCGACCAACAAACCAATGATGCGGTCATAATGAATTGCCTTCAACCCATCTTCTCGTGTAGTGACCACTTCTGGAAATACCGTCTCAACCTCTTGAGCAATAAGACCAGTCTTGGGCATTTGCTTGACTGCATCCTTCACCTCTTCTCTCCATTCCCACGTGACACCACGGAGAGCCGCCACAAGCTCAAGAGCATGTTCAATCGGACGCACACGGGTCTTCAATCGAATATCAGATGAGGCGGCAGATACCAAATCACCAGTTGCCCGGACATCACCTTGGAACGTGGTGGTACATCCCGGCGCACCAAAATTAATCGTGGTGGCGGCACCAAAGGCGTTAATGGTGGTGGCGGTGGTATTGAAAACTTCAAAAGACAAAGAGGTGGTGTATACTCCGGTCACGAATACCGGATTGGTATTGAATACCGCCTTTCCGCTTCCTGTTTCGTCGCCCAACAATCCGGCTAGTTCACCAGAGTTCGAAAAGACACCCTCTTCCAACGCATCGATGGCGTCCTTGAGGTATTGAAACGTACCATCGACCTCATCATTTGTCAATGGCGTTCCTTTCGCGCTTCGAAGTGTATAAAGTGGTGTGATAGCCATTTGTTATTCCTTTGTTTTGATTAGTTTGTGAAGAAGAGATTTAATCTCTTCCAATTCTATTTGTAGCGTACTCATTTCCCGAGAAACTCGTTCCAATTTCATCCCCTGCTCTTTTCTTTTCTTATAGGCTTCTAAACCAACGATGTCGTTGTTGATAAGAGCCGATGAAGCAGGGTCACGTACAAAGTTATCGTTCATATTTATGCCTGTAGAGCAATGGTACGCAAATCCCGAATTTTAGGAACGCGAGTGGTATCATCGGACAAAAATACAATCTTCACAGCAAATGATTTAATTTTGCTATGGGTGACGGTATCTCGAACATATTTATAGATTCCTGCGTCCAAATATCCAGTTTCCGCAACTCCTTCTGTGGTCGGAATGGTGTAATATCGTTCAGCGTATTCCCCAATACCATTGACCACATTCTCGGTCAACAAGGTCCATGGGCGGTCACTGAAGGTAATGGTTTCGTCTGGCGCAGAAAGTTTAGCAAAAACTGCAATAGACGTATCTGAAGGAATTGAGGCAGATAGAAATACCATCAAGTCTTCTGCTTCTTGTCCGTCATCCAAAATCACAGTACGTGAAATGTATCGTGATTGTGCTGTTCCGCCGTTATCAGCCTCCGAGGTTAACACCCCGCTTGGGTTGTTAATCGCATTGGTGATAATAACACTTCCCACCTTTTCCAAATCCACAATAGGAGAAATGTTGGATGCGTTTGTTGATAGCTCGGCTTGCATCATGAATGAAGACGGGTTTTGAGAATCCGAGAAAACCGCCATGGGTTGCAACATTTCTACGGTTCCAGTGCTTGACAGGTCCGTGTATCCAAGGCCGTCACCCAGATTGAACGGGGTTCCGTCATACTTGTAAATCTTATATCCCCATGTAATGACGGTATTGTTGAAATTCAAGAAGGACAGAGTTGGGGACAACGCATCCACGGCTTTCTTCACCGAGAGTGTATCCGCCGTCAAAACTTCATCTGGGTGAGTACAGGTAATCGCATCAACCCCGGAAACGTCACCAAAAGAGCCTGAGGTAACAAGTACCTGTGCTTCGTTGGTTTCGTAATCGAAGTATTGAATGATACCTTCTCCTGCACCCGCTTCGCTTCCAACAACCACATCCCCGGGATAAAACACCCCAGACATGTTACTAAAGGTTAGGTATTCCATTGGAAGATTTCGAAGGACGAGTGTACCCGACCCACTGAAATCACCACGGAATGCAGTGAACTTAATGTCTTCGTTGATAAACTGAGTCCATGTTCTGTTGTTTCCGGCCACGTACAAGACACCCGCATTTGCCTGTTTATCGACAATGTTCGTGGTGCCAACCTCTAGCTGGCCAAGTTCGCCAACCCAAACTTCGTAACCATCATCATTTCCTGTTGGAAGCAACACAAATGCATACTCAGTATTGTTCTTCAAATACACCGGGGATGGGAACGTGAATTCCGTAACCCCAGAACCATCGTCAGAAACGTTAACATCCTCTGGGGAGAGTGTAACCGTGCTGTACGGTAGAATGGTTTCTGTGGGGAACCCGTTTTTGGTTTCCCGTAGCTGTAGTGTAATGGGTGAGGTTAGTGACTTGCTCTTAAAGTATACCCCAATTTTTGTCAATACTACACCACCTTCGCTATTGCTAACGAAGAATGTCTGAGCAATCGGGTCAATGGTCTGTGAGATTGAATCGCTGGTGGTTGACACACGTTCCACAGCGGTGTTTTGAGAGGTACGCTGGAAATCAAAGGTGGTTTCTGGTTTCTGTGTGCTGAGAATGGTGCTTTCGTCAAACAAGCGGTCGCCGCTTGATGTATATGCGGCATAGGCCATGGTCGTTGCACTCAACGAGAATGGGTCACTGCTCACATCAGAAAGTACAAAGTTCTTGCTTCCCGCCATGAAGGTTTCAGCCGGAATACGGAATTGTCCAACCACCGACCCTGACGCATCCGTCACCAATGATGTGCCGTATTCGTCAACCGAATCCAGTTTGCAATGTGATGACACATCCACCCCGTCAAAGAACGGATACACCGTGGTGTATGCCTTCAAACGAGTTGCGGAAAATGTGATAACAACGCTTCTCATGTATGGAATAATGTTAGCGTTCTTGCTTTCTTCCAAGCTCAATGCAATACCGTCTCTCAACTGCCGTTGTGACGTAGTCAACACAGAAGGGTCGATAGAGGCATTACGGGTATCTTGAGTTGTTGCATCGTACTTCTGCCACAACGTCTTCCAGTTTTCCCACTGACTTCCCCACGGGGTTGCCATAGAAACCCAGTTATCAGAAATTCCATCGGTGTTGAACAGAATTTCTGGGCGAATAGAAGTGTCAGGCCACTCGTCACTCTTTGGAGAAAGTTCCATAGAACCTTCAAAAGAGAAAAGAATCTGACTTGAACAGTTTCTAGCCTTGGTTGCATACGGGCTTTCTGCATACACCACATGGGTATACGGCAGGGTGACGAGATTTCCGTCTGTGGGTGTTGTAACAAGCTCTGGGAACGTTGTTCCTGCGACGACCGGGGTGGACGTTGGAATAGTTCCGGTTGCCCCACTAGTTTCGCCAGTGACAATACTTCCGTTGCTGATAATACCAGCGGCCTCTTCCAAATACAAACGCACCCACTGATACTCATCGTCTGAAACGATAAGTGCAGAGTATCGCAAAGTAGCGGTTCCACCACCATCGGTGGTGATTTCCTCTCCATCAACAAAGCTCAGTGCGCCAACTAGCACCTGTCGAACAACCACGGCCTTATCATTTGACTTTCTTACAACATCCGTTGAAGAATCATCGTATTCCATCCCGATGTTATCCAAGTTGAAGAATGGTCGGGCCTCTCCACGTGCAATAGAACATGCATAATCTTCATTTGACACATTACCAACACTGTGTCCGGTGAATGGGTCCACCATGATACCATTCTTAAATCTATCGTTTCCAGAGTTGTCGGCAATCAACATTGACGCCGCCTGTTGCTCAAGCACAGAAAGCGAGGCGTATTTTTCTAGACGTTCTACTCTGCGCTGAATAGCCCCGATATCACGCATAGTAAAACGGCTGTTATCCACAAACACGATGGTTGTGGCACATTCAAGTTTACCGACCTGTCGTGCGTAATATGGTGACAACGCCGGGAACGCTGGGATATTGATTATCGCCAACGTCATTGCGTTATCTGGTTGTCTTGGGGTCGTCGGACGCTCTGATGCAATTCCAGACACCACGCTGAATGTTCCGGCATTGTCCAAAATGACTCGGTCAATGCGAGGAAGATTGTAGGTAATGTCAGTAATGAATGTTTCGGTTGGTACAGGTGATGTTACCCCTGAGGCAAACACCACCGTTGAGGTTGGTGTAATTGTTGCCCCAGCAATGTTATCAGCGTCCAACGCCGTGTTCGCCACTGTCAAACGGAAATCCACACAATCTCGGAGATTGAAGGTGATTCCTGCGCTGGTTGTGTACGTTGGAATATCATGCCACTGAATCTGGTCAGCGGTTGGTAGTTCCCCCTGTATAGGCAATGGGTACGAATCGACCGAATAGAATCCGCCGCTCGAAGCATGTTCAAAATAGTTCAATTTGACAATCAAGTACAACCCGTTGATTGTTTCTGCGTTGTTCTTGGAGATAGACGCGAGATTGTACATCGTATCCGTCTGTCCATTGTCCAAATCAAACCATGAAGTTACGTCATCCCATGTTGCGTCATCGCTTTCAGGGTCTACCGTTGGATAAGACACTGGACCCGTTGCGGCCCAAATCTTTTCAATGGAAATAACATCGTGCAACCCAAGACTAAACGGACCTTCTCCGCTGGCTTGAATCTTCACATAGCGATTTGACCGTAGAGTTTTCTGTTGGGCGATGCCAACACCAGTTCGAACGCTAATCAACACATCAACGGTCGGAGAACCTGTTGGTGTGGCATTCAAATCAATAGTGAGAGCTTGTGCCGAGGTTCGTGTTACATCGGCAGACGCAAGGTCAAATGTTGTGCCAGACGTACCCAAACCCGTTCCGGGTTCTACCAACGTAACGCGAATGTCTTCGTCAAGAATGCTATCGCTGACTGTGCTGAACGCCCATTCCTCATCCGAAGACAATGATAGGGAAACGATACCAGCACCACTAACCGCCTTCTCGGTGAATAGTTTCTTGTACACATATGAGGTGTCGCCCAACGTTTCCACGTTTTTCTGAGTCAACGGGAAAATTGGCGCAACAAACTTGGTTTCCAAGAACAACGGTGTGCCAGAAACGTTCGCGTAACTTCCGTAACCCTCACTCAAATAAAACGCCCCAATGCTCCCAACACCACCTGAAGTAAAGGTTATGTCGTGAAGGTACAGACGATATACCGCACCAACGGTTCCAATGGTTCCGCTTTCATATTGAATATTTCGAATTCTGGCAGTTCCGATTTCCGAACCACCGCCACCACCGATTGCTGGGTATGAACCCGTGTACGCGGCACTGCGAATGCTCACCCGGGTATTGGTGTTGATTCTCCATGGTCCAACAACATATGATACGAGAATGTAACTTCCGTAAAATGTGCTAGTTCCGCGATTCTCACTCACGTTGGTGGCGAGACTCTTATCAATCTCAAGAAACTCCGAAGAAAATAGCTCATGTTCGTAACCCCGAACAAATGCCTTTCCGGGTTCAACGGCCACAACAAGCTTTCCCGCGTCCCCAACAGGGGTGGTTGATGCGGTATACTTTCCATGGTTGGCATCAGCCAACAAATGTTCATTGACGATAACAGGAAACGGACGAACGGTGTAATCACCAGATTCGTCATACGTTCTGTTGGCAAACTCGCGGCTCAGTTCAGAATATTGTGTTTTGTCATAACGGCGTTTGATGACTCCGTTTTCCACATCAAACAATAGGAAGAAGTCTTCTGGTTTTTCGCCAACACCACTGTATGAATACAGTTCCGTGGTAATCTTGTAACGGTCTGCACCCGGGGCGTTAAAATTGTATGCACCCTGTGCTGGGTCATTCAGGGTGGAATCATCCAGTGCCGTTGCTACTTCTTCAACAACACGAAATCCAACTTTCTGTGTCGGGGTGCTGGAATATCTGTCGATAACAATGGTCTGGTCGCTGTGGACCAAGAATCGCCCGTTTACATACACAATTCCGTCGTTCAATGAAAAGAGCGAACCTTCTCCGGTCGGTGTAACTGCGGCAACCGTGAATGAAGTTACCCCAGCATTGTCACCTGTTACCGTCAAGACCTGCCCAGCGGTAAATGTCGAAATGGTGCCAATCAACGACGGGTCAGTGTCCGTGACGTTGTTTGAGGTGTAATGGAGGTATAGCGTGTTTAGATTCGGACTTTCTGCTTCTGTACCAGCAATGGTCTTCTTGATGACAGCACTCACACCATTTGTTGCGGTAACTGTCATCCCTTCGTAGTATGACAATGGGTAAACAGAAATATCGATGTCTTCAATTTTGACAAACGGGGTCTTGAAGTTATGGGATTCCGCACAACCCGTAATGACTGTTCCTTGCTTGAAGATAGTATCTCCAAACTCTTTAATCTGATTTTGCAACATTGTTTGAAGCTGTGTTAGCTCACGAGCTTGTACCGAATATCCCGGTTTGAACAAGATTTCGTAGTATCTCTTGTTTGGAACAAAATCGTTAAAATACGGAAAAGTATTTGTATTCATGTGCCTTAGAATTGAAGATAAAGTTTTACTGTCTCAGTTTGATAAAGCTGTCGTGTATACGGGGATAGGTTTTTCAGATAAATGATGTCACCCGTTTTCTTATTTATCTCGGGCGAAACAACGTCGATTAAAGTCGCCAATGCAGATGAGGTTGTTTCGTTGGTCAGTGCGCTGTCAATAGTGATACTGTCAGTTATGGGAAGAAGCTTGACCACACTGGTTTCAGGGTATGGGTTCTTTTCTACTACTATGAATCGACCACCCGTATCACTAACAATCACATCGTCAATGTTATACGCCGAAATGTCAACTACAGAAATCTTATAGCACGAATCTCCGGTGTCTTCAACAAACACATTTCCATACAACCCATATTCTCTAATGTTTTTGATGACACCAACTTGCCGGAAATCATTGCCGATGAAAAAATCACCTTGTGGGGTTGGTGGGGTAAATGGTGTTTCAACGTCAACAACAATACCCACAATAGAGGCTAGCAACTCGGTAGGGACATTTCCCCCATGTCCCCAAATTGGGCTGATAATCGGTCGCAACACTGCGTTCTCTCCTGACCCAGAAGATACAATGTTTGCATAGGTATAACCCGTTCCCATGTTACTTGTTTGAATCGATTCAATGGACCCGCTTTCATTGATGACAACGATGACGGTTGCGCCCTCTCCATCACCTTCAACAGTAAACTGCGAAGTGGCGGAATAGTTTTGTCCACCATCTTCAATGTCAATAAATTCAATCGCGCCAGCGGTTGCTAATGCCGTAGAAGCAACCATGACATTTGGGTCTTCAGGAATAGGACCATCTGGTTCAAGATTTGCCGTTGCAGTACACCCTGTTCCCCCACCACCAACAAAATCTACGATAGCAAAGGAATACCCGTGACCCTCGGCAATAACTTGGATATCTATTACTTCACCGTATTTATTGACCGACGCCGTCGCGTATGCTCCACTTCCGTCTCCGGTGATAATAACAGTTGGTGCGGTGGTATACCCACTTCCCGGGTTGGTAATAGTGATTCCACCAACCACAGGAATGTGTCCCATGACATCAAACAATGTGCTTGAAGGAATAAATCGCACCGGGAGATAATCCGCTGTGGCAAACTTTTCCCGGTCTGCGTCTGGAATCTTATATACCATTTTCCACCAGTATCCATCAACCGTGTTGAACTTTTCTGTCCCGGTTGAATCACTGGGGATAACAGTAGACACAAGATTCCACGACCCGTCAACCTTTTTCCACTTGTAAAGACCGCTGGTGTAATAATCTCCATCAACCGCCGCCTCTGGAAACAACACCCCGGCATTGCCGTCAATCAAATCTTGTCTATTCAAACATTTGTAAATGCAATAGTTGCTGTCATTGTACACATAAAAATTCAACTCAGACAAGTCTGCGTTGTCCGTATAACGGTCATACACCGTTAGGGCAGTTGAGTCCCACACAACGTTGGGGATTAAGTATGCCACATCATTAATACCAATTCTCTTTACTGCAAGAATGTTTGCGTGTGCGTCAGCATCCGTCAACCGTGTATCGGTTACCGCTGGTGGTGCGTTATCGTCGTCCCAAGGGTCCGTTTTGCCGAAAAAGATATGAAAAACATCATTCTCGTTCGTTACGTCTCTCAGGAATGAGCGAGCCGCTTCTGTTCTCAACTTAAGTAGTGTGGGCATAATTGACGGTTAAGATGTATGACTATTTATACAACATTTAGGCATCGATAGCCCCGTATGGACCAACCCATGTTCCGGCTGAAATACTTTCTGTTCTATCAAGCACAAGGAAGCATCCTTGATAACCATAAAGGAAGGTCGGGGAACCAACATTCCACCATGACTCGTTTCCAGCGGTTTCAAAATCGTTAGTTCCGCAGTTAAGTCCGTCAGACCATGCCAAGTTATCCCAGTTCCATGGCCCTCGTGTTGCAAGAGTTCCACCACCCGCATCGGCGGGGAAATCAGATGCACTATATAGCAATGCACCACCATCGGCGTCACTGGCATAAACACGCTGACTATAGTTATATTGTGAGTCGTCAATGTTATGTACCGCCACTTCTACGCGATAGGTAACACTCTTGGACAACCACGGGCCGTTATCAAACAACCCATCCGTATCCAACAACATGATAGCACCTATTTGCCAATCGCTGGCATGTGCGCCACCAACATCGGAACCATAATGCACACCAACCATCCAGTTAGAACTTCCTACTGCGTTACCATCTTGCCATGGGTGGTCACCATTTCCAACCAACTCATCAGGAAACTCCATTCGAACATACCATCTGTAATATCTAGTAGTCCCAGCGGGTATAGTTGGCATTCCTGTGTGACGGTTTAAAGCAAATCCACTGTTTGAATAGTTTGCGGTAAATCTACACACGTTCGTAGATGGGAAATCCAACCCTGTAGAGGCAACAACTTCTTGCCCAGAACCACCCAACAAATCCCATTTTCCATTATCACCTTTTGCAGAGGTGCTTGTTCCCAATGCAAATCCAAAGTCCGATTGAAATTGTACCGTTTGCGCTCCGGTAGATGGGGTTGGGGTTGGAGTTGGAGACGGCGATGCGTTTGCCGTTGCGGTTGGGGTTATACTTGGTGTAATGCTCGGAGTTACTGACGGCGTTCTGGTGATTGAAGGAGTAATCGACGGAGTCACACTCGCTGTTACTGAAGGTGTGACCGATGGTGTTCTGGTGATTGAAGGAGTAATCGACGGAGTCACACTCGCTGTTACTGAAGGTGTGACCGATGGTGTCCTTGATATACCCGGGCTTGCCGATGGAGATACACTTGAGGTGACCGTTGGGGTCACACTTGGGGTGATTGATGGAGTGACACTTACCGTTACTGACGGCGTAACCGATGGGGTTACACTTCTTGTAACTGTCGGCGTCACCGAGACACTCGGGGTGATTGATGGGGTGACTGTTACACTGGGTGTGATAGACGGTGTCACCGAGACAGAAGCACTTGTTGTCGGGGTTACACTAGGAGTGTGAGACGGAGCAAGGGGTTGGTTGATATACCACACCCCATCTATCAATACATCATTGCCAGTTCTTTGAAGAATCGGCGGACCGCCACGTACTATATTCACCGAACCCCTTGATTGTCTTTTTTTCATTTATTCTCCGGAACATGTTCCATATACACCAATAGCTGTACCCGCTGTCAAATCCCCATCAGAGATACTGGATACCATTGCTACTTCTCCAAAATACCCAACCGAGAGAGGATAGCTTGTGGCAGTCGCACCGTTACACCCAATGTTAAACTGTTGAGTTCCATTGAGATTGTTGTACGTGTGCCAACGGTCATTGGCCAAAGTCTCACCTGAATACAAATTGGACACAAAGTCTGATGGTCCGTAGATTTCCACCCCATTTTCATCATAAATCCACGCACGGAAACGGAATGCGTTGGACGTACCAGCCCCCGTCGTACCTCTAACAATTTGTACTTCAAAGGTGTACCGCGTGTCTTTGTTAAGACGGGTTGGCGTCACGGCAGAGTTTAGATAGTACCGTCCACCACCCCCGTTAGAGATTAGAAAGTTCGGTTCCCATTCTCCAACAAAGTTTGTTCCGTCTGTGATGTTCCAATTTTGAAACGAACCTGCACCCGACGGATATCCGTCCTGTATACAATGATGCGAGTTATCTGTTGCCCCTTCTGCGGCGGTTGGGTGAATGTTTACATGCGCCCATCGGAAGTTGCGAACTTCTCCTTCGGCTTGTACCCCCAATGTATTTTTCTGAATCTCCAACCATCCGGCTCTGGCATCATTGATTGAATAATGATGAAGAATGTTAACGGTGTTCCACCCGTAACCACCCGGAGCGGCTATGACTTCACCGTTATCAGCAGAAGCCGGGGAAAGAGCATCGAATGTTGTACCGTCTCGTAACGCAGTTGTCCCAGTTCCCGTACTAGTTCCCCAATCCGCTAAGAATACAGGTGTCCAAAGTCCACTGCCCACAGTTGGGGTAATAGATGGAGTTGGGGTTACACTTGCGTTCCTCGTTGGGGTAGGAGTGATTGTCGGTGTTACAGAAGGCGTTGTTGTTGGTGAAACACTTCTAGTGATAGACGGAGTGATACTTGGAGTAATACTCGGTGTAACAGACGGTGTTCGTGTTACCGATGGTGTTACTGAAGCGGTTACGCTGGGTGTCACGGAGGGTGTGACACTCGGGGTCACACTCTGACTGACAAATTGTGATGAACTTGGGGTAACACTTGGGGTAACACTTGGCGTCACCGAGGGTGTTTGGGTTGCCGACGGGGTAATGCTTGGTGTTACAGACGGCGTTGCCGTTGGGGTAACACTAAGAGAAATAGATGGGGTAATAGAAGGAGTTCTTGTTACAGATGGGGTGACTGATGGGGTGGCCGAAACTGATGTGCTGACCGTAGGGGTTATGCTCGGTGTGCGAGACGGAGCAAGTGGTTGGTTGATATACCACACCCCATCTATCAACACATCATTTCCGCTACGGTTGAGAATGGGTTTTCCACCATTTCCACCCCGCCCTCCCCCTATAGAACCTCTAGATTGTCTCTTTTTCATTTAGGGGCGGCTGGTTGACGGAGTTGGTGTTGGTGTCGGTGTTCTTGACGGGCTTCTTGACGGGGTAATACTCGGTGTCAACGATGGTGTTCTGGTGATGGTAGGCGTAATACTTGGTGTCACCGATGGCGTCTGTGTTGGGGATGCATCACGGGTTGGTGTTACAGTTGGTGTTGCTGTCAGTGATGGGGTAATCGACGGTGTTCTCGTCACGGATGGGGTAATACTTGGTGTTACCGATGGGGTTGCGGTCAACGAAGGCGTGACAGACGGATACATGGGGTTTGTGATGGTTCGCGCCACCACACTTGCCGCAATTCTGCCGCTAATCAACAAACACTCCCCTGCGTCTAACAATTCATCGTCACTCGTCAAATCGGTAGAGTGTACACCAGCAGTAGTAGAACCCGACGTTGGATTTACTTCTGGTCCGTTAAGAATGGTGAGTATCGCTCCAACAGTTTCTCTAGTTCCGGTATCGTCAGTTAACTCACAAGTAATTGTTTGACCGTCAAATGTTGCGTCGGTTGGGGTGACAATACAAGTAAACGTACCAGCGGGGGATTCTGTGATAGAATAGATTCCGCCGTTTGAAATGTTTACCCCTTCCTTTTGCCACTGACCAATGATATCACCAGTACCAACCGCCGTTGCAACAAATGTTGCGCTGGTTCTTGTATCATTGTTTAACACCACGGCGGCACTTGATGGTTCTGAAGTAATGGTTGGCCCGGGGCTAATACCAACGAGACTGATACCAAATGCCCCATAATCAATTGCGAAAACACCTGCCCACGCCACACTGGTTGCCACGCTTGATGCGCCAGCCGCTTCGCCTGTCACCAACCCTATGTTGGCGTTAACGTTATCTGTTCTTTCTGTGAAGTTTGTCGCTGTTCCTCCTGTAACAGAAGATGCACGTACCGCATGACCAGTTACCACCAATCTATCAGTCGCACTAGATGTAATGGTCACTGCTGATGTATATGGGTTTGACGAATCTGTTCCTGTTGCGGTAACATAGTTCTCATATGCAGTTGTTTGGTCAACATTTGATTTGCACATAAGAGTTATCACAACATCTTCTGACCCAACACCCGCGCTTGGGTCTAGAGTGAAGTCGTTTGAGCCAGAGGTTGGGTTTATAAGTTGAAAAACACGAGTTCTGGACTGACCAGAACCAAAAGATGCTCCTAACGGGGACATAGTAACACCGTTATACGCGCAAGAAGTGTCTCCTAATGTATGCGACGATGCACCATCATAAGTGATAATGGCCAACAAATGTCTATTCGCATCAGACCCAGCGTCAAATGCTTGTGTTACAATTGTTCCACTCGCATCTAATGTTGCATCAAATGTGAGTTCAACATCACCTGTTGTAGACCGGACTGGACTAGCCATTGTTTTCCCCCTTTACTGTTCCATATGGACCCACCCAAACTGTTTCATTCAATACGGTATTTCTTGTAATGGCCACACCACCTTGGTGACCGTAAATACCTTCTTCACCAGCCTGACCACCATCGTTTACACCAATGTTCAATCCCTCAACGTAATCGAAATTCAAGAATACATGATTTTGAGAAACGAAATATTCTTCCATAGTCGGTGGTGAACCAACAAGCGGCGATGTTTGGACATAATCAGCATCCGTCAAAATTGGAACAATGGTGCTTATTGCCTCATCATATACTCTGACAGATAGTTTAAATTCGGTTGTTGAAATCACGGTCAATTTAACTTCATACCGATATGTTTTGAATTTATCTAATCTTGGCGATTGAAAGATTCTTACATTCCCAAGTACAGCAGAGTTCAAAAGAATTTGGTTTCCGTAGTATCCACCGTCCACATCGTTACGCACGGCAAGTTCCCAGTTCAGGGTTCCAGCGGCGGCACCGTCTTGTACAGGGTGTGTTTGTTCGTCAACAGTACCATTGGGTTGTTCGTTTTCATAGTACCATCTATAGTATTGTAAATCACCCGGGTTTGGCAACGACAATCCTTCAGGAGACGGGGCGGTCAAACCACCCTTTCTGTTTGTTGCTCCACCACCCGCTACAGGATACCACGGAACTTGTGCCACGTTGACCATGTTCGACGGCATTCCGATGTTTCCGGGGTTTGCAATAATAGTCAAATCACCAACAATGTTCCACTTACTGTTATCCGAACGTGCCAGAGAAGAAGTTCCGGTTGCTGTAGAGAAGTCCGAGAAAAAGAGTGGCGTGACAACACCCGGGGTGGTTACTACAACGGAATAGTTCTGTGTAATAGCAATATTCTTAACAGAAACAGTGATAATCTTCACTTCATTTTCTGTTGATGAGAACGAAACACGATAATCACCATTGCGGTCAGAAATACTGTCGATTGGGGTAAAGGTATTTCCTGTTCCCGTTGCAGAGAAAATGATATCCTTGGTTGCCCAACCCGGGAGCGGGACGCCCGCGCTGTTCTTGATATGCAACGTTAGTGTCAACACACCTGTTGTGGTTTCAATTTCGAGCAAATCGCCAGTAAGAGTGGTTTGGTCTGCATCCACAAACGTTCTTTCAATGTCGTAGGATACACTTTCACCGGACAACAAGTTTCCAAGAAGGTCTTTCACCGTAATAGTCAACGGATTTGCGGTTGTTCCGTCTGGTGACCCATTGGTGTCTGATGCAACCAAGAAACTTTCATTAAACGCTGGTGCGCCCAAATCAGGAGAAGCCGACGGTGTCAAGGTGATTGACGGAGTAACCGTTGGTGTCACTGATGGCGAAGCGTCTCTCGTTGGTGTGACAGACGGAGTCACAGAAGCCGTGCGTGTAACTGTTGGAGTTACAGAAGTAGACGCATTTGGTGTGATTGTTGGAGTGATACTTGGAGTGATACTTGGGGTAACACTTGGCGTCACCGACGCGGTACGAGTCACCGATGGGGTTACCGATGGTGTCACGGAGGCCGTGCGAGTAATAGATGGAGTGACGCTTGGCGTCACAGACGCAGTTACCGACGGTGTTACCGATGGGGTCACCGATGGGGTGGCATTGGCCGACGAAGAAGGTGTTATAGATGGGGTGACTGATGCAGTTACCGACGGGGTAACCGATGGTGTCGAAGAAATTGAAATCGACGGGGTGATGGACGGAGTCACAGATACCGTCGGGGTTACCGTCGGGGTCACAGAAACCGAAATCAATATAGAAGGCGTTGGGGTAACTGATGGGGTATGAGACGGGGCAAGGGGTTGGTTCAGATACCATACCCCGTCAATCAACACATCATTGGTAACCCGTTCCGGGGCTGGTGGACCCGGAACGATTCTTGCCAATCTTGCTCTACTTGGACGTTTTTTCATTGTGGCCTGTGGTTGATATAGGGATATTTATACGTTATGAACAACTTTGTGTACCACCGCAAGCGATGTTATCTGGGCAAATCTGTGACCAACCACAGGCACCGTCGGCAATGTACAAGTCAATACCCTGACAAATATTAGTTCCAACCTCTGGGCAACCCGCTGAAGGGGTTGGGGTCGGGGTCGGTGTAACTGATGGGCTTGGCGGGATAGCACAACTTCCACTATTTATAACAGAGCCACCGCTGTACTGAATCCAACCGTTTGAAGCGGTCTTGTAATACCCATCAAGGACCAACCCACCACTACACGGGAAATCACTGTAGAACAAAGCACCATCGGTGTACACTGTAATATCAAGTGTATCACCCAATGCACACGCCAAAATTGATGATGCCTGACCCGGGCCTGTTAGTAAATCCCCTGTGACATAACAGATGGTGGTGATTGTGGGAGTTGGGGTAACAGTTGGGGTAGGGGTTGGGGTAGGGGTTGCTGATGTAGTACGAGTTGGTGTAACAGTCGGGGTAATCGACGGTGTCACCGACGGGGTTCGTGTAATCGACGGCGTCACCGAGGGTGTTCTGGTAACTGATGGGGTTATTGACGGGGTAATACTTGGTGTGACCGACACCGAACGTGTTACCGTTGGGGTAATCGATGGGGTAACAGACGGAGTAGCTGTTGCGGCCCGTGTCGCCGTCGGGGTTACCGTTGGGGTCGTAGAAGCGGTAATCGATGGGGTGACCGAAGGTGTACGGGTAATCGATGGGGTAATTGACGGGGTGACCGAAGGTGTACGGGTAATCGACGGGGTGACTGTCGGCGTCACAGATGATGAAGCGTTTCTGGTCGGTGTTACCGTTACAGTTGGTGTTATCGAAGGGGTGACAGTAATCGATGGAGTGCGGGTTGGTGTGGGGGTAACTGAAGCTGTCACCGACGGGGTTCGTGTAATCGACGGCGTCACCGAAGGGGTAACTGACGGTGTTAACGTTATGGACGGGGTTGGTGTGACAGATGGGGTTGCGCTAACAATAACAAACGTTTCATCCACATCTACCGATTCGACCGTAACATCTAATGGTGTCAACTCATCAATGTTCAAGTTGGCAAAAAGAATAAATCCAGCAGGGTGATTTGATTTGGTATATGCGTCTTTCCACGTATCAAACCCCTGATGGGTTTTGACAGTGTAGGAATATGGTTGAAACAAGAAATTGTCTTGCAACTTATTCATTTCTGACAACAAACTGACGCTATCTACATAACGCCCGGGTTCGACATACACATAACCCGTGTTAAAAATGACCGTGGCCATTTCACCCGCATCTTTTGCGTAAAAATCAAAACTCACTTCGCTGACCGGAACAGAATCTTCCAATAGCTCAATCGGAAATGTATACGAGTTGTACGATGGGGTTGATTCCGCCAAATAATCATCAAGCGGGTCGCTATACGAAATGAAGTATCTCGGGTTGAAATATTCTCGAACCGAAAAACGCTGACCTGTAGTAACAATTTGAAGATGGCGAATTTGCCTATCTCTGGATTCGGTGGTATATGTTTCAAACAAATCCACCGTGTAGTTCTGGGCAAAATACGGACCCAGATTCTCAGAAATAATATTCCGAACACGAACGATGGCGTTGTTTAACATGAGTGACGGAGACACATATGCGTCGGTTCCACTAATGTTTAATGTATACCATTCACTCGGGACATCCACATCAAACTCGAAATATTCACCAGAGGTTCCACCTTCGTTTACATAAAACGACTCACCGACACGAAAGTTTGTTCCGCCAGTTACAATGCGCTTGATGCTTACCAATTGCTTGGACAACGTGCCACAGGCACTCCATGATGGGGCAACACCCAACTGCATGTCCTCGTCAGAAGTCAAATTCATCAAAACATACAAATGACTGTCGTACACCGTCTCCGCTTCGTTGGAGGGGTGTGTGCTAATCGCGGTGTCTGGGAAGACGACCGAATCTGATAGTTCTACATCCAACCGATAAATGTTTGGTGCTGATAGTTTAACCACATCAAGGCATGATACGGGAACCCGATACACAACATTTCCCACCCCATTTTCGTACATGGTATACTCAACAAAAATCTTTCGCCCCTTCATCAAGAAGGGGTTGTTGTCAGTGGAAATCGTTCCGGTATCTAGTTTGATGCTTTTTCGTTGCTTCCAGTTTCCACCAGATGCCACCAAACGGTTATCTCCCGGATATTTGACACTGGCGGTATCATTAAACATAAATCGGAAGAACAATTCGGTTCCGTTTTCCGACCCCTTGGCCTCGTAAAATTCGTTGACAAACTTAATAAGACGTTTGATGTCAACAATGGCACTCTGGGGAATGTTTCCCATGTACTGCTTTTGGAACAGCGGAATGAAGTCATCAAGCGTTTGGTCAATATCCATCCACGTATCCGTGTTCAGCAACACATCATTCGCCTCACCCGTTTCTTCAAGAAATAGGTAGTAGGCTTGAACGAAAGATACGAATATAGGATAGTTCTCCCGGATGTAATCCGGGATTTGTCCTGAAATAAAATGATGAAGCTTATGACGGAAAGAAGACATTAGAGTTCGCTAAACGGAATGGTGGTAATGTTCAACCCGGGGTTTAGCTTGATAGCAGTATTGATTTCGCTGTCATCTAGCTCAATGATGATGTTTTTTGCTGGTGCCGGAAACACCGCGCTAGTGGATTGTTCGGTTGCAGAAATCACACTGGGGGAAATGTTCTTGGAAAGGCTCTGTGGGACGGCGTTGATTCGAACATCCGTGATGTTCCCCAGATAGGAAGAAATGTTCAAATCTGAGAAGGACAGAATGCCTGTTTTGTAGTCAACGGTGCCCAATGCAGACACCAATACGGTGTTGGTGTCCGCCTCCAACAACTTCAATGTTCCAGTCCCAGTGGGGTCTTTGATAACGCCATCGTGAAAATCTTTAATATAGGCGTTGTACGAAATTCCGTTTACCAAAGAAACAAACACTGTACTAGAAATGCTATCGGGTTCTAACGAAGCCAAAAAGCGAAGGTTCTTGGTTGTGTTAAACGATGCCAGCTTTGTAATACGATTCTGAATACGCATATTCACCAACACACCCAAAATGGCAGGATTGATGGTGGTGATGGCATCAACAAGTTGTGAGAAGAAAAAGGTTCGGTCCAGTGTTGAGAGATTCTCAGAAAAGAACTCGGTGATACGGTCGTGTGCCAACGCGGTCAACTCAGTCGAAGACAAGTTGGTGATGTTTTCATTGTAGGAAATGACCACATCAAACCCCAAATAGATAAACTCGGGGTCTACAAACTCATGTTGGATAGACATGACACTTCGAGGGCGCAAAATTCGGTCAATGATATACTTTTTGTCAGAATCCGTGATAAGATACGAATCTGTTGGGTCGATAGTGATAAAGACCTTTCCGTACACCGGGGGAATGTTTTCTTCTCCACCCCACACGGAAATAGAATTGGCCTTGAAGTTGATATTCGAATCAGCAAGAATCAATGATTTGTAATCTTGAGCAGTCACCGCACGATTTCTGGTGTTGTTGAACTTGGGTGCATTAAACCGAATGCTATCGATGGTTTCTTTTTCCGCACCAGCCCCGGCCACATCAACCGTGGTAATCGTGACATTAGAAGTTCCGCCAACAGTACCAGAAAGAGTAAACGTGCGAACCCCGTTTGGCGTACTTCCATTACACGCCACATAGTACACGGTGACAATATTACCCACATCCAGCGTGGCACCAATGACATCGTCACCAAAAATCAATTGAAACTTCCCGTCTGCATTCTCTTCTACCCAAAACACGGTACTGGTGTCTGAAACGTCTACAACCGTCAACGACCGTGTAAACACGGTGTATTCTTCCACGTTTGCAGAGGTTTTCACCACAACCCGGATGGTTGACAAATCAATATTTTCAACGGGGATGACAAACGGTCCCTGTCGGTTATCTGCCGTCACGGTGAATGCATTTTGGAGACGAGTACCTTCAACCAACAACACCTCTGGAAACACCGCCTGATATCCCCCGCTAATCGCTTCCGGGGTGACGGTGACCGATTCCTCAACATTGAATGTATAAGGAGTTCCGTTTTTGGTGGTGGTGAATTTGGTTGAGGTGTCCACGGTCATCGGAAGTGGACTGTCTGTAGGAACGGTTAACGAGATTGTAGCTCTTGCCGCCGAATACGAACGCGGGATGTACCCCATTGTTTTAGCGATAGACACGACAGACGACCGTTTGATAGCGGTGTCAATAAACATTTCATTTGACATCAAATGCGCCAACATCGCGTTATAGTGGGTGTTGTACGCCAACACATCTAACAACGCATTCAACGCCGACCCGTCAAAATCATAGTCTGAAAACTCAGACTGTGCCCTCATGAAATTCTTAAGATTGGTTTTAATCGCCTCGAAATCTAGTTCGGTTACGCGCAAGTCAGTCATTATCGTAGTCTCTGCAAAGTAAAGGAAAATGTAACGGGTGTGGGAACTCCGATAATATTCACCTGTAAATACACGTTGTATGCATTATCATCTTCTCTCGGGGATACCTCTAACAACTCAATAGTTACACGCGGCTCATGATTTTGAATGACCTGTTCAATAGACCGTCTCAACACCTCTGTCATAATCGGGTCAATCGGTTCAAACAGAATTCGAGAAACCGCCGACCCCATTTCCGGGTGAAACGGACGCTCACCAAAATAGGTGTTAATCAACAACATTAAAGATTGTTTAACGGCGTTGACATCCAATACTTTGGTAACATCGTGCGTATCAGGATGCGCGATGAAATTCAAGTCTAGGTCTTTGTATAAACGAACGGGTTTTAGAAAGGTCATAGTGATATTTATGCGTTATGAGCAAGTGGGTGGAATGATAAACCCGATATACGACCGAGGGGTTTTGTAGAAAACGCCACAACCATTACGAGTAAATCCACCGCCACTAGTATTTCCTTCAATGGTGGTGATGTTGCCGTCTGCATCCACCGCCGAAACGATACCAATGTGGTGTGCCGCTCCGGATGGTCCATAGAGAACAGCCGCACCAATTTTCGGGGTGCTAGAAAAATATCCATTCTTTCGACCCCACGATTCCCAGTTTCGACACGAGGCTGGGCCAACCGGAACTGGCAATCCTGCGGCTTTCCACCATGCGGTAACCGCCGCCGCGCACCAGTAAAAGCCCTCGCCTTTTCTTCGAACTTCCGCTTTGTTATCCAGTCCAGCAATTTCCAACATTTCATCAATTCGACCAAACTCTCCTACAGGCAAGGCACCACCGCCACGCTTACCACCATAATTTTTTCCGGGTGGTGTACTTGTTTCCAAAACCCCAATGTCCTGTTTGGCGAATTCTACAACCCGCATACCCACCTCACAGGTGTAATCTACCGGGGTTGTTTCTGTCGCGGTGTCTTCTGGAATAACCGGGGCTGACACCACAGCGTTGCTGGACAACTCTTCCGTCTTCAAATCGGCGTATTCCTGAGCAACCTGACGACCTGCTGGAACCATTTTGGTATCCTTTGCGGCCTCTTGAGCTTTAAACGCCTCAATCTTAAATGATTTTTTCTGTGCTTCGGATAACACAAATCCCAAGTTTGAGAACGTGGGTTCTGTTGGAGACTTGGATTCTACCGCCGCAGGAACAGATGGGTTACCTGCCGTACCAACTGCCGCTGACGCCAACGCGGTTGTTGCCTCGACGCTGGGGGTAGAAACCGTCATATTCTTCTGTTGGAATACCGCATCAACTGCCGCTGTTACCGCTTTGATGGCAAACTTTGACGCCGCCTCCAAGTACATAGACATCCCGGCTTTCAAACCGATAGATGTTTTTGCCAACATATTGATAGAAGAGTCGGATTTGATATCAACCCCCTTACCACGAAGTTTGACGCCTTTCTTGGCTCTCATTTGAAAGGTCTTTCCGCCAGAGACTTTAATGTCCCCTGCCACGTTCAATGTATAATCCCCATGAACGTCGGTTAACAACGAACCATCGACTTGAAGATTGCAATTGTTTTTAACATAGACATTTGACGACCCGTCTATGGTCACATTCATTTTTCCCTTGATGTACAAATACCCATTTCGTTCCAAGACTTCGTAGTTGTCTCCAATGATATGGGTGGCACGTGTACCATTCCGGTCTACTTCTGTAAATGTTCCTGCCTTGTGATACGTGTGCAAACGCTCGGCGTCCGGGGTATCATCAAATTCTTGAATGTGCCCCGATTCGGTTGCACGAACGTGGTTAAATGGGTACTTGGCGGCAAAGGGACTTTTTGGTTCGTTCCATGTTCCGTTATCCCGGGATAATGGAATATTTTTGGAACGTCTTGAATCCTTATCATCTACGAAGGTTGTCCGAATTCCTCTGGCCAATCGATTGGTATCTGGTTCATCTAACAACTCGGTGACCGGATAGGTTTTTGTTGCGTCTTGAAATCCTTGTGTTTTTGGAACGGAATTGTAATATGCACTTTGGGGAATACCACCCAACGCACCCAATACCATGGGTTCTTGATTATCTTTGCCGTCTGCAAAAAATCCCAACACCCACGTTCCTTCTACCAACCCAAGCGGGGTTTGACCTATTCCGGTCATGGCGGCAGAAGTAATAGGCTGAACCACTGTTGCCCACGGCAAATCCTCAGTCGGCAATACGGTCGTGTCAGAAGAGTGATATCCAACAATACGCACTTTACAACGACCCAAAAACAACGGGTCGTTGCGGTCTTCCACCACACCCGTCCACCAAAAAAACCCACCGTTATCAAAAAAGTTCGCCATAGTTATACCGGATTCTTAAAGGAGTCTTTCATGATTTCCAAATACATCGTGTGTTTGTTTAACTTAAATGAATGCCGAATAGCCGTTATCAAGTACAACCCAGAAATGAATGGGTCAAGAACGTTGTTTGACTGCACATCGTTTTTATCGATAGCTTTGGGATATAAAAAGTTAATCAGCATTCCCACTTCTATATCCGTTCGTCCCGGCACTTCAATTTCCAAATGGAACTTGGTCGCTTCTAGCAACAACGAGTTGCGCTGAAGCATCCATTTCTCGTACAAAGGGTCGGTGGTATCGTCATGAAGCTTATATACCTTGGTCCGCACCACGTTTTTCATCGCCACTTCACGCGCCTGTCGTGAAGAATAGCTGGGGTTGTTTTCCAGATGTTTAAAATCTTTGTATTGATTGTAATGGTCGTAGGGAAACTCTTGATACGTTTTCAACGTCGAATCTTGAGTAATCAACGTGCCTGCAAAATACCCCATATCTTGCCCATCCAGCGTGTTGAAATAGCTATAGGGCGAAATGTGTCGAATAATGTTATATTGCTTGGCCAGTTCCGGTTTAGAATACAGAAAACCGCTTTCCGGGTTTGTAATCTTTGATGCGTAGTTTGGTGAATAGGTGTATTCAGAAAATACTCCACCCGCCAATCGTTGTTGGTCTATTAACTCCTCAATGCTCATGAACTTGAACGCCTTGTTCGTTTCAAAAAACAAGAAGGATGGGGCTTCCCCAGAGTTCCCAAAACTTCTGTTCGCTACCCAGTTAATGCACTTTAATGGACTCCACGAACACGCCACAAACGAAACCGATGACCCGTGAGGTCTACCGCTGGTAATCAAATCGGTGTTGGAAGAGTTTGTGTTTCCAACTACGCGCTTCACGCTGAGATGCTCTTGAAATATCTTTTTGACCACCGCATCGGTACTTCCAGAAAACTTCTTCGATAATGCACTTACGTTATCTACATAGGCTTCCATTGAAATGAATGAAATGGTATACCCCTGTTCCACATCGGTTTTGGTAAACACACGGTCATCCACTGAAACAATCTTGAAGGTCTTGCGAATGCTTTCGGTGAGTGTTGGGGTCCGAAACGAAAAAGTGACTGTCTCCGTTCCCACCAACGGAATCATGGTGATAAGATTCGCGGCATCCCGCACATAGATATGACCCATTAAGGTGTTGGAAAAAATATCCTCAAACAACACCGTTTCAATACAGAAATTGGCAATGTTATATGAATCGCCATTGTCCTTGGTGATGACAATCGCTTCCGTAATAACATCCCCGGGTTCGTTGATGTGTTCGAGGTTGATATCGATGCTGGGTATAAACGGTATAGTCATTATCTAATGATTAAGTTATCGAACATCGTGACAAATTGTTGAAGATATTTGGAATCCAGCATTTTGATGTGCCGTTTTTGCTCGTTAATCGTTTCTTCATATTCCAGATTGGTAACCGGGACGGCACCAGAAAAATCAGCGTCCACCACAAACCCACTCACGGGGTCGATGTAATGGTGAACCTCTATTGCATCCTCATAGTTGTCTGCCATAAACTCGTTGAACTGGTCAATATCCATCGGCCATTCTTCTCTGGGGTTTACGATGTTGTTCACCAAGAGAATGACCCAATGATAATACGCTGACCCATAGAACTCATGAGCAAGACGCTCTGGGGTGTACCCATCCTGCACGGCAAACGGAATGACGCCTGTAGACACATCAACAAATTCCTTTCCCGTCCGAATGCGTCGGAAAAAATCGGTGATAATAAGTTGATTTTTCTCCGTGGTAGTAGTTCCAATGGCCCCACGAAACCCAGCGGTGGTCAAATACAACGGAAACTTGCTAAAGTACGTCATGATTAAAATCCTCTGGTGTTGAATCGTTCCTGAGTCAACATTTCAAGTTCAACAAATCTCATCTTTAATGTAATTTCTGTCGGGGCACCATCTTTTCCACGAAACGTGACAAAATCAGACCCACCAAACTCCGTGGTCAAACTGGTCAAGGCACAGTTTGAAATACGAAACAACTCGGCGTTGACCGCATTTTTGTAGTAGTAGGCAATAGAAAATTCACCCGGGTACTTTGTAATGAACTTTCCCGGTCCCAGACTCGGGTGCATGTACTTTTTGAACAGGTTGATAATACGTTTCACCGAGGTATATTCGTTTTCGTCTTTGGGAAGAAACGTATACTCAAAAGAAAAAGTACGAAACTTCATGTTTTTGAACAACTGTGCTTTGAAGGGGTTTGGTGTCATGGCCGCAGTGCCTTGTATCGCACGACCAGCATTTCCAATCAATCTACTTCCAGCACTTTCTGAACCTTTCATCATCAGTGCCCCGGCGAGATTACCTGCTTCAGAAAGGCTGTTCAAGGGGTTGGCACTGTCGGCAAATGCACCAACCAACCCCAAATCTTCTTCACCCCATGCGGCCTCATAGCTCGCAACTGGTTTTCCCGCCATGTACAAGGCGATAACATCTTTGAGCAACACTTGAGAACGGTCAAGCTGAGTTGCGGCGAGCGCACCAGCACCAGCACCAAGTGCCGCACCGACTACCGCACCAGCCGCCCCCAAACGCAACGCCGCTCCCTGACGACCCGTCTCTGAAGCAAAACGACCACCAAAAAATCCACCAGCAAACCCCACCTGTGCGCCAGCAATTGTGGGCAGTACACCCAAATCACCTTCAGTGTTTGGTCGATTTGCTTGAGTATTGTCAAACTTAACATTCATGGTCAACGGGGCGTTGGCCATTCCCCGAATGTCAGATTCGCGGACATTGATGAAAAACATGACGTAATGAGGATGTTGCGGGGTCGCTAAATCCTGAGGATACCGAATGACGTTGAATCCACCCGTTTCGTCTGTTCCTTGTCTAATCGCGGCTGAGTTGAAAATTAGGTCAGCAGATTTAGTTTCGGCCATAAATACTCGTGAAAGAAGGTTTATCCTCTATTTATATGGTATTTCATGGCGTATAGAAAAGATTGCTACAAAGGAAAATTCCAACCTCAAAATCCCCAGAAATATCGTGGGGATTTTATGAATATCGTCTATCGGTCTTCTTACGAAATTCGTTTCATGAAATGGTGTGATTTGAACACCAATGTATTGGAGTGGGGGAGTGAGGAAGTGGTAGTTCCCTACAAGAGTCCTATCGATAGTCAGATGCACCGATACTTTGTTGACTTCTACATTAAAATCAGAACAAAATCGGGCAAAATTCAAAAATATATTGTTGAAGTAAAGCCCTCGCGCTTCACGAAGGAGCCAACGATTCCTAAACGGAAGACACAGCGGTTTGTTGCCGAGGTAAAGCAGTGGGGCATCAACCTAGCAAAATGGAAAGCGGCCACGAAATTCGCTGACGCAAACGATATGCAATTCATGCTTATAACAGAAAAAGATTTGGATATAATATCATGACACCAACTCCATACACTTATCTTCTTTACCATATTCCAACTGGACTGAAGTATTACGGGGTTCAGCATGGTAAAAAAGCGCACCCCAACAACCTTTGGAGAACGTATTTTTCTAGTTCAAAAAAGGTTAAATCACTCATATCACAATTTGGTAAAGAGTCGTTCAAATTTGAAATACGAAAAACTTTTTCTAGTGGTCCCGACGCATTTGATTGGGAGCAGAAAGTCATAGCCAAGATGCGACTTCACGAAAGAGTTGAATGGTTAAATCAATCTCTTTTCAACGGTCCTTTTCATCACGCGGGGGCCATGACTGAACAACATAAAATGAAAATCTCAAATTCGCTTAAGGGCAGGAAGCGGTCAAAATCCCACTGTGAAGCGATTTCAAGAGCGAAGAAGGGGTGTGTCACTTGGAATCGGGGGTTATCAACACCCATAGAAACACGAAAGAATATTTCGAATAGTAGAAGGGGACACCCCACGAGAACGGGTGCTACATTATCTCAGGAGTCCAAAGAACGTATCCGCAATTCGTTGCGGGGACGTAAACTAACAGAAGATTCGACAGTCTCATCTTAATCACCATAAATAACCTTATACTCATCCTTGGAACTACTGCCTCACACGGTTACACCCTGTTTATGCATCTGAAGATTCTTTGTCAACCCCCCTATGTCCATTCGTAGAACCAAACCACATCCCTTTGTCCATTTGCGCGAGGATGCCCTTAAGGGTAATCCTATTCGCTCGGTACGTTGGTATCAGGACCAAATTCGACAACTTGGGTACGGATTGAAAAACATCACCCCACAAAAAGTTATGCGAAGTGGTTTGGGTATGGGAATGAACGGGGTGGGCATTGGGCGCATGTCGTTGTTTTACTATCACCCCAAGCACGAGAAAACCCTTCCGCATTGGGACGCATTTCCCTTGGTGATTCCGTTTCGAATGCATCCAGATGGGTTTACTGGGGTGAATTTTCACTATCTCAATCCGCATGACCGAATGGCGTTTTTGAGAACCATCATGGCCATTCAAAACTCTGAGGGGATAACGTGGGCGGCATTGGTGGCCCATGCAAGTATGTTTGCAGAACATTGTGTCAAACGCTATCTGTACAGCCATGTCAAAAATCAATACTTCTCGGTCATACAAGAAGAAGACTGGAAGACAACAATTATGTTACCCGTAGAACGGTTTGTGAAACAAAGTAAATACACCGCTTATCTATAAGGAACTGACATGGCAGAACTTTTTATCCCCAGTCTTCAAGATTTCATTTCCAAAGCCCGGAACACGGGATTTGCGCGTCGAAATCGATTCTTGGTTGAATTTTTTCCACCGCGTCTCACGCTGGGTGGTGGTATCCCTTCTATTTCCAATCAAAACAACACCATTGGAATGATGTGTGAAGAAGCCACCTTCCCCGGGAAAATCATCGAAACTCGTTCTCTTCGCATCAATGCCTTGACCGAACAACGCGCCAGTCATGTGGATTACAAAAATCGCATGATTACTTTTCGATTTCTGGTAGACAATACGTGGTCTGTGAAAGACTTTTTCAACCAATGGATGTCCTTGGCCGTAAACCCCATGACTATCGGTGGGTCCAGACCCAGAGAGGTTGGGTTTTACAAAGACTACATCGGTGAAATAAACATATATTCACTCACCCCGATTTTTGAAACCGATTCTACCAAGAACGCAGAAACTACATTGTACGGAATCAAACTACGTGAAGCGTGGCCCACCGTTCTTGAAAACCAAGAAATGTCTAGTGGGGCAGAGGGGTACCATCGCTTGACGGTTGGTATTACATTCAAATGGTGGGAAGACATCCTCCTATCATCGGAAGTGCCCAGTTCCCAGTTTGCCGAACGTGGTGGTGGTGCAACACAACAAGATATCATTTCACGATTGTCCGCACCAGAACAACGCCGAAGAAGCCCAACCGATACATTTTTTGACAGAACTGGTAGAGTGTCTGGTTCTGGAATTACACAATCATTCTAAACATTTGAGGATTATATGTCTATACCATTAGTCAAAGTGCCGCGATATCAGATGACGTTGCCGTTCACCAAAAAAGTTGTGGATTACAGACCGTTTTTGGTCAAAGAAGAAAAGTTGTTGATTATGGCAAAGGATTCGGGTGATAGAGAAATGATTATTCGTACCGTTGGTGATGTGGTACGAGATTGTACAGATGGTGTTGTTAATGCAGACACCAGCCCGATGTTCGATGTACAGTACGCCTTTCTTGCCATTCGTGGGAAATCGGTTGGTGAAGAGATTGAGTATTTTCTGGTGTGCGGGAAGTGTGGACATCGCACAACCGCTGTTACACGAATTGATGATTTCAAGCTTATCGTAAACGAGTCCCATTCACCAAACGTTCCTATTGATGAAGAAGTTCGGTTGTTGATGAAGTATCCAACACTCCATCACTTCAACATCATGTTTGGGGAAACTGAAAATGATGAAAATGTAGATGCGATTGTCATCGACTGCGTCGATAGTATTATAACCAAGGACGAGGTTATTAAAACCAAGGCCGATAATCGTCAGGATGTACAGAACTTCATTGAAGGGTTACTCCCGACACAGTACGATAAGGTAGAATCGTTTTTCGCAACCATGCCCCTGCTTCAGTGTAGTAAAGAATATCAATGCGAACGATGTGGAACGGATAATGACGTTGTTATTGGTGGAATCAACAATTTTTTCGTGTAACTCTTTCTCACGATAACTCGGCTAATTTCTACAAAACCAACTTTTTGTTGATGCAACTTCACAAATATTCGCTATCCGAAGTAGAAAGTATGATGCCGTGGGAAAGAGAAGTGTTTATCGGGTTGCTTATCGACCATATCAAGAAAAAGAATAATTCAGAATAGGTATTTCCATGTCTACACCAAAAAAGGTTCGTTCTTCTAAGCACATTCGAGAGGCAATTCGACCCATAAAGCCAGAAATGGATATTCAGGGAGTTGTCGCTCGTAACGACCAGTATATCAACGTTTTGATTGGGTTGCGCTCATTGCTCCCCCAAATCTCAACGAATGTAGAAGGGTTACGTATCGTTGCGGAGCTTATTGACGATTTTGGCGTTATCCCGAAAAACCTAGCTAGTTTGAATTTGTTTGACCGAAAGATGGCTTCGCATGCCGCAAAGCTCTACTTGATTCTGAAAAAAGATTGGAATAAAGCAACACAATCAGACGTAAAACGGGCACTCAAAGTATATGTAGATAAAGTTAAAGCCATGGGCGAAGACTTGTCTATGCCACGGGCACAACCCAGAAACATGAAGGAAGTGTTGGCGAGAAACTTCCTCGGCATTCAACCCCAAGATACACGAACTCGTGGCTTGGGTCATTCGTATATGAAGGAAACACTTCAAGATTTCAAGGTCTTGTTCGGCGCAGATAACAACAAAGCCGAATTCAAAAAGGCCGTTGGGGATGAGGAAGCGTTAGAAAAATCAAAGCGTAATGTGGAAATGCGCCGATTACAGGAAGAAGCCTACGAAGATAACCGCGATTTTGATGCGGTACGTCAGCACAAACAACAGCGCAAACAACAGGAAATGGGTTCGGTTCACGAGGAAGCCCTTCGGGAAAATCGCATCCGAGACAACGCCTTGTTTGCCGGAAACCCAATCGCTGACGACCCCATTCGTGACAAAGAACTCATTCACGCTCAAGCATTGGAAATGGATGGGGCCGATGAGGTACGGGACGAACAGCGTAACGCAGAGGAACAGCGCAATGCCCGACGTATTGCGGCAGAACGGGCGTCTGTCAACAAGATAGAAGACAATCAGGACGATTCTGTCTCTTCAGATATTTTGGAAGAACTCAAGTCTATTCATGAGTTGTTGGAAGAAAAACCAACCAATGCAAAAACCAAAACTCAAGAAAACAACGCAGATACCAGAGAAGACGAAATTCAGAAAATCATGAAGGCGTTGGGATATAAAGGAAACAACCCAGACGGAAGAAAACTTGCAGAAAAAATGTTGGATAGTGGTACCAAAAAAGGACCAGTAGAACCCGTATCCCCACGAGACGAGGACCACGAAAAAGCATTAAAGATTAATCAAGACATTGATAGAAAAAAGAAAGAAGAATCCTATATTCACGATAAGGATGTGGCTCACGCAGAGGCATTGGAAGTTGAAAAGGAAAAGGTCCATGGCAGAGCTTTAAGCACAAATGCCAAAATTGATTATCGGATGAAGGAGAAAAACTTCATTAAAGACAAAGATGAAGCGCACGACCGAGCATTAAAAGTAAACGCCGATATTGACCAAAAGAACGCATCACCCCCGGTACCAACGGCGGCACAACCTGCGGCACCACAGCCAACACAGGTTCCTGAGGAAACACCAGAACCCGTGAGTCTGATGGACCGAGCGCGTGGGATGTTGGGTGGTGTCAAACGGTTTGCTGGAATGGCCGCACGTGGTCTAGGAATGGCGTCAATCGCGGCAGGAGGGGTAGTTGGTGGGTGGAAGCTTGGTGGATGGGCAAATCGTCGTTTAGGGTTGCAAACGGTCGGGGAACGCATGAATGAGGCAGAAAACGCCCGTTCGCTTGAAGTAGACCAAAACGCGGCAAATGTCGCCAGACAGCATGGTTTCAATTCCTTTGCGGAAATGCAAGAGGCGAATAGAGCAACTAGCCAAAGAAACTCACAACGACAGAGTGGGATGGTAGACGGGGTATCCAGAGGGAACATCGATGATACGCTATCCATGACCCCAACAATGACTCCACCACCATCACACGTGACAAATAATTACGTAACACCAGCACCAGCACCACAACATTCATCAGAACCACAGGTGGTGTTTATCCGCCCTGTACATCCTAGTCTGATGAGATTTCAAGACAAGCGAGTGTCCAGAACACTGTTCCCACAGAACACCATGTAAGAGAAAGGGGGAGAAACCATAACGGCTTCTCCCCCTCTTTGTTTAGAACTTAGTCCTGATTCGCCAAGCTCTTGAAGTACTCTTCTGTATCCTCTGGGTCTTCATCAACCTCAACAGGAGTAGAAGTCTTCATGTTCTTTGGCTCTTCACTCTTCAGTTCTGGTTGCTTCTCTTCCTTCACACCAGCACTGACGGCGGCAGGAGCGGCGTTCGTGACAAACTCAAACCGCTTCTTCAGCACTTCGTAAGACTTGAAGTGTCTAGCATCAAGGAAATCCTTGAGCGAGCGGCACTGGTTCCACAACTCATCCAACTTATCGTCAGAGTAGGGCTTGCCATCAGGTCCGAGGATTTCACCCGGAGCAAGGAACATGCTCTGGTCGTAGTTTCGACGCTTGGCAACATTGCACACCACCAACTGGAAATTCGCACCCGTGAACAAGTTGAAAGGGTTGAATGTCGCCATTCCCTCAACGGGTGGCTTCAACGCGCTCTTAATCTTGTCAAAGATTTTCACGCCGTACTTGAACAAGAACACCTTGCCCTCGTTCTCCGGACGGGCTGGGTCTTTGATGACCAAAATGTTCGAATAGTGGTTCAACCGACGCTTGCGCTCACGCGCAATCTTGCGGTTTGGGCCGTCATCTGTGGTGTCAAGTGCCCACAGGCGGCTGTTGTCTTCAGAGACAGGGTCTTTGAAATCCGGGCCAAGCGTGGTCAGAGAATTCTCAATGTACCACTTGCCTGTCGGACCCTGAAATCCGTGGTCCCAACGGCGAACGAACTCGGCGTCTTCCCCCTTGGGGGCTGGCATAAAGCGGATAATGGCAATACCATTTCCTGCTTTATCTACCGGAGGGGACCAAAACGTACCCTCTTCTTCCTTCTCGTAACTCTTCTTGGTCGTGTCTTCGACCTGCTTGACCAAACTGGACAAATCACTGCCCTTGTTACGCATTTCTCTCAAACTGGTAAACATGTGTAGCTCCTTTTTTGCGGTGTATAACGGTATATAACGGTGTATGAACAATGGTCCAACCATAACAAAAGATGTTCTCACCGGGGTGCGAAGACTCTTTTGGTCGCCTCCAAAAAATCTTCCTTGTTAAACGTAAGGAATGGTTCGTATTTGTACATCAACTTAGAAATCGGATTCCACATAAAATCATCCGTCAAACGCTTATCGACCACGGGCCGAAAATTAAATAGTTTGTCGAGGATGACAAGGGTTTCCAAATTGATGCGCTTACCCAAATATTCCTTGGCGAGAAGGGGATGGCTGTCACCAGACCAAGCCATATCAGGAGTTTCAACCCCTTGTTCCTGAAGATGCAATATATCCTGTCTGTAGTGGTATGTCAAGCCCTGAACGCGCTTTTGCCAATCCAATAAAACCTCGTCTGCATTGGCATTATACATCCCACCGTATTTATCACCGTTCAAGAAGTTAGCAATAAAGTACTCCCGAAGCTGAATATCATTATATTTCTGCGTCAGCTTGAACAATTTAAACTTAATCGTACCCTTTTCAAACGAGGTCACCGACATTCTTTTCATGGGGTACTTACGTACATCGTATGTATCCGAAGTGAAATGTAACTTCAGATGCATGTACATTTCATATGCCTTGAACGGACTCATAGAATGTATCTGAATTCTAGACCCGCTTCCTGAATCATAACCAACGATTTGTAAAATTCTTCACCCCATTTACCAGCATCATCACGTTTTTTCGCAACCACCGTGTCAATTCCCGATTGAATGATGGCACGGCCACATTCCATACACGGCTCCCACGAACAGTACAAGGTACATCCCTTGAGACTCAACCCCATGCGAGCGGCGTTGTAGATGGCGTTACGCTCGGCGTGTTCGGTCCAGAGGTACTTTTCGGGGCGTTCTGTCTTCTCAGCGGTTTCCTTGACCCCACGTGGAAATCCGTTGTATCCAACAGACCGCACTTCCTTGTCTGGACCGACAATGACACACCCCACCTTGGTGGTATCCTTGCTCCACGTAGACACCAACTCGGCCATTTCAATAAACCGTCTGTCCCAGCGAAGCTGTGCATCCATTTCTTCTGCCCATGTAGTCATACTGTTCCTCAATCAATGTATGTTCCGTTCTGTTTCCATTTTTTCAAACTGGCTGTCATCACGTTTTCAAAGAGACGGGTGGCGTCTTTTAATGCTTTGTCATCAAACTTTTCGGTTTCTTCTTTTAGATTCTCTCTCAGATAATAATCGTCCAGCGGCCAGTCTCCATTATAATCACCAGAGGTCAAGGCAAGCTGTTCAAGGTCACGAAGCATGAGAGCATTCAAGGCATCTTCCGACGCCATCGCATCCCGGATTTTCTGAATCTCTCGCACAAGGTTTTCGGCCTCTTCTAGCACATCGTCTTGGAGTTTTTGCAATTCCACATCAAACTTCAAAATCTCTTGAAAAGGGTTGCTCCACGCCATGACAATACTCTCAAATTCGCCAGATATATCCAGTTTGTCGTGTTGTCGTAAATCTTCTATGGCACCATTGATGTCGTCTAGAATATTGTGTTTCATGTTGAAAGTCTCGGGGTTTTCTTTTTCATGAGGTTGAGGTTTTCCGCCTCAATTAGAATCAGTTGTTTTAATCGATGGGTGATGAGGGATGCCGCCGCTGTAGGGTCCACATTCCGTTCTTCGCAATATTCAACAATCATTTCGTAGTTGGTAATCTTACGTTTTGCCGATTCCGTTTCTATGTACGTAGAAAATTCCTCGGAGGTTTTGAATTGGCGGGTAATCAAATATTCAACGGTTAACTCGTCTTGTGACATAGAACGTGTGACCTCCGATACGACGAATTGGTTCCATGGTAAGACTCCACTTGGGTTTGACCGTCTGGTTGTGATAGAACATGGCATTTCCAATGCTCCTCAACCGTTTATTTTCCATCAAAACTTCCCATGCAATTTGTTCGGCTTCCTCGTAAATCTTTGGTTCCCGAATGGGGTAGGGATTTCTCGTCCACGAAAATTGGTAGGGTTGGTAGACGACTTCACACACGGTGTCTGGGTAGTACTCATTCTCCACCCGATTCATCGTAACGGTCGCTACGGCCAACTTTCCTTCATACGGCTCGTCTGGGGCTTCGTAATAAATGTTCTTGGCCAGACATTCGAGTTCTTGTACATCGATAGGTTTCGTGGGGGTTCCAAACAACAAGCCCACGGATAGTAAGGTGATAAGCATTGTCACTCCTTTGGTAAGGGGTTCATGTAAGAAATGTAGTCGGTCTGCCATGGCTTGTCAACCCCCCAAACGAGAACTTCTCGGCACACCCGAAGATATGCCGAGAAGGATTGCCCGTTCTGTTTCCAAGTGGGCGATGCTCAGTTTCCTTAGGCGGCTTGAAGCGCACCAGAAAGAAGCAAGGTCGAATAGTTGTTATTCTCCTTTAAGTTTTCGCTAGGGCTTACGGCCCTTCGCCTTTTCGGATAGCGGTTTTGGTGTACTTAATTCCCTGTCGAATCCATTTCGCCCCCGAAAACAAAATGTAGACGGTATAAACAGAATGGAGGCGGGGAGCTTCGAATCTCCCGTCCAAGAAACCTTTCTGCAAAACATTTTACTATCATCCAACATGTCAAAAACTCACATACAACTCAACTGCGGCGTTTGTTCAAAATCTTTTTGGTATATAAACGGGGAATATAACCGTCAGACCAAAAAAGGACGCACAACGTTCTTTTGTTCCTTGTCTTGTGCTTCGACGTTTCGATTGAAAAACAGAACAAGCGAAGAGGTACTTAGAAATATCAAAAGACTACAAAAATTTAACACCGGAAGACCCGGAAAGAAAAAAGGAAAGTTCACATACATCTTAAGAAAAGCTAGAAACCGGAAGTTTAAAGACGGGCTTCCTTTCGATTCGTGTAATACGTTTTCTGAACTTACGGAAGAATATCTTCAATCTATATGGACTGAAAGGTGTAGCTTGTCAAACGTCCCAATAACACTTCAAAAAAATGGGGAGAAAATGGGGTTGACTTCTGCTTCTTTGGATAGAATCGATTCTTCTAAAGGTTACATTCAGGGGAACGTTCAGTTTGTTGCCTACGGCATTAACCTAGCAAAAAACAATTTTTCTGACGCAGATGTTATTTCTTTTCTTGATTCCATTCATACGTCCCGCTTCAAATCCAACTCAGCGTGACAGTTATAACACTGAATCTCTAATCGGGGTTTTCCCACGATAATCTGCTCACAGTACTTCTTCCAACTGGGTTGGCGAGTGTGTCGGTGTCGGTGTTTGTGTCCATCCCCGTCTACATGATTAATGGTGAACACTTGACGATTCCGTGTGCCACATCCGATGCAGATGTCTCCTAACAACTCAAAACATAATGTTCTCCATTTGACTCTATATTTGACTCCGCGTTGGGTGTTGGTCATGCATGAAGCACCGACTTGACCTTTTTCTTCGGTTTCTTTTTCTTGGGACTGGCAGTGTTGAGCAACATTGCCACATCTTGCAATGCTTGTTCTCGGGTGACTTGATGTAAGAACATCATTTCGTAAACCGCTTCAATTCCCACCGTACCAAATTCAAAGTCCATCGACCGTATCCGGGTTCCGTTATCGGTCAACTCCAACCGATACGGCGCGAGGATGGTGTTTACTTGCGCTGGTAACATACTAACTCCGTTCATTTGTGAGTAAATCTTCATACTGCATTCGCGCTATGATATACTCCTTACATAACGCACTTCGTACAATATCCTCCACACCAAACTCCACCACCCGAAATGAGTCCATGTGTTCGACAATCGATACAAACTTTTTCAACCCAGACAAATCGTGCCGCTTTACCAAATCGGTCTGCCGGAAATCTCCACAGAAAATCATCTTGGTGTTGTTTCCTGCCCGGGTCATAATGGAGTTTAACTCCATGTCTGTCATGTTTTGCGCTTCATCAACGATAACGATGCACTCGTCCAAAGTCAAGCCCCGCACGTGTGACGTAATCATGAATTCCACCACTTTCTGCTCAACCAACCGTGCCCATGCTTGGTCCCCAAACCGTGGGAGCAACGCGGAACAAATATCCACATACGGAATCATGTAGACTTCACTCTTTTCTTTTTCGTCTCCGGGTAAATGTCCAATATCTCGGGATGGAACGGCTGACCGCACAATCACCAACTTTCGATATTGACTTGTTCGGTCTAGAATTTCCTTCAAGGCATTGTAGATGGCGATGAATGTTTTACCAGACCCCGCAACCCCGTGAAGTAATAATGCCGGATTTCCATTTTTGTAGAATCTGAAAAACGCTTCTTGATTTAAGGTGAGAGGGCGAACATCAATCAAATCCGTAACCTTAACCTTGGTTTTCGCTTCTTTGTCTGATGGGTGAGGGGTGGGAGTAGGCTGTGGCAAATGAGAAAGAGGTCGCTTTTTACGCGGCATATTCTGTTGGGCTAGATGTATCTAGAGGTATCCTTGATGTTCGATTGTGGGTTGGCATCGTGAATCTTTCGAAGCACATCCTTAAATCCTTCATCCGGACGGCGAATTCCTAAACGAACTGCATCCCCAATACTTGGTGCAATAGAAGGAAACATGCGTTCAATTTCACTAGCATGACAAGACGGACACGGTTCTGTGGTCGGTTCATCCATGGCAGAAATTCGTACCATGAGGTTGAACTTGTATTCACAGGCTTTACAGCGATATTCATAACAGGGCAAGAGAATTCTCCTTTCGTTTTTTCCACCACGCGGAAACAGCTTCACTGTTTTTCTTTCGGTGTTCAGGTGTTTGAATTTTTCCCACATTAGTCTTTCCTTTTTGTGAAAGACTCATTTTTTTCTTTGTTTCTTCGGTTGGCTTGTAATCTGTTCTGTTATATCCACGCTTTTTGGCGGCTATGCTCATCTTTAGTCTTGTTTCTTCAGATATACAACCACGCTTTTTCCCGGTCAAAGCTAAGGATATTTTCAATCTTGTTTTTCTAGACCGTTTTCCCCATGAAAGGTATGGTCCGCGAGCCAATGCTTGGTTTAACCACTCATCCTTTCCTACAACTTTAAGTTTTTGCAACACACGTTGTTCCCAAGAAAAAGCTTCTTCTGGTGTTTTGAATAGTTTTCTAATCTCAAAGAAAAAGCTATCTTTCCCATATTGTTCTATTAGTTCGTGAACTTTTTTGGAACTACTAAAATATGTAGTCCAAAGATTATCCGGATTTGATTTCGGACCATATTGAACACCATAATATTTTTTCTGTGTTGGTATATGATAAAGATAATATGTGTATGGCGATTTCATGAATACTCCTGTTTAGGATGACAGGAGTATTTATACTATTCATAGGTCGGCATTAAAATCCTCGTGTAACTTTCGTAGTTTGTCTCGCACCCAACTGAGGAGAATTTTTGATGTTTCTGTGGACAACACTCCCTCCATGTGGTCTAACTCCATATCAAATTCGTTTACGAAGAAACTCAGATAGTTCTGCTTATCTGTATTTATGGCTTCTTCAAACTCCTGATTTCGCTCACCCACGTTCGCCATACGCCCCCTCCTAAATAGTGTATTTCTCCACCGACCGATTCAGTTGATTGTTCACGCGAATCACTCGTGCATTCTGATGTAATTCGTTCAACGAGGCCGCGTTCGAATAGGTACAAGCCGACCGCAACCCACCCAAAATGTGACAAACGGTATTATCCACCATCCCGCGATACGGGAGCTTGACTACCCGACCTTCGGAAGACCGATAGTTTCGTTTCGTCGGCTGTGCCTCATGAGAACTCATTCCATAGAACGGAACAAATCCGCGTTCATCCGGTTCAACCCCGCCCTCTTCGTGTGCCGCAAACACCGTTCCTGCCATGACCATCGATGACCCCAAGGCAAATGCCTTGGCGAAATCTCCCGGGGTGGTACAACCCCCGTCACACACCACATCAGCGGTTTGGGCGCATTCTATAATCGCAGATGCTTGTGGATACCCAACACCCGCCACCGTGCGCGTGACGCATACCGCTCCGCTACCAATTCCAACCCGTGCCAAATCCGCACCAGATTCCACAACACGTTGGGCGGCTTCTGGTGTACACACGGTTCCCGCCATAATGAACGCATCCGGTGCAGTGTACCGTACCAGTTTGATGTAGTCGTAGAACGGGTTCATGTATCCGTTGGCCACATCAATCACAATCTTCATCTGACGGAAGCACTTGGAAGCAACCAACATTCGAAGCTTGTCAATATTTGCTGTTTCTCCCTTCATGTCCATTCCCAACGTGAGAAACACCCTATCAATCGATGGTTCACTAATAATCGGGTTTTCAAAAAACTCAAACCACGATTTTACCGGGGTGTCCTTGTTGATAGCCGTGAACATTCCATAGTGCGAAAGAGCTTTTGCCATCTTGAATGTCCCAACCCCGTGCATGTTGGCGGCAATAATAGGCACCCCGGTGAGTGTTTGACCCCACCGACCGCGAATTTCTCTTGTCAACATCACCTCTTTTCGACTTGTCATGTCACTGTAGCTCGGAACCAACATCACATCGTCAAAATCTAGCTTGGGTTGGTCCAAATCAAGTTGCATTGGGTAACACAGCCTTGAAAATGTTCTCAAACTCCTCAAATTCGTCCTTTTCTTCGGTAAAATTCGAACGGAAAAAGGCTTTGGCCAGACGATTCACAACTTTGGTCTTCAAATCCAAGGCTTCACGGATTTTTTTCTTCTCTGTCTTGATTAAAGTTCGCTCGGCGTCAGCACGATGCATGGCCGCGTCGATAATTCTCAAGGATTCCAACAATTCTTTCTTGTTCTGCGGGGTCAAATCGTTCATATAGTCACCTGTTTTGATAATGTTAAAGACTTACGCACTATTTGCGTCGATTCCGGCGCATTTTACGCTTCTTGCTTCCTATCTTCCGTCGCCCCTTGCGTGGACGGTTCTTGTGTGGATGTGGCATCTAGTTTTCTCCTTTCCCACCATGGTATGTGTTTTCCAAACGTGTTTTCATGATTTTGGTCGTACACCTTCTTGGGGACGACCATCGGACGACCGTCGTCCCCCTTTCCATTGCCCGACATCTTAGAACTCGGTAACCGTTCCGCCGACGCCGCCGCCAAACGATTCATCAGATGACTTTGCGCGGTCGCCTGTCTTGGCCAAATCGCTGACCTCGGCTTCGCCACCGCCCGTTTCATCAGTACCACCGCCACCACCGTTGACTGGCTCACCCGGAGCATCCTTGGTGAAAAACAACAGCTTGAGAACAGCGGCCACTACCACTAATCCGCCAATCGCAATCACCCAACCCGCCACCGCACTGTCGGCGGCAACGGCTACCACACTGTCCTGCACGGCTGAAACTGTATCCTGTACCATACCTTACTCCTTAAAATGGGTTAACAACTTGGTCCAACTGACATCAAACACGTAATATAACACGACTTTCATCGCAATATCCACCGCAGAAAAAGATAAACTCATATCCATGTCCCGGGTAATCGCCAAGGCCAACACAAATGTCATGATAACCGAAAATATTTGAAATACAAATGCCTTGGTTAACAATACCAGTTGTGCCTTCCGTTGCCGAGAGGCGTCCCGCCAAAATCTTCGCTTCATTTTCCTCCCGGTTCTGGTGCGTTTTATTTATGGTGTTTTTGACCGACTCCGGAAGATACACCCCTGTCCCCACGATGTCAAGGGGTGGGGGTTGACAAAGTGCGAAATGGGTGATACTATACCTGAGTACCCTTGACGGAGGTCATGTGAACTCAAATGAGACAATCCAAGAATATGTGGCAAAGTTGGAAAACACCATCGCCGCCTATGAACAAGACATCATTCGGATGTTTAGAAAACTCGAAGAAGGAACGCTCCATGTGGCTTTCTGCAACGGCAACCACAACGCACGAGTGGGAACAGAAGGATTGATTTGCAACTGCACCTTGGGGCGAGAAATCAAAGACCTGCGACACCAAGTCCAAGAACTGACCAAGGATAAACTGTTGCTGGACGGCCTTGAAGAATGCCTCAAAACGGAAGAACGGATTGACCTTGGCTACACCGATGCATGGGTAGAATCCGGAGAATACGGGGCGACCCTGTCCCAAGGCCCAGAAGAGTTTTGGGTGTCTGAACAAGGGAAAGTGATTTGCCAAAATCTCCGCGAAGCTATCGACCAATACCTCAAACGGAATACCTCACATGTCTAAAGAAATCATTGTCACTGATAAAACCCTTCTTCGTATTATGAAGTGGTTGCAAACCATGAATCGCCCCCTTCGGGCTTTGGTAGTCACCACCTCTCTCTTTGTATTCTTAGGCGCATTTTTTGGACTGTTGTGGGCCTCCTATCTCCTGTTTGGTGAAATCACGCTAATTTTTGAGTTAATCTTCATTGTCTTCTATATTTGGGTTATCATCGTTATATGAACAAACTTGACGCACTCTATAACAGGCTCCCGAATTCTCTCAAAGCGTTGGTAGTAACGAGTATGGTGATTCTTGGTGTCGGTGTATTTGCAATCCTTGCTATCGCAGTGGTTCTTGCTGTATATACGGTACTGTTCTACATTTATGAATGGATTGGGGATTACTTTATGTTGCTGGTGGCCCTCGGTGTACTCTACAGTGTTATCTACAATGAAATTACCGAGGACCGTGATGGCCCACTATAACTTTTCTCAAGACCTTGAAGACGGAGAAGCCGGGGAACACGAAGTCGTGACATTGTTTGCACAGGAATACGATGGAACACCCATTGCCTCCAACGACACCAATCGATACGACCGCATCATCAACTTTCCTAACGGAAGTGTCTTTGGCCATGGTCCTGTCTCCTTCGAAATCAAAACCGATGTGCTGATTACCCCCACCAAAGACACAGGCAATCTCTTTATCGAAGTCCAGTCCCGTGGCAAGAAATCCGGCATCCAAGTTTGTACCGCTGATTGGTTTGTGTATTATTTGAAACACCTGAATGAAATCTGGTCCATTCGTCCAACCGATTTGCTCGCCCTGATTCGCACCGGACGATTCCGGGATGTCTACGGGGGAGACGAAGGAAGCGGCACCAGAGGCGTCTTAATCCCCAGAGCATCCGAACGTTCACACTTTTTGGTTATCCCCATGAGGACTCTATGAACAGTGACCTTATTCACTTGAAAGATTTGGTGGATTCGTATCGCACCACCATGCAGAACCTCCTGTCTCGTCCCAGAGCCTCTGGAGAAAACACGACACGAGCGTTCAACACGTTGGATAACTTTGAAGACCATATCCGCAACCACGAACGCTCCATCTACCGCGTGGCCATGGTCAAAGTCCTGACCGCCTCAGATTTACTGAACGGCACCAACGATACCACCATTCTGAATGCCATTGAAGATGTCATTGCCGAGGAATTTGACCATGAATAACCGCCCAACCAAACAACAGGTTGAAAAAGCCCACGATATTCTCAAGCGCGAGAAGGAATATACAGAAGCGTCAAAAGCGGCTGAGAGAGCGCGACACGTTGGGAAATGTTTTCGGTTCCGGAATAGTTACGGTGGGTCAGACCGTTGGTGGATGTACGGAATTATCACCCACATTGACACCATGAACAATCTCCGGGGGTGGACCATTCAACACACCCCACACAACGTCATTGAACTAGACACGAACGCTCGTTGTAATATATCCGATAATATGGAATTCATCACCAAAAACGAATTCAACGAAGCCGTGCGCGATTTCTACACCACTATCACCGACCAAATTGCCGAGTGTATGGAATGAATGCCCTGACCATTCGACAGCCGTGGGCGTGGCTCATCGTCAACGGCTACAAAGATATTGAAAATCGCTCGTGGCGCACCAACCACCGAGGGACGTTCTTTGTCCACGCCGGAAAATCGTTTGACCACATGGGGTACGTCACCGTCATGCACACCCATCCCAACATCCCACTTCCCGACCCAGACGCCTTTCCCATGGGCGGGTTGGTCGGAACCGTGGACATCGCGGACTGTGTTGAACGGTCGGACAGCCCGTGGTTCACCGGAAAGTACGGCTTTGTTCTGAAAAACCCCACCGCACTCCCACTCACCCCCTACCGGGGTCAAATGGGATTCTTTCACGTACCCTCAGGAGACACCAATGACTAACGATTTTCTATACCCGCTGAAACCCCTTGAAATGTGGGGTATTTTCTACAATTACGAAACACCACACCCCTTTCAATATACCTTGTCCCATTACGAGGCCAATAAACATATTCTTTCGGGAAGATATGTCGTCCGTTTCAGAGCGGTAAACCAAGAAGAATTTGATGCGATTCATAAGATTCCTTCGTACACCGAAGTCTCGCTCGAAGAGGTCGCCACACGCTATCACCACAATCCGCCTTGTGGTCTGAGTGTGTTTGTCTCTGCTCAGAATGTGGTCAACGCCGTAGAGGAAATAGCCAGACTCAAAAAAGAAGTTGCCACCCTCTCAGACCAATACGACATCCTCACCGATGCCTACGTTGGTGTCAAAATGAAACTTACCAGAGAAAACCCATGACCACGCTTACCCTCTGCGCGGCAGGGCAGGACGGTGACTGCGTTCACTCACTCTGCCCACAGAACCGCGACAATGAACCACACGCAACAGGTCGGTCCTGTCCGCTCCCGTGGCAACGGTGGGGTGGTCCTGAACAACCCGACCCCGAGCGCGAAGCGCGGGAGTGTGACTGGCCCGAGGACTTCTCGCACGAGAACGGGAACTACGTCAACAACTGCATTCACTGTGGCGAGTCATTCATTGGCCACAAGCGGCGGGTCACTTGCAAGCGATGCTCCGCTCGCCAAAGTCTGTCAGAGGAGTTCCTTCGCAAGGTCATTACGGATGCATGTGCCATCCGTTCTCCACACCACGCCGATGGTATTGAATCTGGTGTGTACGCGCTTGCAGATGCTCTTCGCGCCAAGATAGCAAAACCCCACACTCTCATTGACGACCAACCCCACGACCTCAAACCCTTCCCCATTCCATGACTCTATCATTTGACCGCCCCGCGTTCGAAGACGCCGTCAGACGCCTAATGACCCACGTGCCCGATGTGAATCTTAAGGCACACTCCAAAGTCAACGGCCATTCCAAACAATATCCCATGTTCGAACCCGGAGACGAAACGGCACCGTTTTTAACCGAAGCCCACCTGTACAACATGTACGGAAAAGATGAAGCCAGAACTATTCATGCCCTGATTCGAAATCTGATTCGAGCCGCTGGATACCAAGATGAATGGGCAATCCCTCAGGAGGCTCCATGGGCTGGTCACTAGGATACGACCACAAGTGGAAACGTGACGTAGGATACGGCGTCCCCGCCTTCTGCGACCACCCCAAATGTAAACGCACCATCGACCGAGGACTTGGATACGTCTGCGGCGGTGACCCACTTGGCGGGGAATACGGCTGTGGACTCTACTTCTGTGAAACACACCTCTCCTATGCCCTCGTCACCAATGAATATGGACCAGAAGAAACCCTCTACGTCCCCCTCTGCCAACGCTGTCAAAATCCCATCGTGACCCCGCCCTTCACCCCAAAACCCGAACACCCCTCGTGGCTTTACCATAAAGCCACCCACCCCTCATGGGAACACTGGCGCAATGAAAACAACCCTACACAACCTGACCCTGTCCCAGCAGAGAAATCTACAACTGAAATGGCCCTTTGTCCACCCCCCACTTCCCAAACCGAAACACCCGTGGTGGAAGTTCTGGAACAGACCCCACATTCATCACCATGAAATGACCTTTCCCAATACTCCCCCAGATTACGAATGGCTCTTTGTCTGCCCCTGTGGACACACCACCACCAATATCGATGAGGCCCAACCGTAATGTTCTCATATATTTTCATCGTCATGGTATTCATCATCGGTCTGTCCGCTGTGCGTGGACCGAGGTATCCTAATGGCTAATCGCGGACACCTCAACGGAGAAATTCATTTATGACCACCCCAGAACGGGAAATGATGTTCGCACTGGCCCAACGCTTTGGATGTGACTACCCCGAGAAAGGAGAACCCGACGGCGAGTACTTCGCCTGTGCTGGGTGCATCCAAGAACTGGAAACGTTTCGTGACTTGGTCTATAATCACGCCATCACAAACGCACAACAAACCCTCAAAAACACACTACGAGAATTCACCACCTATGGCAGATGCCGCACCCACAAACGCTACGACTGCGTCCTCTGTGATGCCGTCAATAAAGTGCTGACCTCGTGTGTCACAAAACTTGACAGTCAGATTTTGACAGCGTCAACCCCCGAGGCCCAACCATGACCGACACTGAACTCCTCAACATACTCATTGATGAACTCCATAACGAAAAATGGACAGACACCCTCCCGTGGCTTAGACCCAATGGAGATTATACAGAAAAATACATCGACAGAAAAACTTTCAAATCCATCCTCATTGAATGGGCGAAAAAACACAATATCCAACCATGAAACGCTTCACCGTCAACGACCACGCCGAAACACTCCGCGTGGAATCCCTCATGAAACACCCCAACGCTATCTTCGTCTTTGGCTCCAACCTCGCAGGACGACACGGTGCGGGTGCCGCTAAAGACGCCCTTGACCTCTATGGAGCCGTCCGTGGAGTCGGACATGGTCCCCAAGGACGAGCCTACGCCATCCCCACCAAAGACGAAAACATCAACACGCTCCCGTTCAAAACAGTCGTCAACTACGTCTCCACCTTCCTCGACTACGCCAACCAATACCCAAACCTCACCTTCGCCGTCACTCGCATCGGGTGCGGTCGTGCCGGATACAACGACTTCCAAATCGCTCCCCTCTTCACCCACGCTCCACACAACTGTCAACTTCCTGAACACTGGCGTGATATCATCAACGGAGAACAGTTTTCCTTTGAGTGGTGAGTGTTTGCCAATCAGCAAACACAAGGGTATTCACTTCCTGAACACAAGGGTATTCCACCGCGTCTTATGATTTGGGTTTCCCGGGAAAAAAATTCTGGGAAATATTTTTTGAAAATCGTAACCTCGTTTCATATGCCATGCCCCCATGTCGGTCGGGTATTCCGAATATTCCTATAAAGTCATATAGCCCTTTTCTCTGAGCGGGTACACCACTCGCGCCCCAAAGTCAATAAGGGTTTCCCTGAAAGTGCTATCACTCTATAGACCGAACGATTCCCGAATAAAACATTAAGGCACACATTCGGCCAAATCTTGCGTTATACGGGCATTAGAGCCTGCATAATCCGTATGCAGAGGCACTATCACAAAGCGTGTAACCTGTTGAAACACATATACTTAGCGTATGCACGTTTGGGTTTAGGCTACCCCTATAGCCCTAAACGGCGATAGGCCCTTAAATCGCCTTTAAACGAATAGTCACGCATAACTAACTAGTTATGTTCCAGAGGCAGGAAAGCGGGGCAAGCTGTCCAAGCCTTGCCCCGCTGTCCCTTACTTCCCTGCTGTGGCCAGTTCCAGCAGTCCGTTATAGACCGCATTCTTGGCTGTGACCATCGGACCCTCTAGCAGTCCCTCGGCCCGTGATTCCAGCGACCGGGGCGACCAAAGGACACCGCTATGGTCGGCGGCATGCGTCACCGCTTTGTACGCTTCCCAAGCCGACCCGTCACCAACGTGTCCCGGTGCGTTGTGCCAGAGGCTTGACAGCGTAAGCCTCTTTTCCTCTGCCCGTCGGACCATCGTGTTGGCGAACTTCGCGCTTGGGTCGAAGCTCTTCGACTCTTGCGGCAGTGGTGCGATAACGTCCAGCACCATTGCCCGGAAGGTCGCTTCGTCCAACGTCAGGGAACGGAGGGCAAGGATTGCCCGTCCGATTTCCTCACGCTGTGCGACCACTCCGCCCCAAAGCTTGGTCACACCGTCCACGACTCGCGTCCCAGCCTTGCGCGAGTGCTTCGCCATGAACTTGGAGGTGGACCCATTGACGGCGGCCCGTTCCGTATTCTGGCACACCACGGTGACATCGGTATCGTAGAAACAGATACCGTCCCGGCCAGAGTGGGATGCCGTGGCCAGCCCGTAGGCTCGCATGCTGTCCCCGAACGCTTCCCGGCAAAGGTCGCCAAAGCGTTCGATATTCCAGCGCATGAGCATGAAAGCCTTGTCACCGTTGCGGAAGACGCCAGCCGTCTCGATTGTTGCCAACCCTTCCCCGATGAACGGGTCAAGGTTCCGCATCGCCTCACTGAATTGCATCACCGTATATCCCGGTGTCGCGCTCCCCACTTCGACGTTGTTGTCCGTCCGGACGATAGCCGCCGACAGCGTGCTTTCCCGTTGGTATGTGTCACCGTCGGAAGTGTAGGCGGTGTAAGTCTGGGGCCTGACTTCGACTTCGAAGTCACCACGGCAGAGCTTCAGAGCTTCCGCCGTTGTGTTGGGCCGTTCGTCGGCAGTGAAATACTTGCCGAGATTGTGCCACGCAAGCGCGACACCTTCCCGCACCACTTGGAAAAACGACGTTCCCTCTTCATTCTGTTCCAGTTCGTGCGCCATCTTTGTAGCTCCCTGAAAAGTGGGGGAACATGGTTCGCGCCCATTCGGGGCGAACATTTTTCCCCCGATTGTCAAAAAACCCTGCCGGGCATTTCGGCCCTTCAGGAAGGGTAAGGGGGCGATTCCATTTCCGCAAGTGGGAACCCGAACTTTTTTCCGTCGTCGGGATGAACGCACGGGAAGCAAAAACCGTGCCAGCCCGTGCGCCTGCAAGTTCCGTGCCAGCCCGTGCGCCTGCAAGTTCCGTGCCAGCCCGTGCGCTTGCAAGTTCCGTGCCAGCCTAGAGCTTGACGATTGCGATTGCGATTGCCACAGATTTTAACTCTGCCAGCGTCAGGGATGACGTTTGCACAGATTCCATGCCGAGCGTGGCCAGCCTGCGCCGGATGGCACGGCGCAGGTTGCGGCGACGGATTGCGGCGTTCACCGTCTCAGGGGAGAACGACAACCCTTGCGCTTCCGGGGATGCCGTGCGAGTGTCAGAGGAGTTGCACATAGCGCAAAAATACCGAGTGGCAACGTTTCGCTTTGCGTTTGGCGCAACGTTTGGGTTTACGTTTTGAACAAAAAAGACGCTCGAGGGGCGAGTCCACAACCCCCTGAGACTTATTCCATTTCGATTGTCTCGCCATTGAGCTTGGCGACGGTGATACCGGACAGCTTGAACTGGCGGAACTTGGACGACGGGAGCATGTTCTCCACGGCCTTACGTGCCAGCGTCTCAGGCTTGCTGTTGACCTTGCGGTAGGTCGCTTCCGTGATGACATCCTTCCGCACGACCAATCCGTTTACGTGGATTTCTCCCGTGACGTTGTGGACCTTGACGCCGGGGATGTTGGTTGCGCTGTAGGCATCTTCCCCGGTGTACGCCGGATTGTGGCCGATGCCGACGGCGAGCGACACGCGCCGGGATTCCGCGATGATTTCTGCGGCGTCGGCTTCCAGCCCCTTGAGCGTCGGCGCGATTTCCGCCAACACTTCCAAATCCCGTTCGTACAAAGATTTGGTGGACGCACCGAGGATAAGCACGTGCCGCGCCTTTTCCTCAGTGAGCCGGGGGCCTGACGGCTTGGCGGTGTAGACGAAAGAGGCGAACTTCGCGCCCTTCATCCCCGCAAGATTTTGGAGCAAGCTGGACATCGGTGATTCTCCCTAGAGGGTGTGAACGAAAGGTAAACCCCTGAAAAGCGGAACGCTAGTCGGGGTTTCCCTTATTCTGTACTTCACTGTGTGTCACCAACCGGATATGTTCGTGTGTTTCGTACAGACGGGAACAGGCATCCCAAATGTCTCTTGCGGTGACTTCCACCGTAAAGACAGAGCAAATACCAATCGACCCAATGGGTCGCCCGTTGAACGTGATGGAGAAAGTTTTCATGAGGGAAAGGTATCCCGTGAAAAGGGTTAGCGCAAGTCAGAGATTCCCTTAACGTGCGCCCGTGTACTTGTGTCCGGTTGCGCCGTGTGCAAAGATAGCCACGTTGCGCTTGCTGAATCCGTCACACGCCCCGCATTCGATGCACGTAGTAACCTTACCCATTTCCGCCGATGCGGGGCAGTGCATGGCATTTGCGGGAACAGATTCCATCACGGGCAGAACCCGGAAGGTGCCAAACCCCTTGGCGTTTGCGCGAATGACATCATCGGCAGTCTCGGCAGAGGCTTGGCAGAACGATGCCAACCCCGCAAACTTCTTGGCTCGCCATTGGTGCGTATAGCCCGTCGTCGTCCCAGCGTAGGCGGCAAGATTTTGCCACACGTGAAGCGGGACGGCGGCAGGGTCACCGTAGGTGCCAAACCGGATGGCCTTGCCCGTGAAGACGGCCCAATCCGTCAGCACAGGATAAACGCCGCGCTTCCAAGCCTTGTACACGCCGTTCGGACCCGTGTCAATCCGAACGTAACAGGTGCGAACCCCCGTGACAGGATTCTTGCGGTGAATGCAACCCCCGCAAATCGCCGTATCCGCCCCGTTGAGAGCCTCAATGGGATTGACATCGGCGCAAAGAATGTAGGTTTGGACCATGCCGCCCGTCTTGGCATTGCGGCTGGACTTGTTCAGTCCAGTGGCAATCACAACGATGGGCTTGCCCGTCAATTGGGACGGACCCGTGTAGAGGATGACGCCGATGGGAGTCTTCATGGGATGAATACTAGCGGGAACTAATCATTTCCGCAAGTCGGGGAAACCCTTACCGACACGACCCGACGTTGTACCCGTCGTCGTACATCATTTCTGAATAGGAATCACCGCGCACGGTGCGGAACCCGTTCTCCGAGTGGCCACGGGGCATTCCGTTTGCGGCATCTTCCCAACCGAGCCGCCACGCACGGGAGTGGTGCATTCCTTCAGTGGCAACTTTCTTGGCCATAGTGTCCTCTAGACCTTTGCGGAGAAAGGAACGAATGCCGTGAACCAACGCTTGCCCACCACGTAGCCCACGTGATAGCTCAGCCCGCCCATTCCGTCCTGATACATCTTGGAAACCTTGCCACCCCCGGCGACGGTGACCAGTTCCTTGACAGTCTTGGCGTAGACCTTGCTTCCGTATTGGTCAACGAACAACGTGGTTTTGCCGCGCATTGTGCCGTCCTCTTGGGGTTACCCGAACGTTAACCTTGCTTCCGGGGTTTGTCAAGGGGCGGATATTGCGCCAAGATATCAGTGGCAAAATCAAGCTCGCCAGCCTCAACGTCGGGCAAGATTCTATCTTGCACAGGAACCAAGGCCACCATTGCCGCAAGATAAACGGCCTTTTCTTTCCAGTACTCTTTGGTGTCCTTCATCGCTTGGAATCTCCAGAGGGTATGCACAAAAGATAACCCCTTGAAACGAGTCTGTCAAGGGGCATTCTCTTGGGGCAAAAGACAACTGTCCAATGCTCTGCAAAAAATCTTATCCAATATCTTTGCCCCAAAAGATTGATGACGTTTACTCCGTTGAACACGTTTCCGTTTACTCCAACGAACACGCCACCGTTTTCACCTCTTCTTGCGCGGTTCGAACAGTTCGTTGAGCAAAATCATCCCAGCGGACGCCGACACCAACCTCTGCCACGGGTCAACCGGGAAGAACACCACGAGGAAGTAGAACAGGGAAACCATCAGCAACCGCCACAGCGTAGACATCAATCCTCCGAGGTGCAACGTTTGGTGCAACGTTTGATTCGACGTTTGCGTTTACGTCCTGCGAATCTCAAGGGGCGAACGTTCCTCAACCCCTTGAGATTCAACGGTTATCGACGCATTAGAGTTCTCCTGAACGGTGAGCCTTTACAGGCTTCCTTCCACAGAAGATTTTGGGAGGTTGGCCCCGCGCTTGATTGCCCACGCTTCCAGCTTCCGGGCCAAGACCAACACGCTCTCGGCGTTGAGCCAGATGGTGTGCATTCCGGCGTTGTCGGGATAGAACGCCAACATCGTCTTGTCGCGGTCTGTCTCCTGAACCTTGAGTTGGGTGGACTGGGAGGAGTGTCCCTGATGGGTGCAGGTCAGCATGGTGTTGCTCCGGGTGAGTGGTGTGAAGAGAAACGTAACCTCGTGAGAGGTCTTCCGCAAGTCGGGGAAACCCCTACTCCATCGCGTTGAGCAAGTCGCGCAGAATCATGTACTCACCGTGGTTGACCAGATGTGCGATGAGTTTGTACACATCACCGTCTTCTGCGGCACCAGTGGTCGCCCACTCGTCGCCACGGATACGGTACTCCACCTTGCCGTCACGAACACGGTAGGCGACCCCTCCCCACTTGAACGTCTTGTACACCTTCGTCTCCAACCGGAAGACGTTTTCGTTCTTGAACGGTTTTTCCGGAGGGGCGTTCAGGAAGGACATGCCGTTGGTGCGAACGACCACGAACGCGGGAACGTTGATTCCGGCGTCGAAGAACACCCGATGCTCGTTTCCGAGCGTGTCGGTCAGGTGGAAAAGATGACCACCAGTCGGGGTCTTGGTGGTTGTCACAGTCGAATAGTTCATGGGATTCCTCTTTCGGGGGTGATACGAGAATGTTAAGTGGTTAGTCCGCGTGTGTCAAGGGGTGGTACAGACTTTCGCCATTGCCTGTACTACTGGGAAGCGTTCCCGGCCACCCCTTGACCCACCCGTTTACTTCGTGGGATTCCGAACACACGCAATCAGTTTGGCCAACTCGTCCCACCTCTTGTGTGCCGTCATCGTCCGGATGACCTCCGACACGGTCCCGTCCGAGCCGTACAGACCGCACGTTTCCCAACCATGGAAATACTTGCCCTCGACCTTGTCCCCGTTCACACGATAACGAAAGTCGTTCACCATGAACTCGTTGAACTCCTTGCGGTCCACTTCGTGGAGATTCGGGGAATCCGACCCCGGATTCTCCTCGAAGAACGAGATTCCAGACGCATTCTTGATGATGTACTTGGCCTTGGGCCAGCTTGCCGGGACCACGGCAACCGTACCGTCCTCAAGATAGTAGGTGAGGGTATTCTTGACCTTTTCCGTCTTGGCGTTTTTCATGAGGATTCCTGTGGCTGAAGTGATGACTGAAGATACTCGGGGCGAGTGGGTTTGTCAAGGGTCAGACTTTCAACCCCAATCCATCTGCTCTACTGCCAACTCCGTTGGCGGGGCCTTGACAAACTTTACTGCACGAAGAACGTCTCGTGCCAGACCCGGAGTCGTCGATGCTCCGTGCGAGCCTCTTCCTCTTTCACCAGAGCCACCGCTTTCTCTTCCGTGTTGAAAATACCCACCACGTGGACAGGATGGACGGTATTCCACTGACCGAACACCACCGTCACCGTGGGAACCCCCTTGAGATTCATGCCTGCACCTTCGATGCGACCACCCATTGGAACCTCCGGAGAAAAGAACACGTGGTAGTCAGCCGATTTCACGCCCATGTGCGACAACCCACGGATAGCACATGATTAGCACGGTTGCAACCGTACCGACGCGGGATTTTTTCCGGGCCTTTCCCGTGTACTGAGAAAAGAATGGGACTACCCCAAGAGAACGCTTCGGCCAGTCGGGAACTCGATATTTTTCGAACCCTTGGGGATAGTACCAAAGACAAGCCGGGGATTCGAACCCCAATCTCCCCTCTCACGGGGCGCATTACCGTTTATGCTATTGCCTGACAGGGGCGGGTCGTGAGATACCCGTTGTCCCGGTGTGAACTAATGATAACACCCTCTCACGGGTTTGTCAAGCCCTCACACAACGCCTGAACCTGCTCCGGTGTCCCGAAAGAATGGTACACACAGAAGTTCGCCAAACGCTTGTCCGTCTGTGCTTTCTGTACCAGAATCTTGGCCACCTCGTCTCCGTCACCCATTTCGAAACAGTCGGCAAACGCTCGACTGCCCTTGGACCCGCGACGGATAAACCGTGCGGCAATATTTGCCCGTTCTCGGGCTGACTTGGCTCGGGTGGCGGCACTCACAGGATAACAATCTCCACCACACATTCCGGGTCCATCCACTTCAGCATGTCTCGGGTGGCCTCGGCCTCGTGGCGTCTCATGGGGTTGGAATCCCCCTGCACAAAAATCTTGGACTCCGAGGTCCGAACCGTGTACACAGGCTCGTCGTCAACGTCGATGAACATTACATCATCACCCACATCCACACCACGTAGAGAATCAGAAGATGTTTGCACAGCCAGAACACCACCACCAGCACCACGGTCACGAACAGAAACAAGAGCAGACTGTTGAAGATGAGCTTGAGCATTGTATTCTCCGCAAAAGGAAGTGCCTCGGGTGGGGCTCGAACCCACGACCTTGGGATTAAAAGTCCCTTGCTCTACCAACTGAGCTACCGAGGCGTCTGACACAAGGATACTCCCCGTCCCACCCGAAAGCAAGTCGGGGAAATCCCTATTCTCTAATCCTCCTCGTCCTCGTCCTCGTCCTCGTCGCCGTCACTCATGGACCAGCCAAGTTCGCTCAGAGCGGCAAAGGCGGCATTGTTGGGGTTGTCTGCCTCAACCTCGAAGGCGTTGTTCGGGTCGTTGTTGGACCAAAGAATAAACTTGGGCATCGGTATGCTCTCGGTGGAGTGTACACCAGAAAGGTAACCCCTGACCCACCAACCGGCAAGTCAGGGATTCCCTGAAAAGATTTGACCAGCGGCTACTCACCCATCATAAACAAATCGGGGTTTTCAGGTCTGGTCAAATCTCAAGGGGTGACCGCGTCAGGCTATGTGCCACAGGGTGTATCCACGTCAGTCACCCCAAGAGAACGCTTACTTACGCCGCCACGAACCGTCAGCGGTCACCACGTAGTCCCGGTCGGACGCCTTGAACACCATCCCCGCCGTGTGCGAGGTCTTGAAATCCCGCGCCGTCGAGATACGCATCCACTTGGCCTTCTCGCCCTTGGTCTTCGCCGTCTTGCTCATCGGTCACTCCGTTTGGGTTAGTGTTTCCCTACACGATTGAAGCTACAACCAGTCCAACGTTCGCGCTAGTCAGGGATTCCCCGATTCTCCGGGGGAAAGGACTTTGCTCCGATTCAAATGGCCAGTATTCCTTTCCCCCAAGAGAAAACAGGTAATGTCTGTGGGTTCTAAAGTACGCGACAAACCCTTTCCTTCCACTCAAAGATGGAAACGCGCCGCTCTAGCATTACTCAGTGGCTTCAACTCTGCACAGACACTACTTGACCCGCTCCCTCACCCGCTTCTCCAACCGCTCGAAGTACTCGGTCGCCACCGCCTCACAATGGCGCACCACCGCACTCTCCGACCACCCCAAGGCCAGCAAATGACCCGTGTTGGCCACCAGAAGCTCCTGCGTCATTCGCTCCTTGGCATTGAACATTACCTCGTCCATAACACAACTCCTGTCTGAAAGGTGTGAACTAACAATATCTCACGGGATAACCCCGCGCTAGTCAGGGTTTCCCTGAATCACGCTTCCTCCGCACAATGTTCCGCAATCGCCTTCAGGTCGTTGTACGCAGAAATCATGGGCTTGAGACGCTCCACCATCTGCTGGTAGGCTCGCTCGTAGGCACCGTCCGGTGACCCCTGATAGTCCCGACCGTGGACGAGTCGCCCCATGAGATTTGCGGCGTTCTCAACCGCCTGTGCCGCCTCGTAGTACTGACGAGCCAACTCCATCCCGTCAGAACCGTTCAGATTGATGTTGGGCTTGACCAACTCGTTTTCCACAGAATTCTCCGGGGGGAAAGGATGGGCCGTCCCACAAAACACACACAAGGACGGACCCGTGCTGTTGCTGAAGGAACACGTGCCAAAGTCTCGGGCGGGGCAGATAGGCTGTCTCATGGGACGAAAAGTACTCGCTTGCTCGCTTCCACGCAAGTCAGGGTTTCCCCTAGATTTCCCGAACCACCACCTCGTGAGACACCTCCACCAACACCGCCGCAGAAATCCCACGAAGTCCCGCAAAATTCATGGCCGCTGTCGCCGTGCCAAACTGCACCGCATCGTCTACGTCCCGCGTCCACTGCACCGGACGACCACGGCTCGCCACGTACTGATTAGGCACCGTCCAATCCGTCTCGGACGCCCGAATCGCAAAATATTTCACCGTTTTCCACTCCTCTCAAGGGGTTGACCCAACGTTTAACCACATGTTTTCACCAACGTTCCAATCTACGTCCACCACACCGAAATGATTGAACAATCCCGGTGAAAAAATCTTTCTCGGAGCGTAACCCCTTGAGATTTAGTTGGTGTCTCATTATTAGGACACTGAACCAAATGGTTCACTGAGAATACTTCAAGATAATGTTAAGTAACCGAATGGTTACCAATGACTTTCTCCCGAGGTTATCCACATTTTACGGCGACTTATCCACATCTGGTGTGGATAACTCTATCTGTTTCCACGTGGGATTATTTCTCCACACGTTCCGGTTGTAGGCTTCCAGTACAAACCGAACGGCTTCGTGTGTGGGGATACGGATGACGGCTGACGGGGTGGAACACGGCTCTCGGATGAATACTAACCTATACCCCGGTGTTTGTCAAGAGGAGCGTTCGGACAGTTCGATGATGTTGGGCCGTGTCATATCGACACTGTTATGACACCATTTGGTGGGGGTGGTTTCTGGGTATTTGTCCAGAATCATTCCGAGGGCTTCCGATTCGGTATTGGCGACGACGGCGATTTCTTTCATTTCGAAACCGCCGTAGGCCCAGTGGTCGTAATAGGAGAACAGGAAGAGTGTGAGGTTAGGCATTTTTGTGGATGGCGGACCCGAGGAATCGACGCAGTTCGTACAGGGCGAATCGTCCATTGTCTGCTTTTGTTGCGTAGACATTATGGGGATTTAGCAAGGAGTCGCCAACGATATCACTAAAGTCGATGAGATTCTGGGCTTCCTCAATGGAGAGGGTGAGGACGATTTCGCGGATTTTGGTGACGGAGGTGACTTTCACGGGGTTGTCTCTTTTCGGAAGGTTTCGTACAGACTTTTGACGACGGCTTGCATTGTGATTTGTGCGACGGGATTTTGGGAAACGCTAGTCGGGGAAACCCTCAAGTTCGCATTCGATTGCCATGAGGAGGCAGAAGATGACTCTGGGGTGATTGTCCGTGGAGGCGTTGCGGAATGGACCCTTGTCATCCTCAACGATGAGACATTCAATACCACTGGGGTTGTGGTTGGCAATACGGTCGTACATCCGGGTACGGGGGAGTCCTTTTGGCAAGGGGTCTGCGGTGTCTGGGCCATACGAGTCAGACCCATCAAACCGTCCACTGAGGCGGTCACACAGGAAGGCGCGGCGTTCCGGGTTTCCAGTTCCGCACCATTTTGCGAGTTTTCGCCATGCTTGGGCTTCGGTCATGTGGTTCTCCTTTTGGGTTACCCGAATGTTAAGCGGTCACCACGGGTTTGTCAAGTGTCGTGTTTCTTTCCACAGGCCATGCACCGATTGTGTTCAGGTGCGCCGGGGCTGGTCATCATTCTTGTGGAAAGGGAACAGGGGCAGTTCTGCTGTCCTCTTTTGAGGACAGTTTTTTGGCGTGGGGTGGGTTGTGTTCTGTGGTATTTTGGTGACTTGGGGTTCCACGGGTTGAGGGAGGTTCCCCGGTCATTTGGGTGCCAGCCCATTACTCGGGAATCTCTTCGACCCTGACCCGGACTTTGACGATGCTCAGGCCCTCGTCAACAAAATGGGGTGTGGACTTGCCGTAGACCGTTAGAAGCTCCATGATGGCATCGTGCTGAGTTTCGAACTGTTTGGCCTCGTCAATGGTGGAGCAGAACGTGCTTGAACGCTGGTAAAAGCGGTAATTGGCACGGCGTTTGATGATGTACATGGTGGGTTCTCCGGTGTGGGAAGTGTTTCACGTGGAACAAAGGAGAGGGGTTGGCCACCCGTCGATGACCAACCGCCCCTTGAGAACAGCAATCTGGAATGGGTTCAGCATTCTTTTTGCCACCCCTTTTCTCGCCCCTGAACGGGTTTCCGAGGTTTGTTCTCATCACAGCAGAGCTAAGGTTCAGAGGCATCGCGTTTAGACCAGAAAACGGGTCGAGGTCGAATCGCAAGCGCACGAGGGGCTTCCTAGGAAAGCATCGGTGGTTGCGTAGAGCCACGATACAACGTATGGACCAACGGAGGGGCATGAGACGTTAGGTGCTGTGCCTTACATGAAGAAGTCTAGCGTGGTGGGACTGGTGTGTCTGTCAGGCTTTCCCTGAAGTTGCGGCTCGGTAGGTGTCGGCCAGACTGAGCAGGAGGTCATTGTTCTGAATACTATCCGGAACATAGTCTCTCAGGAGAATCTTGAGGCAACCCTCGGAGTAGAACTGTCCATTTTCAGTCTCGTAGAACCATTGACTGAATTCTCTGGGTCCGTAGGTATCACCGTCCTGACCAATATAGACGGAGTGTGCGGGGATGAACCCGATACGGGCCTCAAACGTTGGCTTGGACGGCTTGATGGGGAAGAACTGCGGGGTGTTCTTTGGACGACCTTTCCGGATGGCCATGAAATCTCCTTAGATAACGGTGAGGGTCTTCGTCGTGGTCACTTCGACCAAATCGGAGCAGTCAAGCTTATGTTGAGCGGCGTACCGCATGGCCTCGGTTGCGGTATCGAAGTGAGAGGCTTCGTCCACATCTAGCGACCACGTTACGTAACTCTTGTTGGAAAGGTACTCGAACTCGTCGGGTCCACATTTGTAGCTTTTGAACCGAATCACGTAGTATTTCACGGGGTTGTCTCCTCGTAGAGAATGGTAAGGGGTGGGGTGCTGTTTGTCAAGGGAGGGTGTTATACATGTACTCGTCGTCCACGTACTCGGTGAACGTAGTCTTGGTCACCATTTTGTACAGTTCTTCTGGGGATTTGGGGGTGAACTTGGGTCCGTTGCCGTCGGCCAACATCAGGGTGGTGTGTTGGTGTTGGTCGGAAATAACGGACCAGACGGCGTCGGCTGGGGCGATTCCGGTTTCCACCAAGAGATTGGCTTTTTCGAGAACACCTTTGACCCATTTGGCTTCCATGGCATGAAAGGTATTCACATGAACGGTGAATTTCTTTTTGGGCTTTCCCCGAATCATTCTGTACACCGCCATTGGCCAGAGGAAAATAGCCCAAAACGCTTCGTAACCAAAGTCCGCTCCTTCTACCATGGTCCCAACCAACCCAACGATAGAAGCAATAGCAAGTGTTCCAAACACCACAAGGTAAATGGCAATCACGGGGTTGTCTCCTCTTGGCATTCCATTGCCATGAACAGGCAGAACATCACACGGGCATCAGAGGATTTCTTATTGTGCCATAGCGTTCCATTACGCTCGTCGGTCACATCCAATGTGCTTCCCTCAGAAAAATCGGATGATGCCTGATGTGCGTAAATTCGGCCAAACATTGTCTCCGCCATCTTCGTGTCGAGAAATTCCACCCTATGAATAAAAGGATGACGAAGCACATTGCAGATGAACTCTCGATTCTGGTCGGCACCAAACCATTCGGCCAACCGTTTCCACGCCACAGCTTCTTTCATGGTGTCTCCTTTCATGGGGTTAATGTGTCTGCCCGGATGCCGATTCCGGGAGCGTGGTGAGGCTCGGGCGTACCCTGCCGTCTGCCACGTTGCCCTGTGGGAGTCTTTCATCCCTAAAATCATCAGACACGCCTACGTGACGCCGAAGCTTTCGCCTCACAACATCAGGTATCCTTCGTTGCCGTCGTCACCCCATAACGTTAGTCGATGGGGTTGGGGTTGTCAGTCGGGGTTTCCCTGAACCTCACGGGAAATCAACTGCACAGAATACACGTGGTCCCCGGCGAGCCTGAGCGTGGTGGCGATTTCGAGGTCAAGGTCGAGGCATTCGCTCACACCGTTCTCCTCTGCACAGGATTCAAAGCAGGCATTGGCGTCGGCTCGCTGGTGGAACGCCCGGACGGACAGGAGTTCTACGTCGGCCATTTCAATGACAATGAACATAGTTTAGAGACGGTAGGTGGAAGGAAGATGGGAGGGCTTGAGGATGGCAATCATCTTGGAGCGAATCCGACTCTTGAGTTCCCAGTCGGCGGCAGACATGACACTTTTAATCACGTTTTCGTTGAAATCTACACCAAGTTTGTCCAGTGCTTCTCGGGCGAAAATCTCGTGCAGAATGTCCGGGTCAAGTGCATTGACCAAAGAACAAATCGGGCACCGATTATACTCGTCACGGAGGGTGCCATTCTTTCTAATGGTCCATTTCCGGTCGTCCACGATGGGGAGCAGGTCGTAGAACTTCTCTAGGGTAAACTTTTCGTTCTTCACAGAACCACCGTGGGCTTGAGGATGGCAATCATCTTGGCGCGAATCTTGCTCCGAGTATTGATATCAGCGGCCATCATGATGTTGTCCGTCACTTTGTGGGAGTAGTCCATCCCAAGAGCGTCCAGTGCTTCCTCAGCAAAAGCCACATACAGGATGTCATCGTCAATTGCATTGACCAAAGAACAAATCGGGCACCGTTGGTTTTCGTCACGAATGCCGCCATCGCTAAAGATGGTCCATTTCCGGTCGGCTACGATAGGGAGCAGGTCGTAGAACTTCTCTAGGGTAAACTTTTCGTTCTTCACGTTGTCCTCTCGTATTTGGAAGTGTTCAGGGTGAAGTGGCGGTCATCAGACTTGTTGTGATAGACAGTAGTGACCAGACCGGAGTTTGTCAAGCCCATGACCACATCATCCGTTCCTGTCACCGCCTTGAAGCGCAGGAGCATCTTTTCGACCCCAACACCATTGGTGGTGACTTCGATGATTTCCAGTTGTGCAATCGGAAGTGGCTGGGGTAGGGTCACTTCGCGCACGGCTCGCTGGTTCTTGGCGTGAGTGGAGAGGCGGTAGCGACCACCAAGCTGGCACAGCACCACTGCCGCCGCCTCGTACACGCAATCCGGCATGAAGACATCACGGTGAAAGACCTTCACGGGGTTTCTCCTCAGGAGGTGATGACCGAATGATAGTCTGGACCAACCCCGTTGTCAGTCGGGGTTTCCCTGATTAATCCGGGGTCAGTCCGTTGTCCAGTTCCGAAGAACTCTGTACAGGAAAACCGTCGGCCTCGGCCTTGGCTCGCTCGGTGTACAGATTCACCAGAATCTTTCCCTCTCGCTCGGCCTCTTCCGTTGTGTCGTACAGACACGTATCGTCAACGAACATGTGGGTCTTTTTGCTGAAGACAACAGAACGAAAGAGCAACGTATTTTTTCCGTTGATTTTGGCCCGTTGCGTGTATTGTTCCACGTGAAACATGGTGGTGTCCTCTACTTACGATGGTTGATGGGAATAACACCACCCGGAACAATATACTTATGCTCAACCTGATGAGCGTCCATGTGGTCTTTAATCCTATCGTACAGACGAGTCAGGGGACCGCACGTGGTACGGCCAATCAGCGCAAGGAGTGCGGACAACTCGTCGTCGGTGATTCCGTCAATGGTGTTGGTAGACGGAGGGGGGACGAAGGCTGGGGTATGGCGGGTAATGTGCATGGGGTGTCCTGTGTTTGGGTTAGGGAATAATGGTGTACGGCGGAACTTCCCCGTCTTCCATCATTACTCGTGCGGTGAGGGCGTCGGTATTGACCACCAGATGGGTGTGCCGATTGATGTGTTTGCGGAGATTGTTCAGTTCCATCAGTCCGGTCATGCCATTGATGGTTTTTCCGCAGGGTTTACCGTTTGGCTTGGGGGAGTGTACAGGTAAAGCTCACGAGTCGTCATCCTCATCCTCGTCCTCGTCCTCATCCTCCACCAGCCCGTACTCCTTGAACGCGGCAAGGAACTCTTCACAGGCCGAGGCCATGTCACGAGCGGCTTCGGCTTCCTCGCGGGAGAGAGAATCCTGATTCTGGATTGACTCGGTGCAATCGTTCAGGTCAGGAAGCGTGTTCTGAAAGCGGCAATAGCTCATGTTCGACATGGGTTGCTCCGGTGAGTGGTGTGAAGTGAAGATTAGCTGGGTGGGGCGTGATTGTCAAGGGGCAACTAGAGAGCGATGACGATGTTCTTCACGGTGGTAACCTCTTCCACATCGACGCGGGAAATGCCGATGGGATTTCCACCAAAATCATGCCAACCTTCTTTGGTTTTGTTGACAAGAAACCCAGCCAACTCTTTGATGGTGCTGAACTGTTTTGCCGATTCAATACTTTCTTTCCAGTACCCTTCGCTACCCTGCACATTTGCCAGAAATCCAGAACTATACATATTTGTGGGGCGGGTGATGACGTAGAACGTCTTACTCTTGGTCATGATATCTCCTATCGTTGGTGGTCTGCGAGGTTAAGGTTGTGCAGGGATTTGGCCCACTTTGCTTCTTCGGCTACGAATTCTTTCAGACACTTCTTGGAACAGAAATCATCAACGGCCATTTCTTTTCCACACATCGGACAAATGTAGGGTTTATTCGTCATGGTGTACCGTGGCCAGAACGTTTTTGGTGACGGGAGTTTTGTTGAACGTCAGAGCCATGAGACTGAAGGGTGCGCCCTCGCGCATCACGGTCTTTTTCCACATGAAGAAACCCATGGTGACGGGTTCATTGAGGTAATCAGACTTTTTCATTTTCATCAAGGACAATGCTCATGTGGTCTTCGTCTATGTAGACGATTTTGCGTGGGGTGTCCACGAACTTGCGGTACTCTGGGTCATTCTCCAACGCGAGGAGTCGCTTGTAGATTTCGGAAAACTCCACAATCGCGTGTTTGATTTCTGGGTGTATATTTTGTGCCTCAGACATCGAACATCACCTCGAAACTATTTGGGGTATCCGAGGGAAGCTGAATCTTGAACACCTTTTCGAACATATCCACGAGGGTGTCGGCGGCGTCTCGCGCATCGTCCCTGAAGCAAGAGCCGTCGCAGGTCGTCTCGTCGTAATCCGCCTCAGCAGACTCGTTCACAATGTCGGTGTGAGCCGCCACCTTGAGCAGATAGATAGCTCGCTGAATGGCGTCTTTCTGACCACGGGTGAGCTTAGAGGTTGACACAGGGGTTCTCCATGAGAGGAATGAGATTACGTTCAGCAACCCAACGGGTATCGTGCATCCCACCCGGAAGATGGGCGGCTGGGCCTGTGCTTTCCACATCCCAAATGATTTCCCCAGACTTAATGTCTCGCTTGGGGTCGTCCGTGGTGGCTCGCTTGGGGCCAGCGATAACACGCCACCGATTTTCTTTCAGTCCCACAAGGCGGGACCGAATCAGTGCAGTGGTAGGCTTGACGAAGACAAGGTCGTTGAGGTTCATGACGAAAGATACCACGGTGGAATGGTGTTGTCTATCAGGGAAACCCTGATTTAGATTTCCTTTGGAGTGATTTTAACCCCCAACACAAAGAGTTTCTTTGTCATGGGGATAATGTTTTCTACAAAATTTGTGAGGTAGATGAGGAGGCCACAAAAGGCCACAAACGGACCAAAATACAAACACAACACAACGACCTCTTCAAAGTCCCAAGACTTGTCTTGGTAGACAAATTCATTGTTGTAAGTTATTACCCATCCACCCAGACGGGTATCACCCCATGTAGTTTCAATCGGGGGGCATCGCCAGACCCAGAAACGGAAGGTCAAAAACCCAACAACGAAATAGAGGAAAACCCCCACAAGAAACGGAATGACGAAATTCACTTGGACACCAACAGCATCAAGGATGCGCCAATGAACATGCCCAGAATTAGGATATTGAACAGGGTGTCAGAAGTGGAACGATTGTCTTCTTTCAGACAATCATGAAGAATGTCGTTGTGTCTCTCCATCCAATCATTATCGCTCTTGAGCTTCCGGATGCACCGATTCAGGTCCACAATCTGCTTTCGCAGACGCTTCAGCTTCCGAACCGTCTTGGGATAATTCGCCAGACGCTTTGAGTCCATATTGGTGTCCATTAGTTCCTCGTTGTAGGTGTCAAAGAAAGGTATTGTGTGTTCGTGAAGTCCGCAAGTCGGGAGAACCCTTACGTGTTCACGCATTCACCAAAGTTGGAATGGTGTGGACGGGTATGCGGTCAAAGGCGATGTCATCAATGACTGCCCCGGAGCAGTATGGGAGTTCGAAGATGCGGCCATGATGCTCAACGAGAACATTACGGCGTTCCTCATCGGATTTCTTGGCCCACCAACGGAGGGTGGAAATCACCCCGGTCTGGAAGTCCAGCCGCTTGTTGATTTTCTCGGCGTCCCAAGCTGACCTGTACGGCTTGTAGGCGTAGGTAGACTTGAAGACCGGACGGCCCTCAAACGACATGAACGGCTTGGATGCAACCTTATAGAGATAGGAACCCATGGGTGTTCTCCGGTGTGGGGTATGGATTAATCATAACCCACACCTCGGGGTTTGTCAAGTCCTTGATTTAACGATGTAGACAGCCAGAGCTTCAGCCGCTCGACAGGCGTGGTCAGTTTTGTTCAAACAAATTCCCAGACGCCCTGCCTCAAGCGTGAGGGTGTCCAGAGCCAGTTCGACGGCATCCTTTTCTCTCCGCGAAAGAGACTCGTAGGTGGTCATCATTGTTAGTCTTGTGTGGTGTACTTGGTGGGAATGATTTCCAGAAGAGGGGTTGTCGCAATAACCTTCTTCAGTTCCAGTTCAGAAACCATGTCAATACCAGAAATCGGTACGGTAATGAAGAAGTGCATTGAACATACATCATATACATGCCCCATATCATAGCACGGAACACAAACCCTTCGTCCCTTCACCGTAAAAAGAATTCCGTTAATGGACACCTCGTCCAGAGTCTTGACCCTTTTTCCACCCACGGAATAGATGTCGGACTCCCACTCGTTTCGATATTCCAGTTTCACGGTTACTCTCCGGGGGTATAGTCGTACTTGAGCTTGCGAGCCAGCGCATTGAACCGCTTGGTGGCCCCGGCCTTGGCGTTGGTGCCAAAGACATGGAGGTTGGTCAGGCTTCCCTGCGGACGCATCTTCCGGATGCCCACCTTGGTCGGGGCGTCGAAATCATCGTCCAGATACTCGTACTTGTTGTCCACTGTGTTCTCCGTTTGGGGTATGGGGTAATGATAAACCTCTCACCACCCCATGTCAGTCAGGGAATCCCTGAACGTTTCCTACATCACCGTCAGGATGGGTTTGCTATATTCCACCTTGACAATCTCCACACTATCGAAAGTCAGTTTGCCGCACATAGACGCGGCGTCACTCACCGTTTCAAACTTGATGGCCTCGCGCACCTCAGTAGACCAAATGTGTTTGAGTAACGACGAACCTCTCTCTGCGAAATACTGAGTTTTTCCCTTGTCTTTAATCACGTAGTGCATGGGGGGTATCTCCTGTTGTAAGGTGCCTAACAATACATAAGCACCGTGGGTTTGTCAAGTCCTATCGGACTGTGATGGTATCCTGACGAGTGGGGAACGGGACGCACACCACGCTATCGGTGAACGTGAACCGTCGGGAATCCATCTGTTTCATACGACATGCGGTCACAGCGGGTTCAGACTTGAACGATTGATATTCGTCAAAGGAGAGTGTACAGAAAATCACAATAACAATCGTAAACACCGCAAACATAAACCCACGAAGAAGAAAATCGAAAAAGTCATCAAGCATTAGGTGTCTCCTGTTCAGTGAGTGTTACAATAGCGTCAATCAATTGGTCTTGTACCGCTTCTACCCGTTCGATGTCTCGCTGAATAGCTTTGGCAAGTCCTTTGCCCCATTCTCCTTGGTCCTGTACCCTTTCTATGTTACTGGACCACGTGTTGACAGCAAAACCAATTTCTTTAGCACCCGCTCGAAGGGCTTTTATGACGACTTCTTTCTGTTCAGGTGTCATCGGGCGACCAAGGGGGTCTTTCGCCGCACCGGACACCAGAGTTCGTCCAGCGCAACAATGATAGGCGGGGCAATCAGTTCAAAGAAAATGACCCCGACAATCACGTTCCGGGCCGACACCTTGTAGACCAGCGTGGAATCTCGCTCGCTCTCTGCCGTGTTCAGTCCCACGCAAGACACCGGGACCGTCTCATTGGGGAGCGTGACTTCCGACTTACAGGCGGTGAGCAGAAACATCAGCGGAACAAGAAACAGAAACTTACGCATTGGGGATTCTCCACATGGTTGGGGTGTAGTAGACGTACATGGAACGGTCGGGGAGCCAGTACAGGCGTCCGTCTCGAATCAGTTTGCTCTGAGTTTTGAGGTCGGACTGAAGAACCTCCAACAGCACGTTCTCAGGGGGTTGACAGTCGGCGGTGTAGGTCCACTTCACGTTAGGCTCCTGTGTTGGGATTCTGAAGAATAAACCGTAGAGCAAGGTCTGTCAAGGGCTGTCCATTAGAACCGTTGAAAGAAATCCACACCGTGGTATCTTCCGTCATGAGAAAATTCCCACCCTTCCACCCACGGAAGGTAGTTCCGTTTGCGTAAACGGCATCGTCCAAGAGTTCACCAATGGTTCTATCACTTACACACGGCTCAAACGCAAGCTCCTCGTAGTACCCACGATAGCTATGTGGGTTGCACAAAGAGAAATTCAACTTCTGCTCACGGGGAAGCTTTTTCAGTTCAGTGATAAGCTCCCCGAGAGAGACGAATCCTTCAAAATAGTGCATGTTAGGCTCCCTTGTGTGCATCGTTCTTGTCCAGCGTCTTCTTGAACAGTTGACGGCTGGGCACGTGATAGATAACGATTCCCTCAGGCTTCATGAATCCCGGTGCGGCCTTGGAACCCTCGTCACGAAGCATGTAAAGCTGGTTGTCAATCTGCAACGTGTCAAAGATACCCGTGTACAGCGTGGGAACCACGCCGCAACACTCGGGGCGCACATCGTCAGTCCAACGACTCACATTGAACAGAGAGAATCGCTTCTCCTTGAGTCCGTAGGTGCGCTGGATGCCAGACCCCCACCACTCACCAAAGTGCTGGCCAAATCCAAGACCAACGCGAAGCTCTTCCTCATGCTCCTTGACCCAACGGGCAAAGCCGTAATTGTCTTCCTCAGGAGTAATCCAGCGTGTTCGACTTCCCGCAAAGACATTCCCATCCTCGGTCACCACGACCTGTGCATTGGTGCCGTCCAGCTTCTCGGTGACGATGCACTCACGAGACAGACGGCTGATGCTGGGAAATGCTTCAAAGATGGGTCGAATCATGATATTCTCCATGGGGTGTAGTATAGCTTACTGGGGCTTCCACGGCCAGTCAGGGTTTCCCTGTTTTAGCGGCGTAGGGGCGGGATACATCTTGATAACATCGGTGAGAGCAACTGCATTGCACTGAGAACAACGGTCAGGTGGGGGCGGGGAGACACTAAACCACGCCCCTCGAATTCCCATGACGCTCCCACCGCAAAGGGAACACGTTCCTACACGCTGGCTACTCATCACACCCATCGCATCCCTCTTCACCACACACATCGCATTCAATCCCAACGGTGTCTTCTCCATCGTCACCGTCGCAGTTGAAGTAGGCCATGGTCGTTCGAAGGAGGGTGTTGAAATCACCACTGGTGGCCTTGGTGTGCCACTCGTCAATCTGCTCCTTGGTCCACCCCGCATTCTTGGCGGCACGACGGGCGCGGCCAAGAATCGCAAAAGCGTTTCCGTCCTCTCCAATCAGCTTCAGGTAAGGCTTGGTCATGAGTCCTCCAAAAGATTATGATGAATAGTACTTGACCCACCCTACTTTGTCAAGGGTCCACTTCCACTTCCACGGTGGGGTTCCTGCAAATCTCTGCGAACGCGGCAAGGGTTCCCCACCGCCTTTCACTGACCAATTCTGCCGCAAACAAATCCACAGTTCGGCCATAAATTGAGCACTCCCAATGGTCCTTGCTCACGGATATTTCCACTTTGTCACCATTCACACGGTAGGGAAATCCCATAAAGTAAAATGTGCGGAACTTTGTGACCTTGGGAAGAGGAAACTCCGTGAGAATAGCTGTGATGTTTTTATCAACAGCGGGACCAACGATGCCACCTGTTTTCTCGGGCCGATGAATCTCAATCCGCCGACGAATCTCTTTAATCTGTTCAGTGGTGAACGTGACCTCGCTCATGCCTCTTTCTCCTCTGTTGGGTTCTTGCAGATGTCCGCGAAAATAGCAAGCTCATCCCACTTTTTCCGAAAAATCAAATCTCCGGCAAAGTTTGTAAATGAATGGCCGTGACTAGACACCAACCACTTATCAAAAAGTGGAGACAGGTATTCCACCGTAGACCCATTGACGCGGTAAACGTCATTACCAACGGTGAAGGTCCGGTGAACCTTCACCTTGGCCAGTGGAAACTTGTCCAAGGCGTTTTCGCGCACTGCGTCCACCCCCAAACCAAACTGACGGGTGTACTCAGAAGAAAGGGCTGACTTAGTATGGGCGTCATTAATACGACGGTGAATCTCTCGAATCTGGTCGTTGGTGAACGAAACGTTCGACATGGTGTTCTCCTCGGGAAAATGTTATGAATGTAAGGTAGTAGGTCGTGGGGCGTCTGTCAAGGGGTGGCGGTTGACTGCACTCGTAAGCCTATACGACCCGCTTTTTCGCAGACACCCCTTGACAAACTACACTGCGCGACAGAGGTACTTCTTGGCTCGACGCTCCCAGTTCCCGTGCCGAGACTTGGTCAGGTCACAGACCTTCTTGACAGTACGAAGACTGTACTCCCGAAGGGTGTCCTTGTTTGCGTGGAGGAATCCCAGAATCTCCCGACCCAGCGCAGGCTTGATATCTTCCTGTTCAAACATCTTCCCCTCGACTGCCACGTGGTTAATCCACAGGGACAGGGAATGGGTGTCGTGCAAGTGCAGGTCAAGATAGTACGCACGGCTAATCAGAGCGGCCATATGCGACGAATACTTATTTTTACCCTCGTCCACAAATGCCTGAAAATCCATGTTGGTTGAAAAAATCACGCCACCCTCATACGTATGGGACTTCTCAATGTTGTCGTCGGCCATGGAACGATTATCCTTGCGCCAACTCACCACACGCTTGCGCGTAGTGTCACACATTCCTTTGAGGATATTCAAACTATCTTCGTCGCGGAAGATGTTGTCGCAGTCGTCAAACACCAGCGTCTCGCCCCGGTGCTTGTACTTGTACGAAAGTTTGTACAGTTCAGAAGCACTGACGCCACCCGTACTGGAAATGAACCGACGATTCATCTGTTCCAGTTTACGGTTGATGGTGTAGGTCTTTCCCATACCCGGAAGACTCGTGACGATGACGGCACGAACCTTGCCAAGAGCCAAGTCTTCTGTCATATGCTCAAGCTCACAAAACCCGTCGGCAATATCGGCAATGATTTCTGCGTCAGGCTTCTTGGGCTTGTTAACACGTGCCTGTTCTGCCGCCTTCCGTGCCGCCACCATTTCTTTGGTGGGGCGTCCGAGCTTCCGGGGAAGGAATGGGCTGGTGATGATGGGGTTGGAATTCTGGTACACCGGGGTAGTCACAATGGTCGAATCCGTCACGAAACCTCGTTGGGTGTGGGGTATACCGAATGATAAGTGTGGTATGGGGGTTTGTCAAGGGCGATGAGGGTGTGTCCCTTTACAATCTATACACAAAAGTTCTCCACAGAGAAAACCAAACGTGGAAAAAATATTACACTCTTTCCATGCAGGTTTTCCACATTCTCTACAAACCAACCCCGCATAGCGTTCACAATCCTTACAGTGATACTCTTGTCCTGTTGGGTCAGTTTCAAAATGAACAAACGGGAACCAATGTCCACACGAAAGGGTTATGTTATACTCTGTACGCAATCCGGGTGGACGTTTTCGTTTGAACGCTCGAATAATAGAAGTCACCACTCCACCTCAGGCAGTGAATCAAAAAACCGTGCAGAATCTCCACCACACGCCCGGATTCGACGGCCAGCGCACTTTGGGTCATTCCAATAGGTGTCGTTCAAGAAATCAGCGGCGATTTCAGCCACCTCGCGCATATCGCTAATTCCACTTTTGGCGATAGCACTCTCAACACGAACAGGATTTGTCTCATTTAGACGCATTAGTACAATCCTCCCTCTAGACATTGTTTACACAACTGAATTGTTTTACCATCAACCTTTTTGGTTGACCAGCCGTACTCTCTTGCCTTTTTCCACGCCTCACGGTAAGTTTCCCCGGTAAACTCATGTAGCTGTTTAAAAGAACAAAACGAGGATGAATCGTGAAGCTCAGAATCGCAATATACATGGACTACGTAGCATCCAGCAATCATTTCAACGCTTGCTCAGGTGGGACACCAACGAAAACACCAGAACTGAAATGGCAAAAATCCGAAAGCCAAACATGTTTGCTCCGGTGTGAAATGTAAAGAGGTGGGTGTGGGACTCGGGGATAATTCCGCCACAAATGTGGTCGAGGGGTCTAGGCAATACTAGAATATTCGCGTGTCCCAACACCTCAACTGCTCCCGTAGGATTCGAACCTACACACCAGTCCACGCGGAATGTACTGGGTATCCCTGCCTAGTCCGACAGTCCGCAAACTGCCGGATTTTTCGTTTTGGACGGCTGATTGGAGCAATGGTTTCCGTTTCTAGATGATTCCCGATGGAATTCGGAGGTGTGGGCGAGGTTACCGTTCGTATCATCTTGTGCATCGGTCCTTTCCACCTTTTTCATTACGGACCCGGCACAGCTTCAGCCTTTGGCGAGATTTTAATGTGGTCAGCTTGCTACGCGCCTTGAAGCATGTTGCGTAGGCTGGTTCCACTCGGGCCATTGGTCGCCCTCTCCCCAGTTACGGTTCAAGGGGTATAGCAGTACACAAGTGACAACAATCCCTCGTTACGAATCTCACGTAACATAGCAATTTAGATGAGTCACCACCGTCAGTCAACTAGTATGTACGCTGAAAGTGGCCAGCATTTATTTGGTCTGCACATTTAAGACTCTCGCCCAGACTACTTCCCGGCCTTAGCCGCCATACGGGTATCTCCGGGTTTCGCCTTGTTGTCTAGTCATTGTTAGGTCTACTACTTGTGTACAAACTGGTGGGGGATGGAGGGACTTGAACCCCCATTGATTTCTCATATCGGTACTGGTTGGAGCGCGACTCCCAACTCTCCCTACACCCCTCATGTTTTCTTAGCCCTCGGCGGGAACCCCAGCGGTCACGGTCGTGACGTTCTCGGAGTTCTTCTTGCCACTGCCAAGCGGACGACCGCGCTTCGACGCGACGAAGACCGAGGCCGGGGCCTCAATGTAGCGGTAGTCGGCCTTGGAAGTGCCGTAGCGAGCCTTCACGACATCCTCCTTCTGGTTGACCACGACCACGCGGGAACCAACCGGGACGAAATGACCCTTGGTGTTACGGACCTTCTCGGTGAGACGAACGACCTGAAGCGACTTGAACGACATGTGTACCTCCTAAAGTGGGTTTGGTGTTTCACGTTTGCAAGGTAATGATAACCACCCTGCTATTGTTTGTCAAGGGGTAGAGGACCAGAGATTCGTCGGGTGTGAGAATCTGTCTTCGTCGCCTTCACGAAAGGAATACTAGGGGGTGGGTATTCATTTGTCAAGGGCAGGAACGAAAAAGGCCACCCTTCATTAGATGGCCCGTTCCAAATCCCATAATGCGTAAATCAGGAAATCCCTTATACCCCATCGTCCCCATCTTCGAATGAATCTAGTACAGTAACATTCTCTCGAAATAGTTGTTCCAATTTATTTATCGTCATGTTGGAGATTTCTATATGTTCTTCGTGTGAAAATACACACTCACAGGATTGAGAAAGAAGCTCAACCCACTCTTCGTAGTCCCACTCTGTGCCCCACTCTGTCTCATATGAGAACCCATGCGTCTTGTGAACACAAGTGAGTGAGCCTTCGTGACACTTTGGGCATTCAATTTCCGTTTGGCCATCCATAGACACCTCTTTTCAACGTTTGTATTTACGTTTTCACTTTCGTTTGTGTTTACGTTTTCACTTTTTCCAGATGCCAACAATTTCATATACAGTTTCGTAATCGTAGACACCAATCTTTTTCTCATTGTACGGGTCAAACACTATCCCGTCGGCGTCCATGACAATTCCGTGTTCGTCACCCAAGTAATCTACCCCAAGGACATGCACAGGGGCGAATGGTGCGGGTGGCCACGGTGTTCTTGGGTGTTGTGTGGGTTCGTACACCCGCTTAAAAGTTTGAACAAGATATCCCTTTTCAGAAAGGTACTGATAGAAAGCGTTATCCCCAACCCCTTCCTCGTGGTAGATATCCCAATATGCCGAGAACTCGTCAAGAACAACATCATACGGCAACCCAGTCACCATTGCAAGACAGGCAATCACACAATCCGTTTCCCCACGTTGTTCCACCCACTGAATGGCCATGTTCTTCCCCAGATAAATAGTGATGAGTCAACCAACCCTTTCCCAACATATTTATGGCAAAATTCTTTGTGTATCAAAAAGGTCAGGAAATCATTATTGATTCCAAAACACAGCGCGAACTTTCCGATTTCACCTTGGAAATGTTGCGGTCATTTAATACTATCCAAGACTGTCGTCGCTGGGTTGGAAAATGGCACAGCACCAAACCCGTCACAGACCGTGTGAAAAGTAAATACACCGGAACATCACCAGAAACGAAAGCTAAAACCTCGGCGTGGAAAAAACTCTTGGCGTCTCGGTCCAACTACTGGAAGAAAAGCGAAGCGACCAAGAAAAAGATTAGTCAAACCATGAAAGGCACCAGAGTAGGGTCGCTCAATCCTAATTTCGGAAAGTTGGGAAAGAAAAGAAAACCGTCTACAAAATATTTGTTATCTCTCAAAAAGATAGGTATCAAGTGGTGTGTAGACACAGAGGGCAAGGAACATCGGAAAATGCCCGATTTTACCTTGCCCCCCGGTTGGTCATGGGGAAGAAACTCCCGCACATGGGACCGTATCTAACTACTCACCCTTGGCGGCTTCTCGTTCCTCAGTAGTAAAGGACATTGAACCCACCGCTTCTCCAAGAGTACGGGCTGAACGGAAGTTGGCCAACTTATTTGAGGTGATACCGTACACGGCACTCACACCCTTTGACGTTGTGCCATAATTCATTGTGGTGTTAGCCGCAATACCAAGTCCACCAGCTTCCGCGAAGGAATCGATGTTGGCCCCAAGGAACTGGAACACCCACCCGTCCTTTGTGCGCTCTTCAACAAGAGCCTTGATTTTCTCACGAGTCCACTCAGAACTAACATTCTCCTGTCCGTCGGTGATGACCATGAAGAAAACGCGGGTATTCTTGTCGGTCACACGGGCCTGTGTATCTGCCAACGCCTTCCCAAAGGCGTCCAGCAACGGAGTCAGGCCACGCGGGATAAACTGAAGCGGGGGAACCTCGGCAATCGGCTTGGCGGTGTATACCGTTTCAATTTCCTCTGAATCAAACTGCACAAGCGTCAGGTTACACGTTCCAACCCCGTTGCGCTGTTCATTAACCATGGCATCAAACCCGCCCTTCATTTCATTGGCGATGGTGGACATTGACCCGGAGCGGTCCAAGACCACCACGATTTCACAATGGTTGGTATTCTCCACCACCCTGCGATGAGGACGCACACCATACTTCACGGCTTCTGTAATCATTGTATTCTCCTATGTTCCTAATGTGGGTTTGTTTGCAACTTCGTCTCGAAATTCTTGACACAGTTTATCCAACTTTTCTTTGATAACTTCTGCCTTAGACGAACTCAGAAGAGAATTGGAATACCAACCTTGTTTGAAAGATAAATTGATAAGCTGGTTGACTCGTATAATCAGAGCATCAGCATCCACCATGATTTTTCTACCCATGGTTAGATATCATCCGAACAGTTTTGAATGCACTGGTCACAACAGTTACAAGTCGTTCTACTGTCATGGATATCCATTGAATGAGGACAGGTGTGTACGTACTGTGAACCGGGACTGCCACATTTACACGCACTGATGTAGGTGCGGCGTAAACGCCTTACGTAGGTGTTTGAAACCCCGGGATGTATACCGTTCGTCTTTTCTGAAAGCATTTCAACTGGTCCAACCGTCGGTGTAATGCTAATCATCAACATCCTCTCGGGGGGATGGTGAACGAAACTCTTTCATCTGTCGTGCCAGCTTGCGGCCTTTCTTCTGTGCCTTGGTCGGCTTTTCGATGAACGGCTCTTCGTGGCTCCGTTGCCCCGTGCGAATCTTCACAAAAGGCTTCTCGTCTGCATATTCTTCGTCCAAATGTTCCCAACGATTTTCCACGCTTGTATTTCTCCAAAAGGGTATGAGGTAATGTACTACAAGTGATGACAACTGTCAAGGGGTGGCAATAGTATAGCATAGTGTTATACTATTGCCACCCCCGTTTTTAGACACTGACGGTCTGAGGTGCAAGAATCTCGGTCAAGCGGTCTGCACAGAAACTTGCCGCTGGGCTGTAGGGCTTACACGCCACCAAGTCCACGTTGCACGACCCCCGCAAGAATCCCATGGCCTCTTCCACGATACACGAAGACCCATGCTCCTTCTTCTTGTTGATGTCAATGTGCAACTCCACGTACTTATCTTTCAACAAGTCTTCCAAACTGTGGAAGAATTCAGCCAACTTGGTGACCTCGTTCATCAACCGCATGGCGGGACGGTTTTTCTTTTGGTCATAATCCCTCTCCACAAAAGATTTACCAAAGACACGACACCCGTTGCGACCGTTCATATGCACCACGAGGCACAGGGTGTACTCGGCGTACCACAACCCACCCTTTCGAAAACGACACGAGTCAGAACCCAAGTAGTACTTGGTGTCAGGCCCCTGAGTTTTCACAAAATCCTCGACTTCCTGCATATCCATGTGCAACACGGTAATATCCCCCTTGGTTATACCTGCTCTATTTTGTACCCTTGGTACTTCTCTTGAAGCTTTTTCAAGAGGTTGATTTCCTCTGCTTCCTGCTTCTTGCGTTTCTCTTCATCTTTGAGCTTTTTATTGGCCCTCTGAATCACCGCCTTTTCTTTTGCTTTCTTGGACTTCTCAATCCGTCGTTCAATCTCGGCTGGTGTCTCATCACGATAAACAGTGATTTCTGCCTCCACAAAACCATCATAGTCTGTGGTGATATAGACATTGGCATCCGAACCGTAAGTTTCCAATAGTCCCTTGAAATACTCCAAATAGTCAGAAATCTTGTTGCTACATGAAAAATTGTACAGATTTTCTGATTTATCTAAAACCCGACGCGGGGTGGTTTCTGCGATAAACTCTTCAACCTTTTTCTTTGCCATGCCGTTTCTCCATGATGTGATTCGAAACCTAAACGTGTATAAATAGAGATAGTGGTGGGATTCGAACCCACGCAGTCTTTTGGACTTTTAACAGATTTGCAGTCTGCCCCCTTAGCCAACTCGGTCACACTATCATGAAAAAATCTTGTAAGTATTGCGAAACCACATTTGAGCGAAAAGACCCTAGAGCATTATTTTGTTCTCGGTCATGTGCGGCAAGTTTCAATAACACCCTTACACCAAAGAGAAAACGAAAAGAGATACCACAAAAAAGAGAGAAGAAAAAGGGCCGAGGGTACAACTATCGATATTCTCACAATTGTTTGGTGTGTGACACATCTTATGAAACCTACACCTCAAAGTCTAAGTTTTGTTCACCATCATGTAAATCAACACACCACTTGTTGAATGTACTTATGCCGAAGTTTTTAGCCGAAACTCTGAAAACCGAAAAGTTCATCCGGCGTTGTGTGTGGTACACCAATCCACATGTCTGTGTTGCTTGTGGGGTTGGTGTAGTCTACAATAACCTACCTCTTGTACTTCAAGTTGACCACATCGATGGAAACTCAGATAACAACAACCCAAAAAATCTAAGACTCTTGTGTCCAAACTGTCACACACAAACAAAAACCTACTCTGGTGCAAACAAGGGGTCTGGCAGAACAGTGAGGAAGGTGTATCGAAATAAACTCAACGATTTGAGAAACCGTCTTTCTACAAGTCTGGATGGAGGGATTTGAACCCCCGACCTCCTGCTCCCAAAGCAGGCGCGATACCAAGCTACGCTACACCCAGATATTGTTCATTGGCGGGAAGCCCTAACCACATATCTTCCTACCTTACGTTGTTGTCACCCTCACTGTGTTTGTGGAAGGCAAGTTAAACCAATAAACATTTATTCTCCTAACCAAATCAATTTCTCAAACGTTTTGTTAAACACTTGTACGTTGTAAATGTCAAACTTTTGTTTCATGAAAAACGCTTGGGCAGTAGCGGCGGCGATGCTTCTGGACCGACTAATACCCATGTAGCAATGAATCACTAGCTTTTTCTTTGTGTTGATGTGTTTCCGAATAAACTCAGCCACCTTCTCTGCGTCCTCTTCAGTATAACCCTTCATCTGCCCGCTGTCAACACACTGTTTATGCGGCTCACAGAAGTCTGGTTGAATGTCATCAAACACCATACGCAACACATCATCAAACTTGTCACTGAGCTTGGCTGGACGAGCCGAATCCATTGGATATGGATGGTCTGGGTTAAACGAAGAAATCGAAATACAGACTTCCTCTTCTCCGGGAACATATGCTTCAGCCTCTTCTCTGCTCATTACGTGCAACTGAATACCTCTCATCATCCTCTCCATTGTTAAAATCAGGAGTTAGGGGCTTGAACCCTATACCCTAGTGCCACAAACTAGTGCCTCAACCCGTTCGGCATACTCCTGTTACTACATGTCGCCAGAGGGACTTGAACCCCCAATCTCATCATTCGTGGTGATGTGCCCTGTCCACTTAAACCATGGCGACCTATTCTTTTGTGTGTCAGCGACGGGGACGGACGAGTAAACTTCTCTCATCTTTTTCACCAACACAATGCCACCAGAGGGAGTCGAACCCCCAACCTCAACGTCCGTAGCGTTGCGCTCTATCCAGTTGAGCTATGACGGCGTATTCTTACAACACCCCTCGCTGTTGTCGTGCCACATCAACAGCATTTTTGTTCTGTGTTTCCATTAACTGTGCAAACACACGAATACTCATTTCAGTTTCTCGGTCTACGAAAAACTTGTGCAACACCACCTGACACTCGGGGCACAGAATCAGGAACGGTTTGGAGCCAGACCCAGAAAGATTACCACCGATGTACAATGACCCCTTGAGAACCCGTTTCGCACACCCAGAACAACTCATGCAAGAACTATCTTCGGTGTACTCAATGAACTGAAGTGGACTTGTCTTTTTCTTTTTCACAATGTTCCTCCTCATAAAGTAAATGTGTTGGTGACTCCTTACCCCGTTGATATAATCTCTGGACATCAGTTATTTCTACTGATTTTCTATGATGGATTAACCCACCAACACAAGTGCCTTGGGTGGGAGTCGAACCCACAGGTGGGCTTTTGGCCACTCCGGGTTTTGAATCCGGTGCATAAACCAATTCTGCTACCAAGGCGTTAATTTGTAAGCTCTTTGATAATTACCGCTATCTGCTCTCAATCCTACTCTAAGTAAAGCTTGACGTATCGATGGTGTATTCTGCATCGCCTCTTTCAACTCATCGTCTGAGACGTACTTTTTGTGTTTACCTGAATTTTTGCCAGCGAACGTTGGTGTTTGACTGTGGCAGTTTGGACACAACCACCGAAGATTTGAAAGGAGATTGTTTGACCTATCGCCATCAATGTGGTCTAACTGCAATGATAGAGAATCATTTTCCCATGTATCCACCAAACCGCAAGAACAACGATATTCAATGAGTCTTTCTTGCTTGACCAACTTTCTCACGTAAGAGGAAGAGGCATGTGAGTTTGGACAAAAAATTCGGTCTATAGATATACGACCCAGTCTCTCATCGGAAATGATTGTTTTTCCTTTCGACCACACCATTCTCTTTTTAGCATCTTCTGTGTAGTTTTGATACTTTTTCTTAGCGTCAACTTTCCCAGAAACATAACTCTTCTTCAACCCATCTTTGTTTTTCTTACGAACTGCTACACAGCGAGTTGAAAAGTTTGAGCAAATGAACACACCCTTTACTGAGACGTATTTTGCTTGTTCACCACACCCGTAAGAGCATAGTTCTTCTGTTTCAATTGGTGATGCTTCTCTCGGTCCCGACATACCTGTTCTCCTTAAATGGTAGACACAGGTATTTATACAACTTACGTTTTCCAGTTACTCAAATCACACAAACATTTTCAAACTTCACTTTTGAATGTTTTGATATTCTGCTATCCAACCCGTGAATAAACTTGCTCTCTCGGTCCACCTCAACCACGTACCGCTTATTACCACACCACCCATCTTTGACGTTCCGAATCTTGGTGATGACCCCAATGCACACCTGACCACTCAGATTATACGCGACTCGCGTCCCGATGTCAAGGGGCTTCCCAAATGGGTCAGTAATCATAAAAAGATATGATGAACGTAACACAACACATCATTCTTGTACGGAGCATTCTCGTGAATCCACGACAAACAAATAAACAGGTCGTCAATAAGAGCATCTTCGGTATATTCACTGCTCATTGAATCCATAACCCATTCTTCTAGAATATCATGCATGTGTTGTGCAGAGACAACACCACCATTATCGGTTAAACATTCTTCCATAAGATTTAAAGCTTCTATTTCCTTATATGGAACAGGAATCAAATTCACGTTGTTATATCTCACAAACCCTCCATAATGATAAGTAGCCACGGAGAGATTCAAACTCCCAACCTTTCCGTCCAGAGCGGAACGCACCATCAGTTGTGCTACGTGGCCATAGTTGATACTTTACGTTTTCGGTTGTAGCTATTTCTTTTTGTCTCTTTGTGTGTCTTGCCTTTAGAGCAAAACGTGTCTGTTTGAGAGTGACAATTTGGACACAAAAGACGCAGATTGTCTGGCAAATTGTTATCAGAATTCCCGTCTATGTGGTCTATCTGCAACACCAAGATTTTCCCATAGTGCCTTCCGCCACACCCACATATTGTGCAAAAATTCCCATGCAGATATACAAGACATTTTTTGAGAGAACGATTTTTATGTATTCCACCAGACCTAAACAGTGGGAGTCTTTTTTCCTCAAAGTGTCTTTGTTTTCTACATTCATCACTACAGGTTAACGAATTTCTTTTCGCCTTCTTTTCGCATATACAACATTTACCCGGAGAAACACCCCACTTCTTGTTTCCGAGGTTGGTTATAGAAGCGGCACAAGAATGTGAGCAATAATCATTCCGTCTCTTTTTGTATTCTATAGAATACCCACACCCCTTACATTTCTTCGGGGTTTTATCATATTCTTTGATGCGCTCAATCATCCTATCGTGAATGATTTTTCCGCCCCTATCTGAACCTGCATTGTAGCCCATGTAATCCTCGAAAGTAAACTGTACATGGGTATTTATACAAGTTTACACTTCGAAAAACACACTGGCAACCTATACCCCGCGTCAGAATCGAACTGACGTTATCGCATCCAAAGTGCGAAGCCTTAGCCACTAGACGAGCGGGGAATAATGTTGGGTGAGTCTGTGGGTCAAATGGCGGGTTAAAGACCCGACCACCACAAACGGGGTTGCTGAAGGTTTGACTCCTTCCACGCCTTTGCGTGTCGCTTCCTTTCCCCAACGTATACAAGGTACTACATGTCCTGCGATTTGTCAAGCCCTAGGTGAGGATTGAACTCACGACCTCTTCCTTACCAAGGAAGCATTCTGCCACTGAACTACTAGGGCGAAAGGGTGGACGCCGTGGGTTATTGTGGACGGACGCTTGTTAGGGTACTCTGTCAGTCTGATTACACCTGTAGAAACTTTGCACCCCTACCACCCTATCTATTTATACAGGTTTTGTTAACCCCAGAAAGAACAAATCGAAATAAACTTTTTTGGGGTTTCACAGCGGCAATAACCACCATTTTTCCACTCAAACCAAATCTGTTTATCTTCACTCTTACCCAACCCATACACAACGTCTGACTCTAGGGGTTCCACTACTGCAAAGGGATACTCCCCCTCTTCATGGATGTCAAATGTGTTTTGTTCCACATCAAACAATGCATTTTGCAAATGTTCGTAAATCCCAACACACCGCGAATCCCAGTGGCTATAAAAGTGACCATCCACATCAAGTTTTTGTTTGTTATTGGTAATGGTCACTAGCGCGTAGAGCTTCATTACTTAATCGCCAGCGGCTCTTGCCGTCCCGTGGTGAATGCCTCGGCGGTGCTTCCGGTGATGACAATGTTCTGAATCGCTTCAAACGCCTCAGGGCCACGAGCCACGACCTTTCCACCAATGCGAGCCTCAAGCACGTTGGACGGGAACCCCAGCAAGCTCTTGACCACCATGCTCTGCACCAGACCATCGTTCAGGAAGGTCTTGTAGACCCGTGCGCGGTCAATCAACTGGTTCTGCTTCCCCTTGAATGCCTCACGACCCGAGCGAACGAAAATCGCAATGTCATCAAACAACTGAAGATTCTTGGTCAGGTCCGGATAGCTCTCGGTGACTGCCGAGAAAAACGCTCCGTTTGCAGAGAACCCATCATCCCCGTACCGCCCCTCAATGGCGTGACGAAGAATCGTGTCCAGCTTGGCTGACTTAAGATTTGCCACACCAACCTGCTCATAGAACGAAGTCACATAGGCCGAAAGCTCGTTCTGGTTGGACTCGTACTGGGCAGACAGCGCAGTCTCCTGCTGGATACCCTCTGAACGAAGCCCGTTCACGTATCCATAAAACCCAACTGCGCTAAAAACCGTGACCACCGCCAGACCAATCGCCACCAGCCACTTCGTGTTCTTCAGGAAATCCATTATGTTCTCCACGGATAAAGGTTTGTTTTTCTCTTCTCTTCAGTCGAACAATGCATGTGCAACGGGACTAACCAGAACAACCCACCGAGGAGAATCGAAAAAATCACGGACCACACTTTGGCCGACTGAGTCGGTTGGATATCTCCCCGGAGATAGCTATAGTATCCCATATTCTCACGCTTGTACGCCATCTGAGACTGTAATGCAAGGTAACTCATCTTCCCCAAGGTGTCAAGACCCACGTTGGCCCCATTTCGGTGTCGAAGAAATCCAATCAAACTATCCGTTTGATACGGAAGACCCACCAACCGTGTGTTGAACGATGCCACCAGAGCCTCGTTGCCAACAGGCATTCCTGTAAAGGCACGGGACCACAACACCTGTTTTCCATCCGTCCCAATCACCACCACCAAGGCATTCTTAGGAAGTGCGTGGTTGTTTCCCTGCAACTCACGAGACTGCCAAAAGGCGTGTAACGTATTCGTGTACAAATCCGGGTTCCCGTGAATCTTGGGGTGGTTCGTCAGTACAATCCGAATGTCACCCTGTCTCGTGGTCCCCAAACTCGACGCCAACCGTGCCGCCGCATCCCGAAATCCTGCTGGGGACGGAGAATTCACGTTGTACACATTGTCCATCCAATAATGCCCAACGATGTCTCGCTTGATGGGCGGAAGTAGCTTATCCTTTTGAAACTCAGCAATATCATTTTGTACAGAAGTCTTTAGCACCGTCATCTGGGACGCCAACACGTAATTCTCATACGTGTGAAGCTTGGTGACTGGTCCTGCGCTATCGTGCAACAAACGGTCCCTGACATCTTCCCACACATCAGGATTTCCCACCCCAACCTCCCGTGCCAAACTCAGCGAAGCAACCTCACCGATTCTCCACGGGTTAGTGGCGTAATCAGTCGGGAATCGATGGGAATCAATCGTATATTCCCCAAGAGTGGTAGACACGGTATAGGTCCACTCTTCCTTGGCATACGGGCAGTTATGATAACGAGTTTCCAGTCTCGTACAAGTCTGTGGGTTTTTTGAATCCCCACACGAATAACTTACAGAAACAAGATAGGGGTCACACTGATACGTGTTCTGACACGGACCATCCCGACTGCACCGAATACGCTCAAGATTACACTTGGTTTCCCACCCGTTCAGGTGTTCCACATACGTCATTTGGTTGTTCTTGCTCACGTTCCACGAAATTGTGGTAATGGCAGGAATGACCAGCAAGGAGATAATCAGGGACGCCCACACATATTCCAACTTGGTAATGGACTTGTAATCGTTGGTCTTCTGGTCTGTGAAATACTTAATTCCAAGACCAATACCCAACACAATCAAGACGGAAAACAAAATGTAGAGAATCATTTATTCGCGTCGGTCGCTAGAGAAGTACAAGAATGCCAAAATAACAATCGTTGTACAAATTATTTGAACCACTTCAGACATTGGCCGTCTTCCTCCACGAGCCGTCAAACCCCACGCGATAGGTCTGACTACTCACTACAAACGTCTTTCCCTTGGAATGACTTTCCTTGGCGGGTCGTGCAAATTGACCACGAAGCTTCCAGACTTTGTTTGCGTCAATCTTCTTGCTCTTGAGCAACTCGTGTGGATATTCCTCTGCCAAACTGATTGAGGAATGCACAAACCCACCGTCGTTTCGCTCAAGCACCTTGGCCCACCATCCGTCCACCACCGCTCGCTCGGCGGCGATTTTGTCTTCCTCTTCCTTGAGAAGCGCGGTCTTAGTCGCCTGTTCCTCTTCGGTCAACGTCACTTCTGGACGCGGAACCGGAAGTTCCCACACCCCCTTGTTGCCCCACGGAGTGCGCTCAGTGACACGGAAGACCTTCTTAGGAGTATCAAGAGGATGATATTCCACATCAGGGTCTTGAAAAATCCCATTTGACATATTCAAAACCATTCGGTAATGCTTGTTGAATGCTTCTTCCCTTTCAATCTCAGTCAGTTCCTTTGCAAGTTCTACTTCGTTCATTACATCCTCTCATGATAAATGGTGATACTTCATTGTAAACCCATGTACTCCATTTGTCAAGGGTTCATAGTTCTTCCGTTTCCGCGATTTAAACTACCATACGCAACACGAAGGATTCGAACCTTCAACCGCCCGAGTAGGATTCGGGAACTCTATCCAATTGAGCTAGTGTCGCACGATGTGTAAGCCTCCAAACGGAATTGAACCGATGACTCATTCTTACGAGGAACGGATTTTGCCAACTAAACTATAGAGGCGTTTATTCTACTCTCACAATGGTTGCCCCATCACGAACCCACTGACCGAAAAAGAGCTTGATGAGTTCCCACCGTGTGAGAATAATCTGGTCGCTCCTAAACGCACTAGGGATGACTTGCATTATCGTTTTGACACAGAGATTTCACGACGGTGAATGCAATCAATCACAATAATCTCGTCTTCATGATTGAACCCAAAGACCATGGTGTCACCAGTGCCAATGTAATAGTATGGTTCTTTTGGGTGTTTCTCAAGGTATTCAAACACCTTGTTGATGTAATCGTCACGCTCTTTTGAAGACAGCTTGAGTGCATTTTCAAAATTTCCAATATATGGTAGTCCGAATGATTTTGTCATTTACCACGACCCGTCTGTCGGAATATTGTCAGGGTCCAAAATCCAATCTGCGTCCACTGAACAAAATGGATATACCGCACAGACTTCGCTGACCAACCACTTGATAGCCTCTCGCCCCTTTCCCTTAGTGCAAGAATCGATGATGGCGAACATCAAGAACAGTTCAATGTCCTCAATGCTATTGACAACTTCGTTCAAGCGAGTTGAATCGAAGACACCCTTGCTCTTGAACTTGCGGAAAATGGAGTAGCCCACATCATGATACTGACAAATGTTAAGCAGGTCCGAATCGGACGTAAACTCCGCAAGGAAGTTCTTGGCCAGTGTAGAGTGACTGTCAGGAGCCACGATAGACACGTTTCGTGCTGAAGCGTACTTGAACGTGTCATGGACATGGATGAGAATCATCAGCTTCTCGTAATCCCCCTCCATCAGCCAATTTCTTTCACGAAGAACGTTGAGATTCTCTTCAAGCTCCGCAATATGCGCCTTGACCGTTCCTTCCGCGTGACCCGGACGGGGTTTGCCATACTCAATCCCTTCCATGTACCGAGGGTCAAGTTTGATTCGCTCTAGCATACTACGATAAGCATTAAATTCTGACATTACCTGATTCATTGCGGTCCCCATAGTGAAGTGGTACTCAATCTGTGTTTGTTAAATGCGTGGTTGGCTTGTTTTCTGTTCTTCTTTCGTTGTTCGGGTGTGGCTTCAACATTTCCACACTCCGAACAACGATTGAATCGAATCTCAAAGTTCGCGTGTCTCGGTGGTGTCACCCGTTTCCGCAGTTCTTTCCATTGGTGTGTACAAATCATATAGCGGAACTACCTCATCAATGGCAAGAATTTGAACGTTGTTAACCTTTACCGACTTGTGCATGTGACCGCAGAATACCTTCTTTGGGTTCGTTAGGACCATTGCCACATCAACAAACTGGCAAGATTGGTCGGTCCAGTTGCTTGGCAAATCCCACTTCTCCGTATCAATCTTGGGAAACATTCCCATCTTAGCAGAGTTGGGTGGAGCATGGGTAATAAGGAAATCCAAATCCTTTCCACCCGCATTCTTCACCAAACGGTCCACATCCTCCTGCCGAATACCTTCCTGCGCCCACCAAGTCTTGGGTTGACCCTCAAGGTTGCGACGGTACTTATCAACAGACTCGGCACCACCCAAGAACCCGATGCGAAAGCCTTCCAAGGTCAGAACCATACCACGAGGGACGTAGAAGAGATTCTTAGCCACTTGATATGGCTCATGCTTGGGCCATGTGTCAATCAGGTCGTGGTCTTCATGGTTACCATCGATGTACAGCACGGTAGGCACCACAGACGGATACAACTGTTCCCAAATCATCTTGGTTGAAACGTTGGTCGAAAGGTCACCCACCTGAATGATGATATCCTCTGGTGTGCAGAAGCGGTTCATTCTCTGCACCGCCTCAAAGTTTCCGTGGCAATCTCCCCACACGTAAATCACTGTCTTCTCCTAAAAAATTGTAGAGCGGGTGATGGGATTCGAACCCACTACAACTGGTTTGGAAGACCAGTGTTCAACCATATGAACTTCACCCGCGAATTTACGCTGGTACAGAAACTCTCAACGACTCAGGAGAGAAGTGGACATTCTCGATTGCTCCATTCTTCCCAACGATTTCAACACGAATTGGAAAAGTTTCTCCTAGCTCGCCAACTCTTGAAACCCGTCCGACAATAGTGACATAGTCACCAACCGAAATCGGAATGCTGTTTGCGTCTCTCATGTTACTCTACCACTTCAACCTGTTTAGCGGAACACCAAGTGGAACCAAGATTCCCCTTACCGTCCCAATCTCCCTCAAGCTCAACTTGAACAGAGCAAAACGAACCATCACCAGTAGCACAATTAGTCACTTTACCAACCAATCTTACCGTATCCCCAACCGAAATCAACTTACCATTCTTATCGTGCATATAAAAAAACTCCTGTTAAATGTTTACTTACAACGGAAGCGCAGAGAGTCGAACTCTGATGTCCCTTGCGAGACGCAGTCTTAGCAGGACTGGCCGTTACCATTCCGGTCACACTTCCTATTTCTTTGGCACCCAATCTGGGAGTGATGTTACATCACCCTCAACAACATAACCAACAACCCACCAAACCTTCCCGTTATCGTATTCTGCCATCAGATAGTGACCGGAGATAGAAAAACGATAGAAGTTATTTGGAATCTTTCGAAATCCCCCAATCCATTCGTCGTTGAGCATAGAATCGACAAAATCGAATTCTTGGATTTCTGGCATCTTATCAAGTTCTACGAAATTTGGAACGTGCCGACGAAACTTTATCATTTCAGTACTCCCTCAAGTCGTAATCAGCCCCTTCCGCATCAGTCATTTGCTCCTGATACGCCAACTCTTTATCCCACAGGTCATTGCATCGCTCAGAGCAAAAGTACGGAACCCTTGAATTTGATTCCACAATAATACGTTGATTGCACCGGGAACACCTTTTCTCTTTCATACCGTCAGCCTCACCGGAGTCCCACCTTTTTCGGCCAGTTCAATCATATGTTTGGTCCCCTTGGATTCTGCAATGTTGGAATGAAACGCCAAGATTCCATCAGGTTTGTACGTGTCGTACATTACCTTATTTCGAATTGGACCAGCGGCTTTCCCATATTTATACCAGTCTGCCTTAACGGTAATCACCTCGAAACCAAGCTTCCTTCCCTCTTGCCGAGCCAAGCTGTCCGCTCCTCTCGCCCCACCCTCTACAAGCAATGTAGTCTGGGGATTGAACTCTGTCAAGACCTGACGAATCTTTTCTCGGTCAGTCCAGTTCCGGTCCCCAGATACAATCAACACAAGGTCGTATTCTACCACCAAACCAACAACACGACAGATTCACCATCTTTTAACCCGTATTTCTCGCTCATCAAAATATCGTCAAACTTTTTCCAAAAACTATTTTCGAAATCGTCGTACAATGAAAAGTCCCCGATGGTATATCTCCGAAAGCCATCTTGGTGCATTTCCCAATTATCTAGAATTCCTCTGAGAATGCTTTCCCCGTCGATTTTTTCATCCATGTAGACTACATCAACGGTCTTTTCGATGCGAATTACATCTTGCTTACTCATAGAGTCACCCCTTTAGGAAGTCCATATCTATATAGATTTTTGTTCGAATACCCACCGTGTTCGGTAACATCTTCAATGATTTTAATCCCGCTCGGATGCGGTGGCATGTCGTGTGAGACATCAGCAATCTCCGCTTCCACCAACACCAATCCATTAAGTCTTGAAGGAGCGATAAACTCATCAATTTCCCACCCATGACTATGGGTTCTCCGTTTGATGATGGGTTTGTCGATGAATGACATCAAAAATCTCCCAAACCACGCGGGAACCTTTGTCTCAAACTCCCGACGAACAAACCCATTCCCAATCTTAATGGCCGTATACCACGTGTGCCGAATCCAGCCATCCTTATCTTTTTTGTCCAGCTTTCGAATACGCCACTCCCATTTGGGACGAACGGCGATATACCCCTGCGTAGACCACACCACCTCATGAACCGGGATTGCCCCGATAATCTTTGCGGTGTACTTACGCTCAATTTCAACAGTGCTGTTACTCATAG